CACCTCCATATAATATTTTTTACATTATCTTCTGTCTTATTCGCATTTGTATGCTCTTGCATATTCTTTCTAAAATTTAATTTAATGGAGTAATCCATTTTCATCGAATCGATATAAGTATCTATTCTTTCGTCCATCTCTTTTTGTACATTGATATGAGTCCTAACAACAACCGATTTGTCTATTGGTATTTTTATCTCTTCAATGGAATTATCTTCTGCATACCAAAGATAAAAGCATGGCTGATGGTCGATCTGATCTGCATCCATTCTCATTACAGAACCAGCATTGACAATCCTTCTGTTATTAACTTCTATATCGAATCTTGTATGATTGTCTCCGCTTAGAATTAAGTCGTATCCTTTTAACTCTTCCAAAATGTCATACGCATTTCTGGTTTCAAACATTGCTTTTTCTAAACTGATTTGCATATGAACGAGACAAATATATGGCTCTTCGTCTCTTCTCTTTCTTCTTGGTTTTGGCTCTATTCCATAAGGAAAACCTACTACTTTAAAACCATCGCAATCTATTGTTGTTTCATGATTTAAAATAACTTCTGCTTTGTTTGCTTCTTGTAATACTGCAAGGCCGGACTTATTAAATAGCTCCAAGTTATGGTTTTGGTTGTCATGTTGACCTGGAATACAAATAAATTCCGGCATATATTCAAGAGCAATGCGAAGTAGCTCGGGAGAAGGCTTCCAATAATTAAAGACATCCCCAGCGATTAATAAGGGAATATTATATTTGTCGCATATCTGATTAGCGTACTTTGCTTTATTTATTTGCGCTTGCATGAAATCATCTACACGACAAGTAGGGGTATCTTCTCTCCAGTGCCAATCAGAAGCAAGTAGTGCGGAAGGTTTTTTCATTTCCAGTCTCCTCCGCACAAAGGGCATTCCTTCGGTGCCATCAGTTTATATTCTGTAGCCACTTTCTTATATTCTTTTTCTGCTTTCTCTAACTCTTCTTTGGCATCAATTATTTTATTCTCTATTTCTATAAATTGGTCTATCTCTTTTCTAAGAGAATCAATTTCATTTCTTTGCTTTAGCAATAAAGATATATCTTCTTTTGCTTTAACAATAGAATTTGCTCTTTCTATTTCATCTTCTAAATCAGCTATCTTATTTTCTATTGATTCTAATTCTGCTATCTTGTTTTCTATAGTAGATATTTCTTGCTTCAAAGATATAAGTTGTTCGATTTCTTTCTTGGCATTTACTGTAAGTGGTTTATATCTGTCTATCTCTTTTTGAAGTTCTATTATTTTGCTTTTACCATTTCTTAATCTCTGCTCATCATTTCTAATAATAGATAAACTGGATTCTATTTGCTCAAGTTCCGTTAATTCTTTTTCAGCAGAATCAACCCAATTAAAATCTTCTACTTGTAGTTCTGCTCTTATTAGTTCTGCTTCTTCTCTTTTTATTGTTGCTCTTGTATCCCTTATTTCACTATCAGCATTTCTAAATGATGTATCTATATCTGAAAGCGAAGCAATTTGATTTAGCTTCCTGCCTATTTCTCCTGGCTTATCTCCTACAAGAAAATGTGGATTGTCTTGCTCTTGAAAATTAATCTCGCTCATATTCAAGGGATTAGATACTTCATCTGGTACTCTTGTTCCTACTGCTTCAAGTGGTTTTGTTAATGTAGATATTCTATATTCATTTGACTTTGGTCCTTTGACTCTTGATATCTCTGTTCCGTCTTCAAATACAACAGTAAATATACACTCGCCGGTTAATTCAAAATCGCCATTTTTCTTTTTCTTCTTTATCCAATCAGAAGCAAATTCGTTTCCGCTTGGATCATTATCTTTAAGCCATTTAAGTCCTTTAAGTATTGCCGATTTGCCTTTATCAGAAACACCGCAAATTATATTGACATTGGGAGAAAGATCGAAAGTCTCTTTCTCCCATGACATAAAGTTTTGGATTTTGAATTGCTTAAATTTCATTTTATTAAGTCTTTTAAATCTAAAATTCCTTTTGGTTTTTCTATAGTTGGATCTCCTGCAACAATCCAATACGCATATGTTACTGCTTGAAAAATATTTGCTGCTTTTAATTCCCCAATATCAACAAAGTATTTATAAACAATAGAATCAATTTGCTGTTTTTCTTTTGCTGCTTGTTTTAAAGCATCTTATTGGCTCATTTCTTCATTGCCTCTTTCGCTTTTTTAATCAGTTCTTTTTCTTCTTTAGAAAACTTATTCCTACAAATAAACGGATATACTTTCTGATAAATCTTTTTCCATGTTTCATTCCAACCAAATCTTGGATACTTAGGCAAAGCTTTTCTTTTAGGAAACGCCAAAAAATAATACTTACAAATTCTTTTGTATTCAGGAATTGTTATTCTCTTGCGCTCTATCTTTCTTTCATTAGGATGGATTATCAACTCCTTAATTGGTGGTTGTTCTATATAATCAGCACATCTTCTTAATAGTTCTGGAAGAGATATTACTTTATGTAATCCATATCTGCGCCAACTTCTTTCTAATTTACCTTCAAATGAATTTGCGTTTCTATGAATGACGCCTCTTAAACAACCAAGTCTATCTTTACCGCCACACTCTTCTGATTTAAGTTTATGTTTATGATCCAGTACACACTCGGCTTTATCAATACAAACTCCAAGAATAGCACACTTGCCATCTTGCTTTTTAAATTGCTTCTCTCTTAACTCTGCAAGTTCTTTTGAAGTAATAGATATAAGTTTAGACATTTACTTTTTTACTTTCTATTATAATATACATCATAAAGTTTCTCTGCATATCCATTCTTTTTATACTCTGGCCCATTATACTTATAAGCAAAGTCATTCCAATTTCTGTCTTGTAGCTCATAGGCAAGACCTACATTCTTAATGTAGTTACAGAAAGAAATTAGATGTTCTCTTTCAGAATCTTCCATTGCATTTACAAAATCGTAAACATCTGCAAAGCCACAATAAGCATGATTAACTCCGAGAATTTGAAACTTGCCCCACGAAGCAGACATATAAGCACAAGCTGGATTGCATAATTTTGCTGCGTTTAATCTCTTCCATTCTTCTTTTTGATTCTTACCATAGAATTTCTTTGTCCATTTAGGATAAGAAATAGTCGGATACTCTCTATCATATTTATGTTGTGTTAAACGAGAAAACCAATGGCCTTCAAATAGAATAACAGGAAGGCCATCTTCAGAGAATCCTCCATTCGGCGCTTCTACTTTTGCTACCGCTTGAATAGCGGCAACTTCACACTTCAAAATTTTAGCAGCTTGTTTATAGTCTGCTAATGTCAGAGTATTATTTTTACTGCTCATTTAAAATCTCCTTGGAGTTTTAAACATAAGCATTTTTTCTACTTCTTTCCAAACAGAGCCAACAATATCTTGCAACTTATCTTGTAGATTATTATCTTCGATATACTCTATCAAATTATCTTTACTCTTTTTTATATCAAATTCTTTTGCTACAATTCCTTTTGTATCGCTTGCCCAATGCTCTGTTAATTTTAAGAAGTCAATGCAAGATTCAACATCATGCAGACCATAAGATTCATAGATAGGAATTACAACTCCGCTCTTTCTTTTCTTTCCTGTAAGCTTATTTTTAATAACTTCAATTTGCGCCATACTCCCTATCTTATGTTTTAAATTCATTGCTTCTTCTGTAATACTTTTAATTGAATTAAGATACAGTTGATGAAATGAATAGAAGAACGGAGCATCCCCGCCAGAAGTTACCCAATCAGTCTGGCCAAAACCACTTTTAAATCTTTGTCTTGTTTGCTGAATAATAAATAGAGCACTATCTGTGCGCTTTATATTGCCATTAATCATTCGCAAAGCTTCTCCTATATGCTTTGCTTTCTCTGCTTTATATGATCCTTTAAGTTCTGTTACCGCTTCTGCACTCTTAGCGTTTTTGATAGCGTTCTTATATTCTCTTTCCATTTCTTCATCGGAAGTTAGAGAATCAAGACTATCCAAAACCCAAATAAAAGGTCTTCTCTGTTTACATTTAATTAAGATATTGCCTTTAAAATCTTGGATAGTCTCAGAAGGAACTGGTTCTCCATCGTCATAGTTCGGTGCTTTCAATCTACCTGAAGTAAGGTCTTCTGGGTCTTTTGGTGCTAACGGAGGGAATAAATAATCAAGATCAAAAGAAAGAGATTGCTCCCCATCATCATAAATAAATTCATATTCTTTAAACTTAGGATCGACAGCGCAACACGCAAGCATAGTTAGCATCAATACAGTTTTTCCAGAAGCAGATTTGCCTGGAATAGTATTGATAGAGCCTAAAGCAAAGGCTCCCTTTGGGTTGTCGCTACAAGCACAGTTGACCAAAGTAGAGCCAGAAGGAATCAATCTATCTTCTGTTATCTTTTTAGGGTCTGGACCTACATACTCTTCTGGCTCATTCTCTTTTGTTCTGTCTCTATTCTCTATCTGCTCTGCCGCCGCACTTCGTCTTCGTCTTTTTTGAATAAGTTCTGCCATCTAATTTTATTCTCCATGATTGCCATATCTCAAAAAATATAAAAACTTATCCTTGTCCACATACCATCGGCCAAATACTTTCTTGCCGATGCCATATTTGGCAAGCCATTTTATTAGTGTTGGTAGGGTAATTTTATAGCCTCTGGCCCTGGCAATTTCTAATGCTTCTGTAGTAGAAATTCCAGGGCCTTTAACTATTACCCCTATTTTATTTGGGGGGTCTGTCATAAGTTATCGCCGTCGTCTACGAGTTGTAGTTTCTGGTTCTGGTTTACTTTCTTCTTTTGTGACAGGCTTTCTCTGTCTGCGCTGTACTTGCGGTTCTGGTTCTGGCTCCGGTTCTGGCTCCGGCTCATCTTGCGGATTATTAAATGCTTCTTCGCAAGCATTGTAATCTTCATCCGCACACTCATTACATTCAGGATGCTGATTGAAGTCTACGCCAAATTCTCTTTTCTTAGGGCATTTGCATTCATTATCATCAGGCGGGAAAGAGCCTTCATCTTCTGTCTCTTGCTTCTCTTCTTTCTTGAATCGACTGCTCCGATTAGGCTTTTTCTCTTCCTTGCTTTCTTTGCTTTCCTTATCGTCTTTCTTTTGGTTCTTCTCTTTGTTCTTTGTATGGGCTTTGGTTATATCTCCAGTGCCACCAGTAAGAACAGAAGTCAATTGATCGTAAGTAGGAATTACAAGTAATTGATCCAATGGATAGACTTCATCAAGAATAGAGTCCTCATAAGAACTTCGCTTTGCAAAATCAACACGATCCGCTTTAACAAAAGGAAATTTACCGAGCTTCTCTTCTTTGCCGCGCCACTCTACTGTTTTACCATCTTCCAAATCCCAAAATAACTCCAATCCTTTTTCACCCATGTAGACTTCACCCATGAGGATTTTTTCAAATAGATGATAGGAGTGCTCCCACAATCTAATTTCATCATCAGCATTAAGATCAATGATGTTATACAAGCAACGCCATTTTGGCTTCAAGCCTTCAGCAAGTTTTCCATCCGGGTCTTCTTCTGGGTTGTCAAGCAGTCTTGCTCTCTCTTCACATACAGGGCAAGGCAAGCCAAATGTCTCAAGAAGACAAAGTGTCTTCTGTTGCTCTGGTCCTACTCCGTTGTGAATAGCAAATTCAAGTTTATAATCTACATCACCAGGAACAAGACCGGTCGGCTTGCCTGAGAACTTCCGCATTGTTTCATACCAATCCATCGAAACTTCAAACGGTAGAATATCAAACTTATTTGGTTCCCTGCCATGCTTTACTTTATCTACCCACTTAACTTCACGATCTCCTAATGCTTTGAAGGAAAGAATAGTGGATGCTTTTCCTTCTCTGTTCTCAGCGCTGTCTTTGGTTTTGTTTTTTAGCTTCTCTCTTCGCTCTTTCCAACTTGGCTTTGCCATAATAATTCTTGCTCCTTTTATTTAATCATTTACATGCATGTTTGTGTGGCCGATGTCCTATGTGTATTCCTTTGCAATACTCACAATAATAAGGGCTTAACTTCCACACTAAAACAGATTCTTTCTTTTTATAAATCTCTTTGATTGCTACTTTTGCTTCTTCTATTGAAGCATATTTTTTCTTTCCCTTGCAAGCATTTCTTTTCTTTCTGGCATTTTTAGAGGCCATTAAATTACCTCATAGTTATTTTCTCCTTCTTTGATTAACTGCATTCCTCGTTTCTTCATCTGCTTTTTCAAGCTGAACTTTCCTTACGCCTTGTGTTTTAGAAGTAGTTGCCCAATAGCCAAGAGCAAGAAGTTCTCTCTCTTCCCGAAGAGAATCGCTTCTTGCTCTGAAAACATTTATGCATTCTTTCAACAATTCCAAATCGTATTCAAGAACATTGATTTCAGCTACCAGCTTTTGATACTTATCATCAATTTTAATTTCTGCATCTACTTCCGATACTGTCATTTTTTTATTAGCCAAATTAATAGTAGTTATCCTTAGTTTGGCTTCATATACTGCCATCTCCTCTTTCTTGTCTCTTAAATCTTTAGAGACTTTTGTTTTCTCTTTTGCATACTTCATAATCAATTCTGGATTATCTTGATTGTTTAGTTCAAGACTATCTAAATTGATTTTAATTTCGTTTTCATAATCAAAATTAGTCCAGTCAACAGACATTACTTCTCCTTTTCTTTTGGTGCCGCTGCCTGGACTCGAACCAGGAACCAAAGCCTTATAAAGACTACGCTCTAACCTATTGAGCTACAGCGGCATAGTTTGCTTATGCCAAGAATTAGACTTGGCATAAGCAAATAGTTGAACTTAATTACTCCTTACTTTACAGGATCAAGTTCTTTGGTGCGCTTAACAACTACCTTGACGTCCCCGCCAACAGCTTTAGTAACAGCATCCTTGATAGACGCCACCAACTTGCCATCAGCCATTTCAGTCTCTTTACTTCTAATAACGATAGAAAAAGCTTTCTTCATTTAATCACCTCCCTTCTATATTAATTATCCTGCACTCAATTGATACAATGGAAACACAATATCTCCCCATCCGTTAGCATAAGTAACAGTTTTCAAGGCTTCATAAACATCTGTCAATCTTATCATCGGGTCTTCATCCCCTCTTTTCTTTTTCTTTTGATCCGATGAAAGAGCTATCTTTGTAATGTATCCTATGACTGCTCGGCGAACGTTCTCTGCATCTTCTCCCTTTTGTTTTATCTTGTATATAATATCTTTGATTCGCGCCCAGGATTCGCCGTTCGCTAATGACTGGCATAAATCCTTTATCTCTGCTTCAAGCGGCGTAAAACTGTTAATAGCTGTTATGATCGCTTCATCTTCAAGATCGATTACTTGGTCCAGTATTTTCAAAGCATCTCTCGGACAGCCATCGGCAGTATCTATAATTGCTTGAATAGCTTTATCTGGAAATGAGCCAACATCTTCTTTCTTTAGAGTTCTGAGAAGAAGGGTTTTCATTTCTGTATCATTCAAAGGGTTGACTTTAAATGTATGGCATCGGCTATGAATGGTTCCGATAAGTCTTTGCGGGTCTGTAGTACAAAGAATAAAATAAACCCAAGGCGGTGGCTCTTCCAAAGTTGTCAAGAAATTATTCTGTGGAATGTTCTTCTCGGACGCACCGCCAGAGCCTATCATATGGCAATTATGAACAGGTAAACCGTTAGCGAAATAAGACGGATGATTTTTAACTTGCAAATCATAACAAATTACATATCCTTGATCTTTTTCTTTATCTCCGATAATACTTTGGAAACATTCGTCATTATTTCCTCGTTTGTAAATCTCAGAATTTGCCAGCCTAATTCCTTTAGTTTTGCTGTTTTCTTTATATCTCTCAATATAATTTTTTTCGCACCGTGACTCTTTCCATCTACTTCTATTGCAAGCTTCAGTTTCTTGTTGCCAATATCTACTTTGTAGCAAGTTGGATAGCCAGGAAATCTTCCACCAAGCGGAATAGCAACTTCCATAGGCCAATTCAATGCTTTTGACAATAAGACTTGTGGCTTTGTGAACTCCCCATTCCCTCCACGAGGAACAGGGCACAGGTGCAATGTTCCATTTGTCTCTTTTGTAGATTTCATTTTTTCTACATACTCTAAATTGAACATGGGATTTTTCTTTTTCATTCGCTTGGAATGTTTCTCTCCTATATAATCTCTCATTTCTTGAGACATATTTTTCCAAGCTTTTGCTACGCTCTTGCTGCGTTTTTTTCTGGCTTGTTCTGTATTGCATGTCGCTCTGTATTCTGGATGCTGCCGCAAATTCTCGTTGGCACATTTCCTCCCACAAAATCGATTCCCCAATTTTTTGACAGGCTTGCCGCATATCAAACATAAAGACCGAGATTTTGTCATTGATAAATTGTGACATTCTTTGGAGCAATATTTCTGCCATTTCCGAATTACTTTGTTGCACGTCGCGCAATATTTGATTTCTCTCATTTGTTATTCCTATAAATTCAGAATCAAGCGGATAAATTATATCATCAGAAGTAAGGTTTTGCGCTTCTACCCATCCCTTTGAAGTAAAAAATAAATGATCTTTAGTTGTATAAATATTTCTATCTTCTGAAAAAGTTAATTTAATAAGTCTATCAAAAGATATTTTATTTTGCGATACAGCGACAACTTTATCTTTGCCATATAAAGAAACAATATCTTGATCAACTTTAATTTGTTCAATTGGGATATTGCCGCTTGGCGTTTCGATCATAGTTCCAGCAGGAAAACATTCTTCGATAAGCCAAACCCTACACTTTGCAACAGATGGTTTATAAGAGATACTTCTTTTCAATTCCTTAATGGTATCTGCTTTAACATCTCCACCATCAATCTGATAGAAGTCTGGACATTCATCGATAGGCATACCAAGAAGCTTCTCTGCAACGATTCTTCCTGTTGTGCTCTTGCCGCTTCCTTTTGGACCCATAAACAACCAAGCGTGTGGCAAGTCTTTTTCTCTGGAAAAGATTGTCTTAATACTATTGACCATATCTACATTACCAACAATTTCATCTAATGTCTTTGGTCTGTATGTAGTTTGAAGCGGCATAATTTAAACTTTCCTCTTATTACTTATTATAATAAAGAAATTTAGAAAAATAAAGATTGCTTATATTCACGTAACAGTTTGGAGTTTATCCTCTGAAAAAGTTTGCCATTCTATAATTACTATTTCTTTGTTTTCTAATTTTATGAATAGTAGTTTTTTGTTCTTCTGGTAGTGTCTTTTTAACTTCTTTCATTTGCATTCTTCTTGTTCTAACAATCTCTTTATACTTTTGATAAGCATCGCTTTTTGGCTGTGCCTGTCCAAGACCTTTACACCAATAATCATTTCTTAATAATACTTTACACATTCTACGCCATGATGGAGCCCAGCATTTACTTTCAAGTTCTGGCGGTGCTTCTTCTGGAATAATCGGATAACCCCTTCTGTGCCACCCGTGAATAAACTTTTTAAATCTAAGCGTGTAATGACTTCTCGTTTTCTTCGGCATTGTTTGCAGAAGCAAATTACAAAAGCTTTTCCATGTATGGTTATCAGGTTTTGTTATTTTATTATAACCACTAATGTTGCCATTTTCTTGAACATAAAGCGCTCCAGAATTTGCTCCATTTACTCTTGCAACTAATTTAAACCATGTATTCGGTTCTAAAATATGATAAAGCCACAATCCTCTTCTCTGATCGTCTCCAAATGGTTGACACAATCTTTGATGCGATAAAGGGACACCCGCCATTTGCATCTTATCATATATTTTATTGTGAGGTTTTTCTGGATATTTAGCGTGATACTTCCAAATGTCTTGAGTAAGCCAATCGTAAATAGGATATACGTTATAAACATTATCTGCTATTTTTGTTGTCCATCTATAGTTGTTGAACATTAAATCTCTTTTTTCCCAAGTAGCAATAGCACAATATCTATGGAGACTTTCTTGTGCTCTGATTCCAATAAAAGCAGCAGTAGGTTTGTCTTGGCTATACCACTCTCCAAACAAAACAATAAACTCTTCAAACTCCATCTTAGCAACGCCAAACGGATAGTCTTTTTCTGTTTTTATATATGGATAATTTGGCTTTTCTCTTATCCAAATATCTTTCTTTTCTTCATCCCAACAAACCCATCTCGGCTCATAATTTGTAACAGCATTTCTTAAAAGCATTGGAATACAAATCCAATGCGGATCAATATACTCTTTGTAAATCTTGAACATTTCTTTTGCGTGTTTTATAGTCTCTGCATATTGTGCTTCAAAGTCTATATACATGACTCCAACTTTTCGCTTCCTACGCATTGCTTCTTCCATAACAAGATGAAACATAACACTACTGTCTTTACCGCCAGAAAAAGCAACATAGATTCTCTCAAAATTATCAAATACTATTTTAACTCTTTCTCTTGAAGCCGTTAATACATTGTAGTTTTTATATCTTTTTACACCCATAATAAACCGCCATTAATAAATGTCAGATTGTCTATTTGCATAAGCTTCGTCCATGGTAACTTCTTCACGGTCATTAGCTTTAAGCCATTTATTCAAATATTTTAGAGCAACTTCGTTTGCTTCGTTCTGTTGTTTCTCAGACATTAGAGAAAATCCACCTCTAAATGTAGACGGAATACCTGTAGCATAACACATGGCAGCTTGTCCAAGCCATGCTATTCTGTTCATGGCGCTATTTGTTAGGTAGTGTTCGCAAGAATGTTTCCACTCCTTTATAACATGTTCAAGTGTAGCAGCAAATTTCTTTGGGTTAGATAAAAACTTTTTATACTCTTCTTCGCACTCGCTTTTAGTTTTTCCATGCATTGTAGTATTATAAAAACCAGCCTTATAACATTCCCATTTTTCATATGTGTGGAAAATCCTATTTTCATCACTCGTGTTTACTGTTCTAAATTCTTTATCTTCTTCTTTAAAATCGTCTACATCATCGCTCAACTCTTCAAAATCAGATTCGGTTACTTCTCCTTCAACATCCCATGCTTTTGAAAATTCTTGATCTGAAAATAATTCGATAAGCCCTGTTATTTGACACAAGCGCAAAATTTCATCTTCATCCATTCCAAGTTCTCTTGAAATTTTTTCATTGTCCCAATTTCTTCTTTTTAATTCTAAGACAATATCAGACATCTTTTCTATCTGATGTTTGCCCCTTGCGCGATTATGTCTAATAGTTGCCGCTATTCTATCTGATTTTGATTCTCTTTCATGATTTATAATAGCAAGAGGAAGATAACCTAAAATTCTTTTCTTCGCTTCTTTTGATTCTTTGCCGACTCTATTTCTATGAAAGCCGTCTACTACTTCGAATATATCTTGTTCATTTCTCCATGCGACAATTGGTTGCGTATAGCCGTCTTCACATATTGATCTTTCAAGCAGTTTCATTTCTGGAGGAGCTACAGAATTTGGATTATAATCATTTGCATGAACCATGTCTGATTTAATCCACTGCACACAATCAACAGGCTCATTTTTAAATGGACTATACTTGTGAAGTTCTTTTCTTATTTCATTAATTGCTTCGATTAAATCTCTTTGGTTTAAAATATCAAGAGATTTAAATAAGTCTTTCGATTTCTTAATAACTTCTTTTTTCATTTTGTCGCTTCCTTAAATGCTTTGCTGAACTCTTCGATTCCTTTTTCAAACAGTTCTCTATTTCTTGGATTTCTCAATACCGCAGATGGATGAAGGCTCCAAACTACATATGCTTCTAAAGATTTAATCCATTGTCTTTGCCCTGCTAATGTAGTAATGCCTCCATCCTTTCCTGTAAATGCTTTCAAGCAAATGTTACCACAAGCAAGAACGAGTTTGCATTTAGTCTTCTTTAATTCATCCATTAACCAAGGAAGACATGCTTGTATATGATCTTCTTTCGGCGTCTTTGTTTTTGAAGGATAGCATCTACAGGCGTTTGAAACATATACATCCGATCTATTGATATTATACTTTGCTAAAGTACTCCAAAGCAAATCGCCAGCGGGACCAATAAATCCCATTCTTTTAATTGAACCATCTCTCATTTGTACTCCAATGTCTTCTCGTCTTCCTGGCGCTTCGCCGATTACAAATATATTATACTTTCCAATGCTCGTTAATATTGGCTCTTGCGCTTCTTCTGCTAAACTGCATCGCTTGCACTTTGATATTCTTTCGCTTCTATACTTTATCTTTTCAGCTTTCAAAATTCTATCTTGCTTCTGTATTAGTTTATTTGATCCTCGCCCACATTCAAAAGGCAAGTACTCACTTAGGTTACTTGGAATTGATTCTGGATCATAGGCATCTATCTTTTCTAATGTCTCTTCTATTTTTGTTTTCTTCTTGGCAACAGGATTAATATTAAAAAAGCCTTTGTTCTTTGGTTTTGCTACTATCTTATTTTCTACACACTTTAAAGCATTACTTTCTCCAAAAGATTTAATTTCTGCAAACGGAGTATAAAGACAATTATCTTTTATTGTCCACCTTAATGCATCTGATATTCCTATCTTCGGCGGCATTATAGATAAGCCAATTTCTTTTGCTTCATCTATGATATGTTGTTTATGCTTTTGAACATCTTTCTTCTTTTCATCATATTCACCATAAGATAGAGTAGCACAAAAAAACTCTACTGGATAATGCGCTTTTAAATATGCAGTACGATAAGCAATCAAAGCATATGCAGTACTATGCCCTCTTCCGAATCCATAACGTGCCCAATGAAGAAGACCGTCCCAAAATTCTCCAGCTTCTTTAGGGCTAAATGTTTTTTGTTTAGCACAACCATCAACAAATTGCTTTTTATATGGCTCGAATTCTTTAGGGTCTCTTTTCTTTCCTATAACTCTTCTAATACTATCTGCATCTGATTCTGACATTCCAGCCATTCTGGAAATTACTTTCATCACTTGTTCTTGATACACGAGCTGGCCGTATGTATCTTTTGTAATATCTTCATATATAGGATGATCTTTATCCCAATGCTTTCCTTTCTTTCTTTCAACATATTCTTCCGTCATGCCGGATTCCGATGGTCCTGGTCGTATAAGAGCAAGTGCAGCGTTAAGATGTTCAAAGCAAGAGATACCCATTTGAGTACATAATTCTGTCAACGGCCTTGCAGATACTTGAAACAAGCCAGCAGTTTTTCCAGAATCAATAAACTCAAATGCTTCAGGGTCTTCTTCTGGTATTGTTTCTATTTCAAAGCTTGAGTTGGATTGTTTTATTAAAGTTCGGCACTCTTCTAATACAGATATTGTAGCAAGACCGAGCACATCAAGTTTCATAAGTCCTTGATGCTCGCAGTTTTTCATATTCCAATTTACTACTTGATAATCTCCACGCTTTACAAGAACGCATCTTGTTCCTTGTGTTAAATCTTCTCCACTTATAATTACTCCAGCGGCATGTCTTCCAGCATTTCTAAACTGTCCTTCAAGTTTTAAAGCGAGTTTAATTTGCTTTGGATGTTTCTCTGCAAATTGTTTTGCTTCTGAATTTCTTTCAACAGCATATTCTATTGCACTTCCTTCGTGATCTGGATTGTCCCATATAGAGTTTGCCATATCCGATACTTCATCATTAGGCAAATCAAATACTCTTCCTATATCACGAATAACCGCTTTACTTTTCATCTGCATTTCAGTAGAGATATAAGCAACATTATTCTTACCGTAGATTTCAAATAAAGCATCTACTGCTTGCTGTCTATATCTCTTTTCAATATCTAAATCAATATCTGGTAGATCATTGCGGTCCTCAGAAAGAAATCTTGAAAAAGGAAGATCATATTTAATTGGATCAAGTCCTTCTGTAATATGAAGTAAATGAGCTATCAATGCTCCAGCTACACTTCCACGACCAGGGCCAACTCCCCATCCTTTACTCTTACAATATAAAACAAAATCTTGAACGATTAGAAAGTATCTTGAGAAGTCTTTCTTGCCAATCAAAGCAAGTTCTGTTTCTAATCGTTCTTTGTATTCTGTTTTTCTATCAAGGCCAAATTCTCTCAATCCAATTAAGCATCTACTTTTTAATTCTTGAAATTCACTTTGCTCTGATATTTTATAAGGAAGATTGGGAAGAGATATATTTTGTTTCTTTATTTCAAAGTTAGAACATCTTTCAGCTATTTGAACGGTTCTTTCAATTGCTTTATATACTTCTCTCTTTGTAAAGTCTCCTTGCTTTTCAAAGGCTTGAAGCATTTCATCTGCTGTTCTCAAATGAAGACCCTTAAATCCAAACCTCCATCTATTAGGATCATTCCACTTAGCATTACTTTGAATAGCTAAAAGAACTTCTTGCGCTTCCCAATCTTCCTCAAGGATATAGTGATTGTCATTGGTTGCAACTAATGGCCATTCACTATAATCTTTTTTTATCTTTGCATGAAGTTGTTTCTGGCTCTTGATATTGTGCGGCATAACTTCAATAAATACAGAATCTTTATTTGCTTTCTCATCTAAGTCTCTAACAAATCTATCAGAAGCATTTATAACAGAAGCAGCGCAACCAGTAAGAAAGATCAAACCATCAAGATTAGAATTTAGAATTTGTTCATAATCGCATCTTGGCCGATGATAGAATCCTTCGAGGCTTGCTTTTGTTAACCACTTGCAGAGAGTTCTCCACCCATTTATATTTTCTACAAGCACTGTTAGATGGCTTCGCTTTTCTCCTTTGTCTTTCTTATTCATATCCGAAACTACATAGAGTTCGCAGCCGACAACAGGAAGTATATTGGCTTTCTTACATTCCTGCTGCCACTCAATTGCGCCGTCTACATTTCCGTGATCTGTTAAAGCAATAGATTTAAAGCCAAGCTCTGCTGCTCTTTTAATGTAGTTAGCAGAAGTACCAAAGCCATCAAGCCAGCTCCGGGTGGAGTGCAAATGCAGATGAACAAAAGAACTGTTATCCATTATTACTTTTCTTTCCTAACTCTTTTCACTTTCTCAACTGGCTTTTTCTTATCTGCCCACATCTTTTTAAATCGTTCTGATGCTGTTGCCTTTTGTTCTTCTGTTCGCTTTCTCATACTGAAAGGATTCTTGCCTGTACGATAAGCAAACAAAGCGCAATCTTTACTTTCGCATTTAACTATCATTCTTTGTCCACCAATACAAGAACTACAAAACTCTTTGATAGCTTTCATCGGCGACCCAAACTTCTTACCGTGTTCTGTTTCTGTGAACTTATTCATTTAATTTTTTTCTCCTGTTGAAATAATTTTTATTCTTCGGCATCTTGATAGGTCTTATTGCGTACTTGCTCGTTAGTACTTTCTTATTGTCTTCAAATTGAATTAGTATAGAGTTCATATAGCCTTTAGCCAATACTCTACATTTGTTCCCCTTCCTTTCCGGCAAATGAGAAGTCCAATGCCATACATAATCGAAGTTATTACTGACAAGATTCATAGTGGATTCTCTACTGTGACAGATAGCGGTTGTAATGGTAAATTGAAAGTCAGCAAACTGATATAGATAATTCCTGTTTCTGCAATTACTTTCTTTTCCTCTGTTGTAAGTTGCCAACAAGTAACGACTATGCCGGTTTCATCTTTATGCGCTGGCAACGGTTGATATTCTGGTTGATCTTTTGCATAAATACAATTCTCTTCTTTGAAATGAATAGGTATCATAATTTATCCTCTATATTCTCTTGTTGATAAATTGTCATTTCTTTATCTCATAGCAGATGAAGTATACGAACCAACACCAAGAACAAAACCGAAGTCATACCAGCTGCCATTATTATAGACAGCATAGACAGCAGTAGAATCACTAAACAAAGATACAATAAAAGAAATAGGAATAATCATTCCATGCCATAAGCCACTCCAGAAACCTACTTGATTCATAGTCAATGCAAATTGACAATCAACTTTATCTGCACAAGAAGTAATAAGCAATAAAAAAAACAAAGAAGTAATCAATTTAATGTGTTTCATTTTTTTCTCCTTTCTTTTTCATCATTTCTATGCCAAGATTTTTCGCATGGCCAGCACGTTAACATAAGATTGTCAGGATCATTTGTTCCGCCATCTTTTCTATGCTTTATATGGTGGATATGCCCTTTCATTTTTCCATTGTTCTCTTTGCTGCCTTTCTCCAAATACAATGCGCAGCCACATCGCTTGCATTTTTTACCATCTCTTTCAAAGACAAATTTCTTTCGTGCTTGAGATTGTCCAGACATGGTACTCTATTATAATAGATTTAGTTGAAAAAATAAAAGCTATGTAGGCATGAGTCTAAGCATGGAGTCGATATCGTTTAAAGCTTCTCTCATATCTAATTCTTTAAATATCTCTTTTAGTTTTGGCTTATTCAAGACTCCGCGCTTTATATTCTTAGATATGTTTTCTGGCTTATCTACCATCTCTGTATTTTTTAAATCCATTAATCTCTTTGACAATTCAAAAGACTTTAAATCATCAAATGCTTTTCTTTCAAATTTATTTGGAGAGTATTGGCCAGCCATAACAGCTTTTCTAAACGCTCTATAGGAGCCGAACTTTTGCATAATAGACAAAGCTGTTTTTTCTCCAACACCAAAGCAGCCTGGAATATTATCTCCACTATCTCCTGTCATGGATCGATAGTCCAACCACTGACAGGGGCGCAATCCTTTTACTCTTTTGAAGTTGCTTGAATTTAGATATCTGACTTTGGCAATCGATACAGGGTTATATATACTGACATCTTCGTTTATTAATTGATAGAAGTCTTTGTCAGAAGAAACAATTACTACATCCTGCTCTTTAGTTTCTTGGGCGAAAATAGCAATGACATCATCTGCTTCGGTATTGTGTAGCTCAAAGTAGTCAATAGGAAAGCATAGCAACATCTCCTTAATCTTAGGCATTTGTAAGTGTAGTTGTTTGATCTTTTCTTCATCTTTGATTTTGTCTCTTTCTTTATAGGCAGGATATAGCTTCTTTCTTTTGATGGAGTGTCCCCCATCAAATACTATCATTACTTTGTCAACATGACTAAATTTATCTAAGTAATGATATAGCGATTCAAAGAAGCCATATATGGCTTGGGTAGGAAAACCTTTTTTGGAGGAAAGTGTTTGGGAGGTATTGCAAACGAAAGCAATATTGTTTCCGTCGAGGATTAGAATCATTTAACTAATCTTCCATTTCATTTGTCTACACAAACGAACCGCTTCTTTCTTTGTCTTCTTTGCATCCATCCAAAAGTCATAATTATCAACAACAAAAATTGCCCATAGTGTTTCGCCGGTTTCGTTTGTTTGAGAAATGTGTACGTTTAGATTTCGCTTCAAGGCATATTGAATTGCTTCTTCATAAAAATAAGAAGACTTTTCTTTAAGTTCTTTTGCCCATTCTGTTTGTTCTATTTCTTCTCTGGTCATATCTCACACAAGAATAATTTTGTTTTTAGGTTTCAACTTCTTAAACTTCTTTATTGTATCTTCTGTTCCGCCTGTTCTGTCTTGCGAAACACAAGCAATAAGTATATCTGAATCTTGAGCAATGAAAGAATTTCTAATGTGGCCAGCAGACTTTCCAAGCAAGCTCCACTTAGCATAATAAATTGTAATAGGAACTTGCTTGGATTTAGCTATGTACTCTGCAAAGGCATCACCACCTTCAGAACAACCACCAGAAACGATTTCATCTCCATCTTCATATATAGATTGAAATGCTTTGATGACTAAGTTTTTATCAGCAAAAGTGTTTCTTCTTCTTGAGCCGATGATGCCTATCTTTTTCATAACTACTTTTTCCTTCGTCTTGTAGTTACTGGTTTTTCTTCTTCAATGACTTCCTCTTCGCCGCTCATATCCACAGTTTCAACTTCTTCTTCTACAGATGATTCGTCCACAACTTCATCTTCAACAGTCTCTTCTGTTTCTTCTTCGGTAGATTCAAACAAGCATACGCAATGTTCAAAATCTTCGGCACAGAATTTCAGACGTTCTCCAAGTTGAACAGTTGAAAGATGCTTCAAAATATCTGCAAGTAAAGTAGGATGTACTTTGATTGAATTTTCTTTTCCTTTATAATCGATTTCAATCTTTTCTGTAACAGAACCGAGAGGGCCTTTGCCAATACAAGTAAGTTTATCTTTGGAGAATACCATTTCAATAGCGCGGTCTTGGTCAAACTCTTCTGTAACAAGAGTTTCAACACGCCGAATAACATCTCCAGTTCCTTGCGGCAATGCTACTTGATCCCCATCGACATCAAAGAACCCCCAAATCTGCTCTGGATATTCTCCGCCAAGAACACGACAAGAGATAACTGTGTTCTCGTTATTCATGAAGTGCATCCAGGCATCTTCTACAATATACTTTGTAGGATTGTATGTCTTCATGTGCTTGGCAACATTAGCGGGCAGCAGAAAGTCTTTAGCAATGTTGTCATTGAGATAGAACATAGTACCCCTGTAGCCGTCACAGGAGATAGCAAAAGCCTTATCATCGTCTTGCACAAAGAAAATGCAAGTCAGTTCTGGCTTTGTGATATTCTTCGATGCAGAGAAGACGCAAAACGTAGCCGCCTTAGAAAAGTTCGAAGGAAGCTTCATCCACTTTTTACTATTGCTTTCTGGCGGATTAGCTCCTTGCTGTCTTGTAGTTTGAATTGTTTTAATGATAGCTTCGAATCGATTGTTGTCAGAGATAAAAACTTTATCTTCTTTCTGGTCAATAAAGACTTCATCAAAAGGAAGTTTGGCAATCAAGTCGTAAAACTCTTGCGCTTTAATACTTCCAGTAATGCCTGAATTGAACTTCTGAGCTACAGAGATTTCATCATTGTCAGTCCAGATTCTATCTGGAGAAAAGTTAAAGTGAGTGCTGTTCTCTACCACCTCCTTATTTGCAATTCCTGGGCGCACTTTTACCAATGCGTCAAGCAGATGCTTTCGATTGATTTTGTTTTTCGTTTCTGTTTCTTTTTGCTGAGTTGTTGCAGTTTTTCTTTTAGCCATTTAAGTTAGTCTCCTTTTTTATTTTAGAAAAAAATGATTTCTTGATATACATATTTGATTTTTTGGTATGGCCGCTTCCTAAAATAGTGCGATTATAAAACCAAGACATTATTCTTAATCTCTCTTGCTCGGACCATCCAAGTTCTTTTTGTTCTTCTGTTATCTTGTTTTTATACATAGCGTCCGATCTTCTAAACCACATAGGAATAGGCATGATGCCACTTTTTTCTATAAACATGCATCTTGCCCATGCCTCTTGCGGATCGGAATTAAAACCAATAAGAGCATAAGACCTTATATTAGAACGCTTGACGCCTAAATCAGTAAGCAGTTTGACCGCTGAAATCCATTTGTCTATATAAGAATTATCATCAAGGGCTATTCGTAAAACAGCTTTTTTGATTCTGGCGAATTGTCTCGCGTGATACTTCGTTAAAATTCTAACGTCGATGCCGCCATTAAAATCAGCCCATCCCCACTCATCTACCAGCCCATTAATAACCTTTTGAAAATGACTTCCAGACGAAGCCAAGATATTGTTGTCGCAAACGATAGGTAGGTTTGGCCATTCATCAAGTTCTGTAAACTTGCCTTCTGTTTTTCTTACAAGACAGAACTTGCACTTCCTTATACACCCATAGGTTGTTTTGGTTGCCAGCGGTTCGAATCTCTGTAAAACTCCTTTGATATCTCCCGTATCGACAGTAACTCCAGAAATACCAGAAAGAAAAGAAGGCATAGCCTTAACAGCAGGGCCACCAACTACAACAGGAGAAAACTTATAAGAAGTTTTCAAGTGTGATTTTAATTTAGGAAGTAGCCAAGTGAATGGGACGCTTATAAAAGTCGTCCCATTCACTTCCCACTGTATCCAAGACTTTGGCCACTTTGCTTTTCTATACTTTTGCTTGTTCAAATTTTGCCTTTTTCAATGCGATATTTATAGGTAGCAACATGCAGGTGGGTGGTTACGGCGCCTTGGAAATTCTTTCTAACAAGGTCTGCAATTTGTTGATTGGTCATACTTTTAAACTTGCCAGACTTGACACCTTCAGCGATGAATTTGCCGACTCCAATGGGTTTTTTGCCATTTTGTTTGTCTGGTTTTTTTGTTACTTCTTTTTCTACATCATTCTTTTTTGTCTCTGCCTTGGTGTCTTCTTTCCCCTTTTCTTTTTTAGGTTTTTTGGTTTCCGCTACTTTCTTTTCAGGCTCCGGCTCGACTGGTTTGGTTTCAACTACCGGCTCCACTTTCGCTTTAGCTTTCCCGCCTTTCTTTTTCGCGGCTTTCTCAACAACAGGAGCTTCTTCTACAACAGACTCATCAATCTTTTCAGGTTCGCATACACAGGGGACTCCAAACAGATTGGCAACATCAATATCAAGAACGCGCATCAATTCAATTTCATCAGCAGAGAATTTGTCCTTGTCTTCTGGAAGCAGATCTTCATTTGCAGTTTTAATAATCTCTTCTGTCATTGCTTTTATAGTATGGGTTTTCTTTGTATCATACATAATAGGATCATCTGGAGAAAGAATCTTCTCGTTAAAAGTCTTCACCAGTCCAGCAAGCATAGCTTTTGTAACATCGGATTTGTTCATGAAGCATTCCTTTCGAGTATGTTTTTTAGTATGTGGTAGCGGATTCATATCATTATAATAAGACATTCCAAAAAAATAAAGGGCATCAAAAAATAAATTTATTTTTCAAAAGCTATTGATTTCGTTGCATTTTTCCTCGGCTATTCTTTTTTTAACTATTTGGTAACACTCGTTTGAGCAATACTTTCTTTTTCTAAAAGCCCAAATTTGTTCAAGTTTGCCACTGTCATATCTTTTTCTTTTGATTTGTTTCTTGCATTCTTCACAATATATAATAGGTTCACAAAATTTGCGCGGTCTATTTGTTCCGCCAATTGGATTTATATCACCTGTTTTTGCAAGCTTTCTTCTTATCGTGCCGGTACTAACTTTTATTTTTTTGCTTATAGCTGTCAGGCTCATTTTCTTTTCATCATATAAATATCTAAGCCAAGCACAAAAATCATCCTCAAAGCCAGCTTCTCTGCTGAGAAACATTAGTTTATAATCTGTTTGATTCTTTGTTTGGTATGTATCATCTATAGATACATCTTTTAAAAGTTCCCATCTTTCTTTATCTTCTAATATATATCGAGGCAGCAGCCGAGAATCTTCGATAGAATAATCATATAAAATTCTTACGATGCAATAAAGACAATCATGGAATTTATCTTTATCTTCGTCCTTATTTTCACAATCAGCGCAAGGACTTCTTCTGGCTGGTGGAGTCATTGATATCATTTACCCCACCATGAATCCAGATATGGCCTTCCGATAGAAAGACAATTTAAAATCCACAATTGACCAGTAGCAGAGTATTCGTCATCTCTTTTTTTGCCCAATAGAATACGGTATAAACCAGAATCCTTTTCTTGTTCTTTCTGATTTACCATCATAGATAAATCGCATTCGTTTAAACCAGCAACACCTTCTTGCCAGTTACCACGCTTTAAATCTTTGCCGTCTCTTACTGTGTTTCCTTGGTGGCCTGTTATGGCGAGTATATTTCTTTCCTGCGCGATAGATTTATGATCGATAAAGACATCTTCTATTCCATGTCTTTTCTCTGAATATCTTTGGGACGGTATCATCTTATTTGCATAGTCTGTTATCAGAATGCTTGGGATAATATTCTCATACTCTTCTAAGTTTTGAAGATACATTCTCAAATCATCCATGGACTTTGATCTGGCCGGCCAGCGAACAAAGATAAACTTTCCTGCTCTCTTGTTTATTCTATCAAACAAATTGCGAATTTTTAGAGCACTTGGTAGGTCCAGCTTCTTTCTCTTCTCTTTCTTCATAAAAGTCGAAGGCTCGAAAGAAAACCTTTGTTTATTATTAGTGTTCTGGCAAGCTGTACACGGTTTATAATCCGTTGGATAGTTATCAGGGGTGCAAGCAGTACCAGCTAAACTTATTAAACTCTTTTTATTTGTTCTACTGTTCGGATGTGGGCACAACCCGTTCTGATTTAGATTGCAGTCCCATTGCGGAATATAAATACTGCCTTCTTTCTTCGGCAGTCCAGTTACCCATTGATAAGAGCGAGTAACGATCTGTGGCTGGCTCATTTCAAAAGAGACATAAAGAACATCTTGCCCGCTCATGACTCCCCACCAAGCACACTGTAGGAGCCACCAGGACTTTCCTACTCCTGTATTACCGACAAAAGCGACAAGCATTTCTCTTTCAAGATCGCCAACTATTCTACCAAATTCTCCAGGAAATTTGAGCACTACCCGATTAGAAGAGTTTTCGGAAAAGGTTTCTACCAGCGGATCAATATCTCTAAATATATCTATTCCTCTTGTCTTTTGGCGAACAACTCTTTGGTATGTTTTCGCCAGCGCTTCTCCTTCTTCTATATTATTGCTTATGATAGATTTATTTAGAGACACCCTCAAATCGTCCAAAGAACAAAGCCTGAAATGTTCTTCGGTTTGTTTGAGAAGATATTCAACATTTAAATTTCCTGCTTGCTCATACTCTTCTGATATCTCTGTGAGAAAGTCTGTTATTTCATCTGCTGTTTCTTGCTGGAAATTTACTTTTGTTTTTGCGTGAAAGATATCTTGAATGTGTAGTCCTGGGCATAGCTTAAACTCTTGATAGTATTCAAGGCACCATTCCGCAATCGTCTTTACGAATTTAAGTTTTAAAGAGTTTTGTCTGTATATCTCTTTTACTTGCCTCAAATAGTCCGAGTTGGTAATCATCGCTGTTACGATACGCCGTTCAAGCCTATTATCCGGCGGCTTTAACCTTGAAATGATTGGCATAGTATATCAATTTTTCCCAAGATACCAGTTTTGAATAAACTCTTCTTTTGAAGAGTTTTTAATTTTTTGATCTTTCCATACTCTTGCCTCAAAGAGTTTTGACATTGCTCTTTCAAAAGCTAAATACATTTTCGGCCATTTGTTTTTATGTTTAAGCAATTTCGCTTGATTTTTACCGCATATAAAAGGACAAACTACACAACCAATTCTATTAAATCCTTCATCATATAAATTACAATACTTTAAATTATTTATTTCTATATAATCCCATATTTCCCACTCTGAAAATTTAAATATAGGTTTATAAATAATATTCTTTTGAAATTTATCTATTCTTGGTTTTTGTCTTCTTTTAAAAGATTCTTCTGCCCTTAGCCCCATTAATCTATGTTTAAGTTCTATTTTTTTTGCAGGAATCTTTTTCAGGGCATCGCAACACCATCGAAACTTCTTCGTAGGATATCCCTTTTTTACAATCAATTCATAAAAAGATTTCTCTGGCCTTAAAAATATTACTTCTGGATAATTTTGTTTAATGAATTTAACAACTTCTGGAGGATCAATTCCGGTTGCAGAATAGTAGCTCTGATATTTAACTCCAGAAACTTTCGTTAAATGCTCAAGAACAACAGAGTCTTTACCTCCAGAAAATCCAAGAAAATAACCTTCAGGCGGTTCATTCTTTTTTATAAACTCTATCGCTTCTATATAAGGATCAAAATAACATCTTAGTTTATCTTTTGGCATAGTATATCTTATCTTCTATCAGAAGCATAGATTATTTGTTGAATAGGAATACCGAGAAGTTCTTTTAATTTTCTATCTATAAATGGGTGTGTATATGAACCAGCTTGAATTAAATTATCATAGCTTTCTCTGGCTTTACACGCTCCGCAAGTAGCATTGCGGACTTTAGAGATGCCAAACAAATGAATACCGCATTCATTGCATGGGCTAACCGGCTCTATACCTTTGATCGCGATAGTGCGTACTTGTTCCATTGTTCTCTCGTTTCTATGAAATTATTACAACTTTCCTCAAGGAAAAATAATATTTGATCTTCAACACTTCTTCTTTCTGCTTGCGCTATTACCTTTATATCTTCTGCTAAACCATGATCTTTTTCAAAAGATAGAATAATAAATTCTTTTTTATTTAATTTAGATATCTCTTCTTGTTTTTGTGTTTTATTTTCTTGTATTTGCTTTGGTTTATTTCTTTGCTTACCCCAACAATTAGCGCAAACTTTAACTTTTCTATTAGTTGGAATCATAGCTCCGCATTTACATCTTCGCGGAGGAACAACTCCTTCAATTGCTTCTATATCTTTTTCTTTTTCTGGCAGATAAGTAATAATTCCTTGTGGTGCTGGGCAACCTTCTACTTTTAGCGCCGTTATACTTTGATTGTCTTCCATATATTTTTTGCCTCTTTTTACAATCATAATACAGGCTTGAGCATATATTTGACTAATTCTGGATTCTGTAACTCCAAGCTCAAAACCAAGTTCTTTCATTGTTTTTTCTTCGCTTACAATACTTTTAACAATATATCTTTTTCTTTCTGAAAAAGTATCTATCAAATTAGATAGTATTTTTGAATGTTGTTTTGAACAATATGATTCTTCTGTATTTATTTTAGATTTGACAGAAAGACAATTTTCAATTGGAACATGTGTTGGGTTATCTTCGCCATTAATTTTTATTTTGATTCGATGATTTCTGGATAAATAATCATTGTCTCTTAAGAAGTTTAAAATCTCAAAATTAACTTTATGGAAAAGATATGATTTAATATTCATCCCTTTTGATGGATCAAAACTATCTACAGCTTTTATTAAACCTTCATATGCAGTGCTTTTAATTTCATCGCGTAGATTATATATGCCAGTTTTCTTAACAAACAAATAAGCGATTTTATCTGCATACTTGATATGGCTTTCTATGGTCTGCTCTCTGTTAGGTGAACTGTACATTGTAGATTATATTTTCGCCTCTGAAATCGCTTTTCTCTAACTAACCCATAGTCAGCTATGGGTTGATACTAAATCAGAGCATAATCGGCTTTAAATATGTTCTCTTAATCATAGACACTATAAATATTCCCAAGATCGTCCACGTCCGTTATATCAATGTTTGTTATTTTACCATTACAGACTGCCGAATATACCGAAAGAAAAAGAGTTCCTTTAAAATATCTCCAATCTACCCAAGCGCCATAAGTTTCATTTTTCGTATCCTCCATTCTCATGTTTCCTTATTGTTATTTCATTATAATAAACAAAGCTGAAAAAATAAAACTATTCGTTGTACTTCAAATATTCAACGTACTTTTTAAATGGCGCAGAGTCTCTTCCTATTCTATCTGGATCAGCATTGGACCAATTATAAGAAAGCCAATCTGCATATTCTAATATGAATTTGCGGGCAGATATAATATCCATTTTTAAAGCTTCTTCATCTTTGTCGTTTATCTTTCTATTGTTTTTATATTCTATGATACTTCTAATTCCATATTCTAATTTACCAAGAGAAAATGGTTTGCTTGGTTTATCTAAAGCTTTCAAGATAGTACTTTGTAGATAGGCAATATATGGATACTTTGAATATTCATTTTTATTGTTGGTTTCTGATAATGGCTTTGGCGGATGTGACATTGCTTCTACAAGCCAGGATTTTCCTGTGCGCGGATTATAGATTAAGTTTTCTAAATCTCTAAAAGCTGTCTTATTCTCTGGCCAATAACCAGGCATACTATATCGAGTCAAATGTGTTACAGCTTCTTTTAATTCTTCTAAGGGCCATTTCAAATCGAATACGTCCGCAGGCATTCTTTCCTGCCACTTCGGATCAAAGTATTTATTCTTGCCAAACGTGCCATCGATCAATTGTTTAAAGTATAATTCTATTGTGGTGTATTTCTTTGTGCCAGTTCTATGCTTTGATACTGTATCGCAGTCGTTCCAGATTTGAATAATAGATGGTATGATTCTATATGCTCTATTGGCCACTCTACTCTGGCGCGGCGGGCTGGCCGACGGCGGCGCGGAACATTCTACGCTTAGAGCGTTTACGCTCTTAACCGTATCAGAAAGTTTTTCAATGTTTCTTTTTGAATTTCTTTCCTGAGAATTTGTTTTTTTATTTATGAAAGTTTTTTTGTCTTCTTGTATTCTTTGTTTTAAAAGTTGTCTTTTTTCTTTATAAGTTTTTTTCTTATTTTCATTTAAAACTTTTTCATTAGAAAAAGTTGTTATATTTTTATTTATAAAAATATTACTGTCTTTTAAAGAACTGTTTTCTATATTACTATCTTCTATATTGGGTGTGCAGGTTCTGAGTCCCCGAATACTCAGATTCTGAAGTTTCTCAATACTCAGATTCTGAAGTTTCGTATTCTCATTTTTCTTAATTTCTTCGTTTGTTTTAAAAATGTTTTTTGCGCTTGAAAATATACTATCTGTAAATCTATTTTTTTCCGATAAAGGTTTTATCATTACTTTTGATTTTGTTGATGATTGTTTTTCTCTTAAATCGTTAATCCTATCAACTGCCTTTTGTATGTCTATATTTTCTACATCCATCAATGTATAAATGCATGGCTTATGCTGAAGTTTATCTTGTCCTGTTGGTTTTAAAATACTCATAAGTCCTGCCGCTTCCATATCTTCGCAAGCAGAAACAAAAACATTTGTACTTATGCCTATGTATTCTGCCCAATCTGCTTGAGATACTCTCGGGAATATAGCATGGCTGTTGTTGTTGCAGAATCTTTTCATCGTAGACCAAACACTAAATGCTGTTGGTCCTATTATTCTCAGCCATTTATCTATCATATAATTATAGGTTATAAAAAAACTTCCTGTTCGTTTTACTTGTTCATCTTTAATCTGAATAAAATTCTCTTCTTTGTGTTCTCTCATTTAAGTTTTCCTTTGGTTGTCTTACTATTCATTTTTATTTTTCTTCATTTGCAAAATCTAAGAATAGCCTTAAATTTATCAAATTGTTCGTGATTTGTTTTTAAATATCTATGTCTTCCGTCTGTCTTTTTAACTTCTTGAATAAGTCCTAATTCTTTTAGATTTAGAATATATCTTGTTATAGATGCTTCACCGACACCTAAAAAATCCGCGAAATAAGAATTGCTTGCAACACATACTCCCCCATCTTGGGATAGACAGTCTATTTCAAGCCATAATATTTTTTCAGGCCAGCTTAATGAGGATAGATGTATTTCCTCAGGAACCCAAATACCTTTCCGCAATCTATTCTTTCTTATCGCGTTTAAATTTATAGATAGTTCTTTGTTTTCTTCTTTCATTTTTTTCTCCATTTTTTTTGATTTGAAATTTATTTTCGGCCAAATCCAGAATTAAACCACATCCAATTCTGGATTTGGCCGACTTGTTTTATTCTTGAATTTTCAATATCGGAATATAAATCTCACTTCCATTCGACATTTCTACTTCCAGAATATCAATAACTCTTGTTGATTTAAATCCATCTCCATTCTTTATATTGTTAAAATAAGACAATGGAACCTTACCATTAAAGGCATTATGCTTTTTAGATATCTTAAAATACAACTCTTCGGACACTTGAACGGAAATAAATCCCCAGTTTGTTCTATTGGAATGAGCACACTCACTATTTGGCATGTAAGAAAAGATAAGATTATTCGGCTTGACGGCTTGAATTAAACTAAAATACCCTTCACAGAAAGGAGCGAACACTCCGCTTCCTACTTGATCATTTCCCAATGTATAAAATCTTCCGACTATTGCGCGGATATCATCTTCATTCTTTGCGCTTTGAATATCGAAACATAAAGAGATAAGACCTTTGTTTTTGGCGAGTGAGATAGGCGGGAATGATAGAAGCTGAATACAAATAATTACTGCAAAAAATAATGTCTTCATAAAAACCCCTCCTTTCAAGGGTTAAAGTTATATGAGGGGTGGAAAGGCACCCCTCATATTTGGAAACTTTGGAGCATTGCGCTCCTCCGGTAGCTAACCGGGTTGGAAGAGATGCTACTATAGCACAAGTTGGAGCTAAATGTAACAAATAATTTTATTTGTAGTAATTTCAAACCACTACATAGTACTATAGTTCATTTATTCTTCTACTTGTCGGTAGAATACCCACTCGGCAGGGAAGTCTTTCGGCTTTAGCTTTATGGTATCTTTTCCGACAACCGCTTTCATCTCTCCTTGTTGAAATGATTTGAAAGCGTTCTTTCCAATAACTTCTTTATTACCAATCTTCCTGTAATACTTTCCATCCTTTTCAATAACCAAATCTTCAATTGTTTCAATTGCTTCTGTCATTTTAGTTTCCTTTCTTATAGTAATGATGTAAGTTGTTGAATTACTTTATCTCTGTCGTAAACAATACGTTTGTTTGGATTTCTCCCTATCTTATCCCATCTTGCAAGTAAACATAACTCTTTTAATCTGTATTCATATTCGGTTATTTCAAGTACTTTAGATAACTTATTCATTTCTCCAAGTTGAAAATGCCAAAACCTCATATGATTCTTTACAAGATAAAGAGTTTCTTTTGATACAAAACCTTCTATCAATGTCGCGCCAAATGATTCGTGCTGCTTTGTCTCTTGAATCTTTCCTATATCGTGTAAGAGAGCGGCAAGCGCAACATCGAATCTTGCAAAGTAATCTACCGCTTTTATTTCTCTTATAGCAATAGAGAATACTTGCAAGCTATGATTTAAAACACTTCCTTCTGGATGGTGGATTGGGTCTTGTATTCGATCTTTTCCAAACTCAAGCAGGTCCAATAAGTGATCTAAGTTAGGTATTTTTTGATAGTATCGCATAGCCACCCCTCCCATCTTTTTCTATTTATCTTTTCTGGTAAAGTACACAATTCGGAAAGCTTTTCTACCTTGTTCATAATCTCTTCAAGAGTAGGCGCAACATCGGATTGATAGTCAAGTTTGCCTTGCTTAACATCTTTAAGATATTGAGCGCAATGCAATGGATAAACAATATCTCCGATAGTGTAGATTTGTAGAAGTTGATTGGCTGCCCTCAGTGCATGGGAGATTGCTTTCCAATCGATACCTTGGTTTTGTTCTGCAAGTTTTGCTCTATGTCCATATTCGTCATAGAATTTTCTCAATGAAAGATATACTTCTTTAATTGATACTGTTTCAAGAAAGTATTTCCCGCATACTTGATACATTCTAAACGGTGTTATTTCATTTTTATCTATGAAATGAATATGTTCTCCTGTTGGTAGATGTTCCCAAACATGTTTTAATCTTGTAGTATCTATCTTATCCGAATGTACAGAGTCCCACAAAAAATCTGCTACTCTTTTCGCTGCCGATAATCTGCTTCCCTTTATTCCATACTTGGCGGCTTGTCTCCTGCAATAGCCAACAAATGCTTGCAGATTTTTGGTATAAAATTCTGCTCTGTGCTTTCTTAAATATTGCCACTCTGTACTTGTGATTATGGAAAATGGTTCTGGACAATGGAGCATATCTATTCCGATTGTCTCTCCTTTAGAAGCAAGTTCAAGAAAGTAGTGCAAGCTATACATTTCAATATCAATATCCTTACTTGTGTTTTTATCGCGCTTGTTTTCTTTTGAATTATATCTTAAATGCTTAGGTATTTTTCCTGTTAATATTTCTTCTTCGGTTGGGATAAATACTCCTTTATAATCTGCATCGCTTTGCTCTGTATTTGTTCCGTACAAGTGAGAGCCAAATGGCATTAAGACAATAATTTTTCTTCCGTCTACAATAGATTCAACAAGTTTTGTTGTTTCAACAATAGATTCAAGGCCATTCATAATCCAAAGTCTCCTCTGATTTCTTTTGCTTGTTTGTCTGTTAGTTCTCCTGGGTCTTTGCCTGTATTCAGTGTTGCTATTTCTCCATCTAAACCTCTTGCAGTTAAATATCCATATAACTCGGATGCTTTTTCTTGCGCTTGCTCTTCTGCATCAAATAAAATAATGAAACTTTTAAATCTATTTGCTATCATTCTTGCTTGAGCAGGCATCCATTCAATGCCGAAAGTAGAACCGCAACCTGGCCCTATTCTCCATGTATCTGTTATGCCTTCAACTATTAGTATTTTGTCTCCTTTACATTTATCTATTCCGTAGATAGTAGATTTACATGGATAGACTTCCTCTTCCAACTCACACATTTTATAACGCTGCTTGCTGTGGCCTGTAACGTCTCTGCCTTGATATGATATTAGTACTCCATCAAGACGAATGGGAGCTACTATTCTAAATGCTTGCTTGCCGTGTAAGCCGCCGCCTAATAACTCCCATTCCCGTGCAGTAGAAGCAGAAAAATTTCTGCTCTTTAAATAATCCCAATGCATCTTTTGCATTGGCCCAACACCCGCTGGTAGTTCTAATTTGTCTTTTCTTTTTATCTGTGTTTTATAATCTTCTAATACTTCTCCTGTGCTGTATTTTGTAAGGATAATAAAAGCTTGTTGCAGTGTTGTTCTGGCAAGTGCTGCAACTGTTTTAGGTAGCCACGAATAGCCGTGCTTGTAGCATACTGAATACCCCTTTAGCATATTAATTCCCATGTGATAGCCAGAAGAAGGGCCACAAAAAGGGCAGCATACATTAGCCCACCCTCTTCTCTTGTGTTGATGTCCTCTTGGCGCTGTTGCTATGGAGTACTCCATGCAAAATCGTTCTGCATCAAACATGTTACTTCTCTTTGTTAAATGTTTTAATTTGGGAATTGACTCGTTCTAAATTTTTTTTCATCTTATTAAGTTTTTCTTTTACAAAATCAACTGCTTCTCTAAAAGATAAAAACCATCTATGTGGGAAATAATAATCATAGGTGATTTTATTTTCAGAGGTGTTCTCGAAATAGACTTTTGCAAGAGTTTCTTTTATAATTTCTTTCTCTTCTATTCTGATGTTATATATCGTACTCCCGTACCCACTAACTCTATATGCTTTCATATTACTTCTCCTTGCTAAATGTTTTGAATGTTAAATATACATCAAGGTATTTTGGATCATCATTTCTTGTTATGAATAATTCTTCACCTTTCTTAAAAAAGATAATAGATAAAAAGATAATAATGAAAATAGCGATTAAACCACAAATAGAAATTATCATTCTCTTCTTCTCCTTTTTGGTTTTGTATTGCAGCATATAGGACATTTTATATCTTCTTCTTTCCCATAACAATCCATAAAGCCATGAGCAAAATTTAATCCGCAACGAGTATGTATTCCTTTTAGATCATGATATTTTAACAAGTGCCAAGCATCTCCATTCGTTTCTTTGCAATACTTTCCAGTTACTAAATACTTATTTGCATCTATTGCTTTATGTAGCGGTTTATGTTGTTTATGATCTTCTATTGTACATTGCTTTTGGTCTTTCTTCTTTTGATCGAAAAAGTTCTTCATCGCAATTGAACTCCTTTCTGTAAATTCTTGCTCGTTCTTTTGCAGAATTTACAAGCTGTCTAATATGTATATCTACATAATCATAAATCATTGCTTTCTCTTTTCCTTTTGCTGGTCGCAATACTCTGCCAAGATATTGAAGCAATCTTCCAGAAAATCTAATAGGCGTTGAAAGAAATAAAGAAGATAAGTTTTTACAATCAAAACCTTCTCCTATCAACTGGCCTGTTGCTATGACGATTCGCTCTTTATTCTGGCCAATTCTTTCAATGATTTGTTTTCTTTCTTGCGAAGAGCAATCTCCTGTAAGCAATACAGACTCTATACCTTTTTCAGAAAGCATTGTTTGTAAAGTTAAGCAATGTGTTTTTCTATCCGAAAGAATAAGAGCTACACCATTGTAAGCTTCTTCTGCTGCATCATTTATAATTAGCTTGTTTCGTTCTTCATCTTCTGTTAGTTCTTTAATCATTAACGAGTATTGGTTTATTGGATCATAGTTTGTTTTGAAAAGGGATTGCCTCATGATAACATCGATTGGCAGGATTGCTTTCTTCTCTATCATCTCTTCTATTCTGATTTCATGTATCTTTGGTCCGATAAACCACCATATAAGATTTGTCAGCTTGTCTCTTCTAAATGGTGTAGCAGACAAGCCAAGAAAATATTTACAATCAAAATAAGATACTGCTTCGTCAAAGCATCTTGAAACGACGCGGTGGGTTTCATCAACTACTAAATGTCCTATCTTTGGTGCAACTTTATCAGCGCATTTAAAAAGAGTTTGAACCATTGCAACAGTAATTTTTTTACCAACTGTTTTCTTTCCGTCTCCAATTTGGCCAATATCTTCTTTTGGAATAGATAGAAATGTTTCTATTCTATCCTTCCATTGGTAGAGTAATTCTTTTGTATGAACTATGATAAGTGTTGGTTGGCGGCGAGCAGCAATAATGCTTAATGCCATAATGGTCTTCCCGCTACCCGTTGGCGCTTGCAATACTCCTTGGTCATGACATAGCATTATAGCAATTGCTTCATCTTGATATGGTCTTTCTTCTGTGTTGAATGTAAAAGACACAGGCTTTTGAACACTTCTTAAATCAAGTATATCTGGTTTCTTATCGCACATGGAAATTAGTTCAGAATAAAAACCTCTTGGAACAGCAAAAGAAATTTTATCTTCCATAAAGTATTGTAGTACTTTAGGAACTCCTCTGTTTAGATAACCCATCCTTTCATTTTCAAACCATTTAGGGTTAAACATAGTTAAGCGTTGTCTTATCTTTTCGAGTAGTTCTTTCGGCGCTTTCTGTATTTCAATGTCATTGGATAGAATTAGTTTCATTTCTTCCCTCTTTTATGGTTTTGTACTGGGGCAATTAGCATAATCATTTCTTCGACTGCGATTAAGCCTTCACCATCAAGCCAGCTCCAAATTTCTTCTGATTCTTTTTCATTCAGCGATCTTAGAAACTCTACTAATTTTTTCGGCATGGTATGTTCTCCTTTTAAGACAAAATAAAAACCCGACGAAAGATTTTGTTAACCCTTCGTCGGGTTTATGTAATGAACTATAATAACAAAATACATTAAAATAAAACCTTTACAGAAATATTTATTGTAAAGCCTTTCTAATCTCTGCAAAGCTACGCCAGCAGCGGCCCACTCCCCATCCGCAATGATCTATCAAATATCTTTGGATTCTTTTCTTGCAGATATGAGCAGAGCCGGTTTCTTTCTTGGCTTGCCTAATCATCTCCATCGGTGTGTCTAATGCGCTATTTACGACAAATTGCGCATCATCTGATAGTTTTTGTATGGTGTCTTTAAGTTGCGCGCATGACTCTGGATGGTTGCAATCCGGGCAAGCCAAAAACTGTTCTTCTGCCTCCTCTGTTTGTGGGTGTTTTTTTCTGAAGTTACATTCGACATTGAATCGGAAGTTTAAATGCTTCCACAGAAAAGTACTGAACTTTGATTTTGTTGGATCATAATTCTTTACACAATCAAGAAATGCTTCTGCTCCGATTGATTCTAAATCTTCTTGCTCAAGGCCAACAACTCCAGGTCTTGCCCATGCTTTAGCTCGTTTCTTAATAAGTAGAAAATACTTTTCGTATTCTATCTCATTTTTCTTTAGCATTTGGGTTTGCTTCCTTCTAAGGCAGTATAGTAGTTTGTTGTATGTGATTGGCTTAGTCGATTGGTTTTTTCAAGGTTCAAGAACAAAAACTTGGAGCAGAATTATTGTTACTCTTCCCACTTCATACCGTGATTTTGGCCAGAGCAAGAACAACGACAAAGAAAGCCTTTTGCTTCTTGGCATTTCTTCCCGCACTTTGTTTTAGTTGTACTTGCTATCAGCTTTTTAACTTTCATTTTTTTACTGCATATTGGACAGCGAGTATTTAAAGTTTTGTTATCTTTTAAATACTCGCCCTTCCAACTGGTTGTTACTTCATACCGCTTAGTTGTTTTGCATTGTTTGCATTGGCATATTACTATCAATCTTTTCTCCTTTCATTTTGCAATTATCGCATGATAGTTTATTGCAATAGAAGCACTCTTCTGAAAAAAGGGAAGTCATCTATCAAATGTCTTTTGATGAACGATTTAAACATATGTTACTCTTTCTATTGTTCTTTTAAGTTCTTTGTTTAGTTTTTCTATTACTTTATTTGCATTTTCGATTTCTATTAGTGTTGGGTTTCTTCCTTCTTTGTTGTATATTTCTTGCAAAGTGTTTCTTCTTTGCTCCCACCCGTTGATCTTTTGAATAATTTTAGCGGCGATAAGATTCATTTGTCTTTTCTCCTTTTAATTGTTATTGTTTAGTTTTACTATTACGTTGATATTATATTCATATTTATCAAATTCTAATTCTGAAATAGAATCATCGATATTTACTTCATTGACTTCCATTCCAGTTTTATTATAAAAATGCAGAATTTCTTCTTTAATTTTTGCTTCAAGCCTTTTCTTTTCTTTATTGATTTTATCTTCAATTTGCTTCAATTGAAGAGCAAGGTTTAAAGTTTTTTCATGCTTCTTGAGAAAATAAGAAAGCTCTGCATCTTCATTTTTTCCAAGTGTTTTCTTTTTCATTGTCTTTTCTCCTTTATTTGATTTGAATTACTTCTCCAAATGGCGGGTGAAATCTTTCAGCACTTCCAATGATACACCATAGAACAGGATAGTTAGGATCATTTGAAAAACTGCTGCATTGCCCATCTGTCAAATAGATAAAGCAAGATGGGAGCATTCCCTTTTCTTCTAAATGATTAAATGGCGGCCTAAAGTCTGTCCCTCCACCTCCTTGAGCATTTAGTTTTAACGGTATATCATAAGCTGTAAACTCTTCTACTCCTTGCAAAGCATTATTAACATACATAACATAAGCATTTGAATCATATGCTTCCATAATTGCACCCAATTCAGAAACAAACTCTTTTAGAACTTCTTGATTGATACTGCCAGAAGTATCAATAGCGACAGCAATGTTTTTCAACTCCTGTGATCTTAATGATGGCATGAACAACCCCATGTGGATATATCTTTTGTTCGGAGGCATCCAAGCATAATCATTTTTGGCATTCTGATCTACAAAGCGGCGAAGCAATTCTTTCCAATCCAGAACTGGCTCAAGAGTATCTTCGACCAGTCTTGCAATATGAGCAGGGAGTTTTCCGCACATTTTAGCTTGCTGCGATGCTTGCGCGATCATTACTTTAGCTTCTGCTTCTGCTTTTGATATATCCGCTTCGCTTGGTTTTTGCCCATCTTGCCCTGGTGCATCTCGTACTTCGCCACATCCACCTGGATCGCTATTTGAACTACCATCTTTTGATTTATTTGAGCCGCTACCCGACCCGCCACTTTGCTTCTCTGGTTTTGGAAGTTTAGAATAGATCGCTTCCGCTGCTTCGTTTGGAAAGCCTTGCAATGCTCCTTTCGGTAGAGTAAATTTTGAATTGGTTAAAAGATAGTTGATGGCATAATCTGCTGCCGCATTCCATGTTTCGTGGTCTCTATCTTGTCTTCTGACATGATGTAACGCTGCAATATGCATTACTTCATGAGCAATTAATCCTTTCGTTTCGTCTAATGTTAAGGACTCGATAAATTCTGGATTGTATCCTAAAGATACTCCATCGGTCCAAGCTGTCTTACATGTTCCATCTTCTTTAATGAGAAGCCTTAAAGCAATGGAAGCAAAGAACGGCTCGTCGAGTACTAAACCTGCTTTTGCTTTTGTTATTTTATCTTTTGCTTGCATGTTATTTCCCTCCCAAATAACCAGACATAGCAGACAGTAAATCGTCTGCTGTTTTAGCCGTTTGCTTTCTTGTCTTTTTATTCTTTCTCAAATCCTCTGGATCAAAAGAACAAAGTTTTTGCTCTACATCCTTTCTCATCTCTTCCAGATTAGGATCATTAGAAAGATTCAAGCGCGGAAGCAAAGAGCAAAGTTCTGCAATGTTTGAAATCATACTGTTTTTAAATATCTTTTCTGGATCATTAAGGCGCTCGCTCATATGAGAAACAGAATCATAAAGCCGTTGCCACAAATCCTTCATTGCTACCGCTTGGGCTTGAATCAAACCCTCTTCAATGTTCTTCTTGATTATGCTTGCATCTTCTGCTCTAAGCTTTACTCTAAAATCGTTTGATGTTGGCAGTGGATAGATAGCCGTTGTCACATCAAACTTTTCTTTGATTTCATCTTCTTTCGGATAGTCCATCTCATTAAACAATGAGCCGAGCCTTTCTTTGCTATCTTCTACATAGGTGTTGTAGCCTTGCACAAACTCTCTTGTTGCATTTTCAAAATCTGATTTAAGACTTCTGATTTTTTCAGAGTACTTACTGAAGTTAGCAGAGGTCAAAATCCTCATCCCTTCATCTGACCACGGAAGAGTATTAGCATAATGAAAAATTCGAATTTCGTTTGAAATACTTTGAAGCTTTTGCAAAGACTCCTTTGCGATTAGTGCTTTGTTATATCTTCCTGCATCTTGCTTGGCTTGGTGTTTATCTGCTATCTCTTTGGACGCTTTCTTGTCGTGTTTTCTTGCAGCCCACATAGAGATTGACAACCGCACCAGCATTGCTTTGCTGGCAAGTTCTTTACTTTCAATTGTCTGAGATTGCTTAGTGGTAGTTTTCATTTGTTATTCTCCTTTTGTTTTTAGTAGATTGTATTGGCGATAGTAAATAGTTAAAATTCTTAATCTTCAATATCTAATGGGATCAAACGCGCCTCATGCTTTTCGAGCATGTCAATTTCCCCGCCAGCTTCAACATGTTTCAAGTCTCTTTTTGTGAATTTTTTACCAGTGATACTGTGCATCCTGGTTAAAGCGATATCTGCTTTTGAATAAGCACTCATTCCATAACCGTAATGCTGGATAATATAGACTTTTTTCATTTACTATTCTCCTTTCATTCTTTTCTCTATAAGTTTTGCAATTACTTCTGGACGATTCTTTTTCAGCCATTCTTTTCCAACTTCTACTCTATAAGTACTGTGGCAATAAACCATATTAGAGAAGCCCTTTTTTGCATAAGCACTCGGATGGCGAATATAATCTCCACTCTTTGTTTCATAGTACCAACCTTGGCCCTTTTCTTCTGGTTCAATATCTCCTTCGACCACCTTGACTGGACAATTCCAATTTGCTTTCGCTTGCTTTCTTATTTCGTAAAAGAAGTGTCTTTTAGCCATTTGCTATCTCCTTTCTACAGCATTACGCTTTCATGTTTAACCGCCCAATCGATATAAGCCTTGGTATCATATAGTTCCGGCTTGCCCATAGTACAATCTCTAATGCCAAGCACGCTAAATTCATCAGGCATCCGATTCAAATATTCTACTATTCTACCGAAAGTCTGCTCTGTTGCCCTGCTTGCCAGTGCTCCGCAGATAGCATAATTAACTGCTGGATCATTACTAATTTCTGCTTTTGTAGGATTCATCAAGATAGCATCTGGAGAAGGTATCTTTCTACAAATACGGAGAAAGCCAATGAACTCTGCTGCGGCTGCTTCACCAACGGTTCCTTTAATCAGTTCAAACTCTATATCTTTTGAAGGTGAAGTAGAAAGAATGTTAGAAACAAATTCCCAAGAGCGCGGAGAAGGAAAGGCTTTTTCGTCTGACTTCTTGGGGTCAAATGAGTGAAGTAGATTGGTTCTATACCTCAGAAAAGCAATTACTTCTGTCTTGATATTGTTTTGCATTGCCCATCGTACCCAATCATTTATATCTACTTCAAAATTAAGATGGACAAAGCGATTGGCCAGAGCAGAAGGTATCCTGTGTACTACCGCTTTGTCGTTTTCTCTATTGCCCGCTGCAATTACCATCCAGCCATCTGGCAAAGTATATTCACCAAGCTTTCTATCCAATACCAATTGATAACATGCTGCTTGTGTCAAGGGCGGTGCAGCATTTAATTCGTCCAGGAAGAGTATGCCGCAAGATGAAGAGTCATGCGGAAGAAAAGCAGGAGGACACCAATGAGCCATGTTGTCTCCGTTGATATGCGGCAAACCCCTCAAGTCCACTGGATCAAGAAGTACTGCGCGGACATCGATAAGAGTAAAAGGCTTTTTCTTATTTGGCTTTTGCTTCTGAGCTACTTGCTTAACTACTTGAGACTTGCCGACACCAGGAGCACCCCAAATAAAAACTGGTTGCTTGATTTGAATAAGAGCGGATAAGCTGTCAATGACTTGAGAAGGTTTCATTGTATTAATTCCTTTCTATAAGTAGTATTTGGTATGAAGTTAATTGTGATTCTACAGTACAACCAGCCAAATAAATATGTTTAGAACAACCAATAAAACAGCAACAACTTCTCCTGTCATTATCTTTCTTTCCTGTTTATATGGTTTGTATTCTTGAAACATAATTACTCCTTGTCTGGCCCGGTCGTGCCGGGCCTTGGGGTTAAATCAGGTTGGACAGCGGAACGTCCAGAATCCACACTTCGCCCTCAGTGTTGACAGCCAAGAAAGCCGCCAACTCCTCGGGTACGTCCTCAATACGGGCTACGCGGATGGAGGTCTGAATGAAGGGTTTTTCAGAAACCGCTAAGTCAAAACGTACCTCTAAAGTTTTCATGGGTCTTTCCTTTCTGGCCCGAGGGCCGGTTAGTTGACATTTTGCAGAGCTTTAATGATTTTTTCAGCATCTTCTCGTGAAGAGTAGATTCGGCAAATAGCGATGTCTGGAAAACGTCGATCTTCAGGAGTGAAATTAATGTCTCGAACGAATTTGCCTGAATAGTTCTTTCCTAGTTCCTCAAAATCGTCAGTAAGTTTATATGTTCCGTTCATTTTTACTTCTCCTTTATACTATCGGATTTACAAAAACATGATTGAAGAATGTTTCAACTTCATATTGGCACGAGTCATATCCAGCACTATCTAATGCTTGTATCACTTCTTGTTTTGTTGTGATTCTAGGAAGGTCTTCGCACCTTACTTCTTCTTCTGAAAAACAAATTTTGTGTTTTAGAAGTTCTTTTCTGAAAGCATTTACTCTTTTCATTCTGCTTGATTTTGTTGGCTTGTTTCTGGCTCCGATATCATGATGAGCAATGATTGCGAAGTTATTCATTGTGCTATCTCCTTTCTTGGCAGATAGCATTTAATTAACATATCATTGTTATTCAATGCATCAAGTACAGATAGAAAAGCATTTATCTCTGCATCCGTTCTGGAATATAGTTCTTTAACTTGTGGGTTTTCTTTTCCTTTGAATACTTCTAAAAGTTCTCTTTTGGCTGTTAGAATATCGCGCAATGCTTGCTTCAATTCTTTTGTTTTCATTATGCCTGCCTCTTTTTAGCATTGATAATTGCTTTTTCTGGAGTAGTACGCTTTAGACTTTTGTTTTCGCATCGTGGGCAAGTAAAGATATATTCAGGACTTGGCCCATGGCCTTTTGGCTTTTGCTCCATATAGCCGCATCGTGAACAAGAATAAGTATTCATTTGTTATGCCTCTCATTGATTCATTTTGAAAAACAATTTTACAGACAAGCTTGCATCAAAATCTTCCATTGGGATGGTAAATCGAGTGTCTTCATAATCTGGTTGAAATATACTTCCATCCATATCTTTTTCAGGAAATATAGGAAGATTTGCTTTCTCTGCCATTTCGTTTAATCTATAATCTACCCAGTGTTTCATAGTCTTATCTCCTTTATGCTTCTGTATGAGAAGCGAGAATGTTTAGGGCAAGCCTTAACCCAGGAACATTAATTCTTTCTACTGTTTTAGAATTGTGCAAATCATGATGAATATGGTTGATAATATCGTTTGAAATATTCGCAGCAAGAATACTATCTACACTTCCCCAGGGATATAATTCTGGAAATTGAGGATTGAAGTTGCAACAATCTTTTACTTTCATTTTCTTATCTCCTTTTCTTAACAATCTTTTGCCCAAGAAAACAAATCCCGATAAACAAGCCAATGAGCATAGGAACATTCCCATCTTTTAGACATTGGACAACCGAATACATCTAATTCAGATGGCCTTGAACGATAAACTTCATTTCCGATTTTCCAGAACTCCCAAAAAGAATCAGGGAATCGATAGCCAGAAGCAATCAATTTAATTTCCATAAATCATCTCTTTTTAAAAATTTGTTATATATTCATTCCATTCCATTTCTTTCATAAAATTCCATCTTTTCTTATTTCTTCCATGCGTCAAGTACTTAATCAGAAGAAAGCCAGGACTCCAATCTTCTGATTCTGGATCAATCTTGCAATTTAGATCGTCGAAAACGTGTAGGATAAAGGCGTGACCACTACCATTTGGAATGCTTTCCATGTTTATCCTCCGATTAAATTTATATCGAGACATAAATAGTATACTGTCGGCCGCCAATAATTGCAGTATAAATAAACTCTCCGCCGTTTCTACTTTTTTGCATTTCAACATTTTCACAAGCGGAAACATATCCAGCAATGCGTTTTACTATCGGTGAATCAGCTTCATAATACTTTCCAGAACAACCACACATGCACTTGCCGGGTTTTCCGGCATAAGCGCGATTGATTTTAACAGGATCAATAATTGGGCAATAAATGATTTGCGTCATGATTAAGTCTCCTTTTCAAAGTTTATCGATGAAGTTTTTAATATTTAGAATTTTGAGTTGGCATCGTAATAGTACTTTTTGAAATGGTCTTGATGAAATTTCAACAAATCAATCTCCCAGGCAGTCAAAGTATTGCGTACTATCTTTTCTTTAAAATCAGATGTGATGACTTCTTTATGCTCATGGAAACCACAGGGGATCATGATGCGGTATTCAATAGTATAATAGTCATAGATTGCTTCTATGCTAATCTTCCTTCTGTTCAAAATTTCTTGAACAATACCCAGTGTATCATCGCCGATTTTAAAGATTGCATTTGCATCATTTCCTGTTTCAGCTTGCTTCTTCATGATTAAATCTCCTTTTCAAAAGCGGCTTGTGCTTGCTTGCCACTGATTTTTTCTTCGGCTATGACGATTGCATGAGTATCACCGTTGGTATCTACTTCTCGAATAACTCCTTTAAAGCCAAGACCATTTAAGATTCTGGTTAGCGAATTGAAATCAATCTGTTCTTTATAATCCCAGACCATCGAAACTGTTTTGATTTCTTTTTTCTTCATGGCTTTATCTCCTTTGTTTGATTTTGGTTAGTTTTCGGTATTTAGTCCTGAATGAACATTGCCATTGAGCGGCGGATAGCATCGGCGGATATGTAGAGCTTTTCGGCCAGTGCACGGTCAATCATGTCAATGTGGTCATTTTTTTCCAGCAAATTGATGATATGCTCGGCGTGCTCCATATTGTGCTTTGCTTCTTTTTTCGTCATGATTTTATCTCCTTTGCTTCTGTATTTAAAATATTGTAAGCAAATTCATATGCATCAAATACTCTTTGGTCATTGATTTGCACACCGCCCATTGCCGTGTTGTGCTCTAATGAGAGGCGCAGCAATTCTCTCATCTTTTCATATCTCAAAGAGATAGTTTTTGTTCCAACTCCTTTTCGACGTACTACTTCGTTAAATGAAGTAGTTAGCAAATCTTTTATTGCGAATTCTTTAGCATTAGGATAATTTGTTCCCATTTTTTTCTCCTTTAATTTGTTAAAATATGTTTTAAAACTTTTTCGCCTCTGAACTCCACTTCAATTGTGGAGTTTTGATTGGAATATCCTAACTTTTCTAACATTCCAACCATATCTTCTGTTACTGCAAAAAGAACTTTGAAGCTTGCTTTTCTAAGTTCTTTCAGCATTTCTACTCCTTCTCGCTTTGAAAACGGACAAAAGTGAGAAACACAAAAATAATTAGAATCAAATCGACCAATACAGATCGATTTGTTGAAGAGAAATACTTTTTCTCTTTTGAGATACGATCCAAATCTATTGTGGTCTAAAATAGATTTGGGTCTTCTTATTTTCATGACTTTGGAATATTGCTTCCAAAGTTTGGAAGCATCTACTATTTGCAGAACGATTCTTCCGTCAAACAATCCAGAAATCATGATTTTATCTCCTTATTTAGTAGATTGCAGTTGCACATTTTTCACAGTAGATTTTATCGTCTGTAGTGCAAGTCATTTCCCACATCGGCTTGACAACTTTACATAAGCAGCATGTAGCAGACATTAATTTGGTACATGCTTTACAGAAACAATCTCCATTTTCATTTACTGCTGATTTGTTGTCATCTATTTTCTTTCCACAACTATTGCATGTTGTTTCCATAAAAATCCCCCTATGATGTATGCAGAAAAGTTCTTTTCTTCTTTGTGGGCATTAATTTAGTAAGGTTTTTATAAGAGGCCTTTTTTGGCTAATATAAAATTGATTTGATCGACGGTTAATGGACTTCCATCGATATTTGTTTGGCTTTTAATGTAATTAATTTTGGCTTGTTTAGAGCAGGCAGGACACCGAAGAAGAGCAATTTGCTCCTCTCTTTTAAGACGAGATTGACCTCTGCCAAGCCGTAAATTACATTTGCATCCGCATTTATAATTTGCCATAATAATTCTCCTTTACTAATGCCCACAAAGAAGAAGGAAAAAGGAATAAAGCTCTCTTTCCGTCTTCTCTGCATTTAACACACTCGCGTCATTCTGTTCGCCTTTACTCTTATTGTCCAGCAATGCTCAAAAGACTTACTTAAAACAACAATTCCATGGCAAGGTCTTTGACCTCATATCATTTAAAAACAAATGATACTTCGACGGCTGTTATGCAATGGACTGTTTATTCGGCCTTACGATTACATGAGCAGGAAAGCGCTTGGCGCGCTGTTAGAAAGGTTGTTGATGGACTAAGTAAGGTGGACTATGACTTCGGCTTAACGACGATAGGCGCTTGTCTCAAGTATGTTTTTATGGGGTTTACTCGCTGGGCCGTTTCCCCTGCCCGATCTTGAGATAAATTGGATCGGCTCTATCTATCGTTATTTCTGAATCAAATGCGCGGAACATGATCCAGTGCTGACAAAACCCAGTGGAGCGGTTTGCGGTGGTTTCGTCGGCTTGTCAAAGAACCTTCAGGAGTTCGCCTGGGGTTGGATCGGTGTAGCGCGTGTGAACCAAGGAACTGGTTCCTTTCTATCAGAAAAAATTAAACTTGTAAACAAAATTAACACACATATTTAAAATAATTTTAATAACAAAATCAACAATATACAAGCCAAAAATATGGTATTTTCCAAAAGCCCACCCATCTAAAACGAAAAAAAGAGCTATTATCACGTCATTAACAGTTAACACATGTTAACTGAACTGTTAAAAACATTAACACATGTTAACCAATCAAATTAACACATTAACAGAAGTATAAAACAATCATAAAATACTAATAACCATGCGAAAAAGAAGAGACATTCCAATTATAAAACCTGCCGATGCTCCTAAGGGAAGAGGTAGGCCAAGCAAGAAGCCCAAAGTAAAGAAGAGTTATCTATATAAACCACCAGAAGCACGAGACTTATCCGATTTACAGATGCGATTCTGTGAAGAGTACATAGTAGATTTAAATGGTGTACAAGCGGCAATACGATCCGGCTATAGTCCATCAAGCGCAGGCATAACAGCAAGCAAACTTTTAGCAAATACTTCTATCATTAGATATGTACAACATCTTAAGATAGAACGCGCCAAAAAATTAGAAGTCTCCCAGGATAGAATAGTACAAGAGTTAGCAAGAATAGCTTACAGCGACCATAGAACATTTTATGATAAAGAAGGTTGGCCGATACCGATAGAGCTATTGACAGACGATCAGCAAGCATCGGTAAGGGACATTCAGTGGGGAGAAGAAGTCCAGAAAGATAGAACTGGCGAAACAATAAAAGATCAAAATAACCAAGATAAGATTTTTAGATATGTAAAGAAGTATGCTTTTTATAATAGAGTAGATGCGCTGAGAATGCTCGGGCACCATTTGGGAATGTCTCTTGATAAACCATCGGAAAGATTTACTGGAAAAGATAAACCGCAGCAAGAGATAACATTCGAACATTTACTTAGAAGATTGGATGCAGCGAAGTTGGAACAATTAACACAATGGTTAGTATCTGCCGCGCAGCCAATTAAAAGTGCTCATCCTGTAGATAAAGAAGATATTCCAGAATGGCCGGATGAAACCCTTGGCGGTATGCAATGACAAAATGCCCAAGATGCAATGGTGAAGTTTTTAAGGTAATCTATTATGGATTGCCTTTTTCTTTATGCAAAGAAGAAGATTGCAGTTGTTTGTTTGGTTTCTTTGATTTCATTGCAAGATATCTTCCTTTTAATGGATGGTTTTATGCATATGAAGGAAGTTATCTGATTGCTTTAATATGTTGGTTGTTTGGGATGGAAACTGGAAAAGACGAATGAAAAAGAAATTCTTTATTGCATTTATCTTTATGCTATTTGTTTTTATAAGTATTGGCTTGAAGTGTTTTATCTTTTCCAATAGTTCTACTGGAATGATTGCGGATGATAGTAGTCATGTAATAGACAGTAGAGAGTATGGAAAGTAATTAATGTTTAATGCTTTTGACATATCCAGCTATACACCAAGACAGCTAATGGATTCAATTCCACCGAATCCTATTCCGATAGCCGAAAGAATACTGGCAGAAAAATCATTAAAGCATTTTGTAATGCAAGCCTGGCATATACTTGAGCCGAGAAGCCCTTTGATTTGGAATTGGCATCTTGATGCAATCTGCCAACACTTAGAAGCAGTAACAAACACCTATCTTATTAAATCAGGAATAGCTGGAAGAGAAATAGACAACCATTTCTATGAAGCAAATTATTCCATTCCTTCTATAAACTACTTATGGATAAATATGCCGCCGAGACATGGTAAGAGTTTGCTTGTTTCTGTCTTCTGGCCATGTTGGGAGTGGGGTCCGAAAAACCTTCCAGACTTACGATATCTTTTCATCTCATATGCACAGCCACTATCTACCAGAGACAATTTAAAACGAAGAAGATTGATAGAGTCCAATTGGTATAGAGAAAGATGGGGAGAGCGTTTTCATCTTACTACAGATCAGAATGCAAAAACTCGCTTCGATAATGACAGAACAGGAGTAATGATTGCAACTTCTATCTCTGGTCTTGGAACGGGCGAAGGCGGGCAACGCGTTTGTCTACCATATAACCAGAAGATAGATACAGAAATTGGTAGGGTCGAGATCGGAAAGATCGTCAAAGAAAAATTAGAAATCAAAGTTGTTAGTTTTAATCATAAGACAAATAAAACAGAACTTTCTAAAATAGAAAAGTATTTTGAAAATGAAGGCCGAGATATTTTTGAGATAGAACTTGAAGACGGCACGACATTTCGATGTACTGAAGATCATCCTGTATATGTTAATGGTAAAGGGTATATTCAAGCAAGAGAATTAACAGAAGAAGATGAGGTGGTCTGCTTATAATGGGTTGTTTATATCAAATAACTTCTCCATCTGGTAAGTCTTATATAGGCATTACTAATTTTACCGCTCAAGAAAGATGGTCTCAGCATGTAGGCGAAGCATTAGGGTCAAGGTCTAAAAGAGCAATTTCTAATGCTATAAGAAAATATAGCTCTGATTTGTTTGATGTTAAAACACTTCTTATTGCAAATGATGCGGCTTATTTAAAGTTGATGGAAGTTAAAGTAATTGCGGCATTTAAAACGCATACACCTAATGGTTATAATATGACTGCTGGCGGAGATGGTGTTGTTGATTTAGATAGCGAGACTTTTAAAAATCTTCTTGAAAAACGCTTAAAAACTATAAGGTCGAAAGTATATAGAAAGAAAAATTCAGAAACTCAAAAGGCGCTTTGGACAGAAGAAAAAAGACAAGAAAGATCAAGAGTTGTTTCTGAATTGTGGGAAGATGAAAATTATCGCAATCATATGTCTGAAGTTCACAAAGGATGGCATTATTCTAAAAGAGAAAGAGAAAAAGCGTCTATACGTTCTAAAAAACGCTGGAGTAATCCGGAGTATGTCAAAAGACATAAACTTATGATGAAGAAACTTTGGCAAGATGATGAATTTAAAAAGAAAATGGCTGAAGCCACAACCGATGAAGTAAAAAAGAAGATAGGTGTTGCTTCAAGAAAGATGTGGTCTGATCCAGAGTTTCATGCAAAAAGAAGTAAGCAAATGAAAGAGTATTTTAATTTGCCAGAAGTTAAAGAAAAAATAGCTGAAAAAACAAGACAACAAATGGCTGATCCAGAAGCAAGAAAAAAGATTGGTGAAGCCATGTGTAAGCATCGAGGTTATATCTTTTCAAAAGGTATTAAACCAAAAAATCCGAGAAGCGTGTTTTATAAAATTTGGGACAAGATAGAAAGTAAGATAACATTCGCAGAGCTTTATCGTTTTGATATTGAAAGCCGTAGAATATCAGAAGCTGTTGATCGTGGCTATTTGGTGATTGTTAAATAATGAAGATTAAGAAGATAAAAAGTATTAGACGAATCAGAAAAGACTCTGCTACTTATAATATTCAAGTAGCAGATAACTATAATTATTTTGCCAATGGTGTACTTGTTCATAATTGTATTGATGACGCCCATAACGTGCTTGAAGTAGAATCAGAGCCAAAAAGACAAAAAGTATTAGCTGTCTGGGACGATACTCTTTCAACTCGTGTCAATGATGTAGAAGTCGGTGCTTATGTCGGCGTCATGCAAAGAACACATTCAAAAGATTTAACTGGTCATATTTTAGAAAAGAGAAAAGATGGGCAGATAGACAATCTTGTGCATGTATGTCTTCCTGCAAGATACGAAAAGAATCATCCGCACCCTTCTGATACTCCATTAAACTTTACAGACCCAAGAACAGTAGAAGGCGAGCCTTTAGATAAAGGAAGACATCCAGAAGATAGTCTAAAGCAATTAGAGGGAAAACTTACTGCCTGGGGTAAGGCTGGTCAGTTACAGCAAAGACCAAGGCCAAAAGGTGGTCAGATTGTTCAAGCAGGAAAAATTAAGATAGTAGATAACTATAATCATAGATTAGTAAAGAAGATGGTGCGTTACTGGGACAAAGCTGCCTCTGAGGATAAAAGTGCTTCTCACTCAGTAGGTCTTCTGATGGCATCTATGAGAGATGAATGTATTGACTACGGCTTTATTGTTCTGGATGTTGTCTACGGCCAATGGACTTCTGGCGAGCGTGATGTAAGAATGCGTCAAACTGCTCAGATGGATGGAATAGAAGTTGAACATGTAGTAGAGCAAGAAGGTGGCTCCGGCGGTAAAGAATCAGCACAAAACTCCATAAGAAAAGTATTTCTTGGTTATAAGTGTTCAGCAGATCACCCATCAGGCGCAAAAGATGTAAGACTTGAGCCGTTCGCTGGCCAAGTAGAAAACAACAATATTGCTATGTTATCTGCTCCTTGGAATAAAAAATATGTGGAAGCATTAGAAGAGTGCTCTGTTGGTTCCGTAACAGACTTTGGGGATGGTTCTTCTGGTGCTTTTAACTGGCTTAATGGTTTAACTGGTAAGGGAAAGTCTAAAGTAAGAATAGGAGTTGTAGGATAAATGAGTACTTTTGATGTGGACTTGAGAACAATCAATCCGCAAACAGGAGACATAATAGTTCTACAATTAGACGTGGATAACATTCCTTATTTTGATTTAGACGATTTTATGGAAATGCAAGATAAGTTGAAAGAAGCATTTCCAAGGAACAAAATAATACTATTGGCTAAAAGCGATAATTTTTTGGTCTGTAAGAATAAGAAAGAAGTTCAAGAGATATTAAACGAGTTGTCATAAACATTGGATAGTTTGGATAGACAAGTGAATGGGTGCTACAGAACGCAAAGAGAAATAGAAGAAGGCATTTGCACTTGTCTACAATACGAGCAAGCAACAGGAAGATGTTTATCAAAGATAGATACAGTATCAAAAATAGATGGTCAGTCAACTTGCCCAAGAAACCCGTTGGCGATACCTTATAAAGAGTGGGAAAAAAGAAAATGAATCTTTTCTTTAATCCATTAAAAGCTTTCAGAAGATGCAAAGAACTTGAATGCAGGATTGCAAGAAAAGAAGAAATGTCCAGACTTTGCGAAGAGAAAGCAAAACTTCTTAAAAACGGAATAAGATGCGATCAAGAGCAGCTTGATAAATTAAGAATTAAAATAGCCAAGAAAACTAAAAGGAAATAAGCAATGGCATTTACTCCAACATATCTTCCTAATAGCAGAAGCAAGTTTTTTCAGTTCTTTGCTACTGGTAACACAACGATGGTTGAAGCATTAAATCTTGGTAAAGCATTTGAACTTGCCGATATTAGATTGATTCTTTCTGCTGCTCATCCTTCTGTAACTTATTTCACCGCTAATTTATCTGCTGGTCAAGGTAGTGCTTATAACGTCGTGCTTGCTTCTTTTCTTGCAAGTACTCTAACCAATGTAACAGATAGAGTATGGACACCTTCTGCTGATAAAATATTATATCAACATAATGATACTATTCAATTTTCCATGCTTAACAGCGTTGGTGCGATTTGGGGGTTAGTTGTAACTGGTTGGGCAGTACAGGATTAATACTTAATGGCAGATATCATTCTATCACAAGAAGGCGAAGTAATACCTTCCAACGAAGGCGATACGGTATTCGATTATTCTGAATATACCTTATCTGCTGAAGCTGGTAGTATTACTCTTGCTGGTACTGCTGCTGATGTAGTTAAAAACTATGCTGTTTCCGCCGATGCAGGAAGTATTGCTTTAACTGGTACAGATGTAGGATTAATTTCCGTATTTATAATTACAGCTGAAGCAAGTAGTATTGCCTTAACTGGTGCAGATGCAACATTAACAAAACAAATACCAATCGATGCTGAAGCTGGTGCTATATTTTTAACTGGTACCGACATCGATTTAACCGCTACTCGTTTAATTGATATTGAATCTGGAAGTATATCTTTAACAGGAACAGATGCCTCTCTTGAACGTCATCGAATATTTGACGCTGATTCATCTTCTATATCTATAACGGGTACTGCCGCCGATTTAGTTAAAAACTATGCTGTTGTTGCTGAAGTTGGAAGTATTGTCTTAACTGGTACAGACATTGATCTAACTGCTACTCGTTTAATCAGCGCGGAATCATCTTCTATATCTATTACTGGTACGGACGCAGCACTAACAAGACAAATACCAGTCGATGCTGAAGCAAGTAGTATTGTTTTAACTGGTGCGGATGCAACATTTATTTATTTATATCAAATTCAAGCCGACGCTGGTTTATATTCTACATCTGGCCAAGATGCCTCTTTAGTTAAAAACTATGTTGTAGTAGCTGAAGCTGGAAGCATTTTAATAACTGGCATAGATGCTACCTTATCAAAGTCCGCTACTGAAAGCGGAGAAGTTGTTTGGGACACTCAAGGGGATAGAATCCCGTCAGATGATGGCGATAGAGTATTCGATGGAATAGATGCTCCAGATAGCTATGCTGTTTCCGCCGATGCTGGAAGTATTGCTTTAACTGGTACAGATGCTACTTTAACAAAAACAAAGACAATTTCCGCAGAATCATCCTCTTTTATTATTTCTGGTACAGATGCTTCTCTACAAAGACATATAGTATTTGCCGCCGAAGCTGCATCTGTATCTATTACAGGCACAGATGCTACACTTATAAGAAACCGTTCTGTTGCCGCTAATGCTACAAGCTTTATTGTTTCCTCTATTGGCGCAACTTTACAGAAAACGACTATATTTGATTGTGATAGCGCTCAAATTTCGCTTTCAGGAGAAGACGCTGCTCTTATACGCGCCTTTGTTCAATCGGCAGAATTTGGCTCGATTTCATTATCAGGTAATAATGTTGATTTATTAAAGTCTCTTTCTCTGTCTGCTAATGCAGGAAGTATCTTAATATCTGGCAAGGCCGCTGATTTATCTCAGCTTGCCGCTTTAAGTATTTCTGCTGATTCTGGAAGTATTGCTCTAACTGGTACTGATGCAAGTTTAGATTTTACTTTAAGAGTTCTTCAAGCAGAGCCAAGCAATATATCTATTATTGGTAAAGATGTAGAATTAACAAGAGCACTAACTGTTCAATCCGATCCTGCATCTTATTCTATTGTTGGCAGCGATACCCCTCTTACCAGAGGAAGATATATTGCGGCTAATGTTGGCAACATATTTTCTTCCGGCAAAGATGTTGATTTTATAAGAAGTTATGTTTTTGATGCAGAATTAGGACAATATGTTTTAACAGGAAGTAGTGTTAGTTTGGATTTAGCAGTAGTTATGTTACCTCACGGGTTGGCAAGTCTTTCTGTTTCTGCAAAGCTACCAGTAATATCGGCAGAAGCAAGAAGACCTGGAATAACAGCGACATTGAATTTATAACGAAAGGATTTAAAGAAGATGGCATCATTTAATAAATTTCAGGATTTCGCAGAGCAGTTGGCAAAAGGTATTCATCAGCTTCATGCTGCTGGTCATACTCTTAAGGTCTACTTGAGTAATGCTGCACCGTCTGCTTCTGCCGATGCGGTTAAAGTTGATCTTGCAGAAATTACCATGACTAATGAAACAACTCATGGTGCTGGTGGTGGAGATATTCAAAATGACTACACCGAGACTGCTGGCGTTGGGACTTTGACTGGTACTGATGTTACTTTTCTTGCTACCGGCGCTCTTGGCCCATTTAGATATGTAGTACTTTATAACGATACCCCTACCGATCCTGCTGATCCTTTGATTGGCTGGTGGGATTATGGTAGTGAAATCACTCTAAACGCTGGCGAATCTTTTACTGTAAACTTTGGCGCATCTATTCTTACGATAGAGTAATAGGTAAATAATAATGATATCTATCTCTGAAACAGCAAAAGAAAACAGTACTATTATATTTGATGTTTCTTTTACAGATGAAGATGATGCAGATGTAACGCCAGAAAGCATTGCATGGACTCTTGTTGATTCTCAAGACAATGTTATAAATAGTAGAGATGGTGTTTCTGTATCTGTACCAGCGCCGACTGTTTCAATAGTACTTACTGGAGACGATTTACAAATACAGACTTCAGAAAGATATCAGAAGAAGGTTTATAGATATCTTATAGTCGAAGCAATTTATAATAGCGACGCTGGAGATGGTTTATCTATTACAGAATCTATCAGATTTAAAGTTGAGAACTTGATCCATCTTGTTTAGAGGAAAACATATTATGAAGAAAATGTTTTTTCTTATTTTAGCGTGTTTTGCGCTAATGCTGAATACAAGTACCCTTTTTGCTGCCGCGCGTCCTGACGGCAAAAAGACTATGTATTTAGCTACTGCTTTATCAGGCGGTGCTTCTGGCGCATTAGATGCTTTTGATATTACTGGAGCTGGCACTCCAAATACTTATGATTTGGTAGATGGCGACACTTGTATTGTTACTACTTTAAGTAGTACTACTGGTACTTCTTATAGTTATGTTTTTGATGTTGATGGGACAGATGCAGAATCTTCTCCATCTATAATTAGGCCAGACGATTATGATACTGCTGGTGTGTGGCGTCTTGCAGTAGTATCAATGGAGTCTTTAGCTCTCGTTCCTTCTACTTCTCCAGGCTTTGATCTTTATGATTCTGATAATCCGGGTACAGATAAATGGACAGCATCATTTGAAGCAGCCTATGTGGATGGAGCAGACGGAGCAGAAAATAGCGATATTTTGATTTATATCAATCAGGGCGGTACAAAAACGCTTGTTCTCCAGTTTGATGAATCAGATGATCAATGGGAGACTTCTAAAGCGATTAACTCTTCTGGTGGGTTTGTAGGGGCTTTAACTGGGAATGCTTCTACGGCTACGGCAGCAGCTTCTCAAGCAATCACGGATAATGCTATCATCACGGCAGATGCGGCAGATATAGCAGATAATGACTATGCCAAGTTCACAGCAAATGGTGTAGAGGGCCGATCTTATTCCGAAGTACTTTCAGACATCGGAGCGGCGGCAACTGCACACACTACGCAGTACTCGGCAACTCCTGTAGTCGATGACGCCGATAACTTTGATGATAACTTCACCAGTGATAATCTCTACGGCGGGACTTTCATCGCTAACGCTGCCGGAACCATTATACTTCCCGATCCCGCCGTTGGCATGAATTTCACAATAGTACTGGAAACGACCGGCGCAGTAATCGTTGACCCGCTCGACACCGGAACCGCCGACACAATCGTAATGAACGGGCTTGCTGCTGCCGCTGATGAAAACATCACGGCGGGCGCTACGGGTGCATTAGGGGATATGTGTGTCTTCCAATACAGAGCCGCAAATAGTTGGATGGCGACTTGTACCGGATGGGCTGAAGCTACACCTCCGTAATAAGGGGATTATATGAAAAGAATAACATCAGTAGTTTTAATACTTCTGGCTTTCGCGGCTCTGGCTTATGGCGGGTTGCTGCAAGAACGGCAGGCGGCTGTGGTTGCGGCGCGGTCGGTGCCGGTGGCTTCCAGTTATACTGATGTTCTATTCCATTGGGGCGCTGAGAACACCATGGACGCAGATAAGGGTAGTGTCACCGGCACAAATAACGGCGCTGTTTTTGATTCGACAACCTACAAAGTTGGGTCTTATTCCATCGAGCGCGATGGTAATAATGATAATGTTGTTTTTGCTATATCTACTTCGCACTTAGAAAAGGAGGGCGGGCAGATAGGGTTTTGGTGGTACAACGGCAACGGCTATCAGGCAGCCTCCCTTAATCGCATCCTGACGATTGTAGACACAGGCGGTGACGATTCAATTGTTTTGAAAGTGCATTCCAGCGGCGGGCTTTCGCTTTATTGGGACTCGCAAGCCGCATCTTCGGACGCAGCAGAATATACAGCCGCCGCCCTATCGACATCAACATGGTATTACATCGTGCTTTTTTGGCATCAAGGCGATGCTGGAAATGATCTAATCCTGACAATCTATGATGAGGCGGGGTCGGTGGCTGGATCGGCTACCGATGCGAATATCACCGCCTTTACTGATGATCCGAGCACACTGACAATTTTTACTGCAACATCCGACGCTCACCGATCCAATGTAGACAACTTCATAATTTCAAACGACGAAACCAGGGATATGTTGGCGGTGCGTGATGTTACGAATTTTAATTAAACTTGCGGCTTTATGCCTGTTACTGCCGGCTGTCTGCCTCGGGGAAACGTACCTTGACTTTGAGGAGTTTCCCGTAACAACCGGCAGCGTACCTGGCGATTCAACAAATTGGGAGTATAGTTCAAACACTACAAACAACTACCCAGCGAATGTCGAGTCTAACACTTCTGGATGGAAAACGAAGAGTTATTTATCCGATGGGTATAATTGGTTTTACAGGGTCCAATCTTTTCAGGGTGATGGGTGTGATGACCATTATGGCCTAAAGACCTTCGGATACTTAACGATTTCATCAAATGGGTATACCGGAAATGCTCTCCAATACACCGTAACAGGTGGTCTTAGGGACGGAAATTGCTCCACGCTCTATGGCACCGAACTATATTGCAGAGAGCAGTATAGCGGGCCTGAAGATGTCTATACATCTGGCGAAATCGGGCATCCTTATATCTATTTCAAAAAGCTGAATAGCACATTGACGGCGCGGAACACGTCGGCTTTTTCTCAGATCACAGATAAAAACAGGTGGTCAGTTTATGTTTATCTGCCGAGTGGGTATGATAATGGGGCTGGTGGTAGTTCGCCGGTAGGTGCTTCTGCTGTTAGCAAGACTTCGCAGGTTGGTATATTCCGCGACCCTGCCAGCACCGCGTATCATCATTATTTCAACTTCTGCACGCAGGGCGGTGGTTGGGCAAAGTTCCAAATAGAAGAAACCACCAACGGCGATAACGCTACAGACGGATCGACACGATACATCCCCAACCTCCTGACAAGCACATGGCAATTTTATATCACAACCTTGCCATATGCCGGAAATGCCACTCCACCATATAATGTTCTTTACGATAATTTGTCTTTTGATTCGGACGCATACGCCAATCAGAACAACGAGACTATCTCGAACATCGCCATTATGTATAACGGTAGCGGCGGGTGGGAAATTTCACTGAATGATAAATATAAAGATGCGACGACTGTCCGCTCGTATGCGACCTATGAACTTCGTTACTCCTTGTCAGGAGCTATAACAAACGAGAATTGGAATAGTGCCACTCCCGCTCAAATTACAGCAGACAGTAGATTCAGAATCCTCGCTCGGACTGACGGAAAATTCCAGAAGTGGGTAACGTACAGTCAATTTGTGTGGGCTCCATTTACCTTAGAGGTAGAAGACACGGCAGCTTTAACAGGTGGATCAACTGTGTACTTCGCGGTTAAAGATATTAGTCAAAATCCGGCAGATTTAACAGACCCAGTTGACGGAATCAACGGCTATTGGGCGACAAGCCAAGGCGGTAGAGATTATGTCGCTCAGTCAGCATACTTCGATTATGCGAACGACGAAGCCGCATTACCACTGATAAAAAGGATCAGCTACACCATCGCGGGGGTCGGAATCCGCCGCATGTCCGGCTCAGGCGCAGTAATACGCGGAGGAAGTTATAGATAGAAAGGCGAACATGAAATGAATAGCAGCAACTTTTACTTTTAGGACATTAAAATAATGTTTTATCTTATATCTTCAGAAGCAATAAGAAAAGAGTTGAAACAGTTTGATATCTTCTTTGGAAAGAAGATATCAACAACTGAAAGTTTACTTGATACAAAATTTATTCTCTTATCAAAAGAAGAACTAAAAGAAACAATACAATGGGCTAATGGTAGAATAGCAGAAAATTACAATGTAAAACCAGAAGAAGTAAAGAGTTTGTGGAAATCATTGAAACATGATTGTGATGATTTTGCTAACGAACTTTGTACTTTTTCAAATATGCGTTTTGCTTTAATGAAAGAAGCAACTGCTTCACCAGCAATTTTTAGAGTGATAGTAGATAGAAATCCACTTCCTCATGCTTTCAATATGTGTTTTACACAGCAAGGAATTTGGTATGCTGATCTTTCAAGAGGTGTAGATATATGGCAGGAAAATCCAACCATATTAGGATTCGGATGATGAAAAAGTATTTTATCATATCTTTTTTTATTCTACTTTGCGCTTGCGGAAAACAATACCAATTAGAGCGTACTGGTGTAGAGTTCGATGCAGACAACGATAATGTGTTCGACGACTCTTTCAAATTTGACGTGGATAATCTCTACGACGACGGCTCGGCGTTGTCTGCGGATATTCTTGCTTTACTTAAAGCAGACTCTGCTGCTGACACGGGAATAGCATTTTTCACAAATGCAAACGCTACGACTATTTTTGGGTTCACTTACACCGATCTTGATTTCGGCGCATTTACTGGCTCGACGATTCCAGACGATAGCGATGCGAAGGAAGCATTTCAAGCCCTTGAAACAGAAGTAGAGACAAAAGCAGACACCACAGGAACGGTTGGGGCTTTTACTCTTGCCGATCAAACAAGCCAAATAGTGGACTTTCTCAGCCTGACCGCTGGCGAAGCGATTACGGCAGGAAATCCCGTTTATGCCAAATGGGACGCCGGATTGGAAGAGATATGTATTTTTGCATACGACGCAGACGCGGCAGACGCGGCAGACTTCTTTATGCTTGGAATAGCAAGCTCAAGCGCAAGCGCAGAAGCCGCAGTACAAGTATGGGTTGGCAAAGCGATGCTGATGAGACGCGATACCTTTTCTTTCCCCACGGCCACTTACGGAAAGCCATTGTGGTCAACGACTACGGCGGGTGGGATTAGTTCAACACCACCTCCAACAGCCGGAGATCATGTAATCAAAATTGGTACTGCCGTTGCAGCAAACTACATTCTGTATCGCTTCAGTATTGATGATACTCAACGGGAGCCAGCCCCATGAAGTATATCCTATCTCTTATTTTTTTACTCTTCGCGGCTCAAGCAAGTGCTGCAACCTATTACGTTACTCAAAGCGGAGATGGTTCTGGCGATGGTTCCACCTTAGGAAACGCCGCGAGCATAGCAACCCACAATGCCGGGACAGGGGTATTTGCCGACCTATCCGGCGATACCGTGAGCATGTCGGGAAATATCACAACAACCCTTCAAGCACGAACCGGAGCCACCTATGGCGGCACGGCTACCTTTACCACTTACAGCGCGAATTCCACTTCAATAAATATCTCCGGCGTCAGCAACGTCACGGTTCAAGACACCACAGTAGATTGGGACCACACCACGGCGATGGGTTCGACCCTTATCAACTTGTATGGTATCAGGGTTATAAACAGCTCCAATATCTCAATTGATCATAATACCATCACCGAAACGCCCAATGCGATCCTTATTTATACTGATTCTGACACAGTGAGCATCACCCGCAATACTTTCCAAAGAAATACTGAAACCGGCATTTTCATGACGGCGACCTGGGACCACCCGATAACCAACGTCACCATCGGCGGTTCGGCGGTCAACGCTAATACTTTTATCGAGAACACCTATAAGACTCTTTGGGGCAGTAATACAGTAGGTTACGACATTCGGGCCGATCAATCTACTTCTCATTTGGTTGTCAGCCACAACCATCACTACTCCAATACCGCCAACTACATGATGTCCGCGCTACTTTTGCATGGGACTAAAAACGTGCTGGTCGAACACAACAAGATGCACGCCAACCGCGCTTTCAACGCAAGGCCGATGATCTCTATCAAGGGAGCGGACACCGCAACGACGACAGACGCTTATAAGGCTCCATATAATATCATTATTCGCTTTAATGAGTTGTGGGACTTGGACGTAGCGTTGAATCCGTACACCGCTCCGGCTCAAGATGGTATATCGGTATCCGGCAACTGGCACGACATTTATATTTACGGCAACTGGATTCGTGACGCCGATATGGGGATTGATTTTAACCCCGGCAACTGGTCGTCTCCTGCGACAGATACAGACGGGGTGCATGTTTACAATGGGTTTGTTTGGGCCAATATAATTCAGGATTCCGTAACTGGCTTGTCGATCACTGAATACTCCGCGACTGACCGTTTCCAAAAGATTTACTACCTAAACAACACCGTCCACAATGCTGGCGCGTTTTTATTGGCAGCATCAGGCAATCGCCTGGAAAACGTCTATGTGAAGAACAACATAATCCACACTTCTCCGAACGGTTCTTATACTTTCCGCGCTCCCGTTCCGACAAGCTACACGGTTGAAACAGATTATAATATGCACTGGCCCTCAAGCCATGCCAATGTATACTGGCAAAATTCTGCCTCTTGTACTCCGTGCGCTTATAATTCTGCCAATGTACCAACAGGCCAAGGAGACAATGACCTTTCAGCCGACCCTCTGTGGATGAACTGGCACCCAGGAGATTATCGACTTTCGGTCGGCTCCACGGCTATCGGCGCAGGCGTGACAGTAGCAAATACAGATCTACCATCATTTGACAATCTAATTACGATTCAAGGTGTTACATATTGTAATAATAGTAGCGGCTCTTGCGATCAACTCTTATCTTTCGGCTATGGCCTGGGGGATGACTCTACTTTGACCATGGAGAGTTACGCTCCAACCTGGACGGCCAGATCGGGGGCATGGGACTTGGGCGCAGTTCTTCACGGTGGATCGGAAGCAGATATAACCCCACCAACGGTAACGAGCGCAACGATTGATTCGACCGGACTTTTACTGACCATTTTATTTGATGAGTCCTGCACTGGGAATGCCGGGTTTACTATCACGCCGTCTGGTGGCGCGGCCACACTGACCTATGCCAGCGGGACCGGGCCAAATCGAGTTTATGATATATCCCGCGCTATCGACTATGACGAAACCGTTACCTTTTCTTATACAGCCGGTGATGTTGAGGACATAGCAACCAACGCACTCGCGACCATTACTACCGTAGCCGTTGTAAACAACTCCAATGAGGGATATACGGCGGCAACGGGATTGATTCGGAACAAAGTGCCTGACCCGGTTTGTAACCTTGTGACAAACCCCACAATTAATAAAGTGGCATATGCTCCAGCGCCGTCACCTACTCCGTCATATGCATGTTCCGAAACTGCATACAGATCAGTTACACAAAGCGGAACACTCAAAGACTCTCTTGCTGATAGCTATCTGAGAATATTTTGGGGGCAAGTAATTACAGCCGGGGAAGCTGACAGGGATATTTGCACAGTCACTTGGGACATTTCCAGAACAGCGGGAGATACCAGTAGTAAAACGTATGTCACCGAAATCTGGTCACTCGGTGGAAGCAACGAACTTGATACTCTCTTGGGCCAGTCCGATACATTGACCGGGTTCAATTCTGCGTCCACAACAAGAGTCACTTTTACTTTCAGCCCCGCCGTAACAGCAGCAGCGGGCAACGCTATAATTTTGCGAAGGTACAACACAACAGATGGAGATGCTTCAAACTATATCTCGGTGCATTACGTGTCCTCAAATGCTGATAGCAGCTACAGTTCAAAGGCCAGATGGCGTGATACGGGTGCGCTTGGCACGTCGGGGATTGAAACCACGGTGGATTTAAGTGGAACATTCCACGCGTACGTTTTGGTAGAATAGGAGATTAAATGCAATATCTCTGGTTCATACTTCTTCTTGCTATCTATACACCTTCACAGGCAGCACAGGTGGTGCTCCAATGGGATGCTAATAATCCTACGCCGCAGGGCTACCGTATTTTCCAGCGGTCTGAAAATGGGCAGTATAACTATCTTCAACCTGTATGGACTGGCACGGCTACTACAACTACTATAGAGAATTTATTTGAAGGTGTTCCGTATTACTTTGTAGCTCGCGCCTTTGTTGGTTCCGATGAAAGTGGAGACTCAAACGAAGTTATGTTTATTGCTCCTGTTATTCCAATTCCAGTAATTACTCCAGTTCCAAGCTCGGAGCCAACTCCAATGCCTCCGAAGTGCTTCCCGATTTCTGGATCAGCTGGATTTATTTCTACCATTGCTCCTGGTGAATATACTATCAAAGACAATGGTAAACTGTGGACATTGACTATTGTTGATGTACTACCAAAGACTAACTTTTCCGGCAATATCATTACCAAGACGTTTCACAGAGAAGAGTGTAGATACTATAAATGTTTAACATGCACCGCTAATTTTGTGACCAGAGAAGCAGCTATTGCAGCAGGATATAAACCGTGCGGAACGTGTAAGCCATAAAAGTATAGGAGATTGGAAGATGGGGTTTGATAAGTTAAGCGATGCAAAAATAAAATTGCTTCAGTGGATGATAGGAATACTTCTAACAACTCTGACAATTAGTGGCGCATGGACAATGCAGCAAATTTATCAACTTAAATGCGATCTACCAAAAGAGTATGTTATGCTTGAAAGATATCAAGCGGATCATAACTCGTTAGAAAGAAGCATAGATAATATAGATAAAAAGTTGGATAGATTAATAGAGAGAAGCGGTTGTATTGATAAGCAATAAAAAAGGAATACGGTTTTGACAATCTTCTCTAAAATATTTGGATCGAAAAACAAAAAAGAAAGTCGAATAGCTCGCTTGCTATTTTCTTCTGGTGGCGGTGCTATTTATAGTGAAAAGAACTATGAAAATTTCAGCAGAGAAACATATCTAAAAAATGTGATTGGTTTTAGATGTATTCTTGAAATTGCTCAAGCTTGTTCTTTTGTGGATTGGTATCTTGAAAAAAGAATATCTCAAGATCAAACAGAAATAGTAACAGATCATGAAGTAAATAATTTGCTACATAGACCAAATAGAGATAACTCTTGGTCTATGTTAATGTATAGATCGGCGGCATTTCTTGCTTTATCTGGTAATACTTTTTTTGAGAAAGTACGATTACAAACAAGAAATGCAAAGTTTCCTTCTGAAATGTATGTACTTAGACCAGATAGAATTACTTTGGTTCCAGGCGATAATGGAAGATTAAAACAATACGAATATACTACAAATCAAGGCAAAGAATATTTTGATATAGACCCTATAACTAATGAATGTGATTTACTTCATGTTCATACTTTTCATCCAACAAATGATTTTTGGGGCGCTGGTCCGGTTGAGCCAGCAAGTAGAGAAATAGATATCTCCAACGAAACAACTGATTGGAACATGTCTTTGATTCGCAATCAGGGGCGACCAGGGATGGTTTTTACTATTGTTGGAGATATGGGAGATGATGATTTTGCAGCTTTTGAAAGAACTTTAAATGAAAAATTTACTGGCCCATCTAATGCCGGAAAGAATATAGTAATTACAGGAGACAATGGAACAAAAGCAGAACCTTATTCTTTTACTCCACAAGAGATGGAGTTTGTAGAAGGAAGCAGAGAATCGGCAAGAAGAATTGCTTTATCTTTTGGTGTTCCGCCTATGCTTCTTGGTGTTCCTGGGGATAACACGTATTGTTTGCCTGCTGATGCAACAATATCTACTCCTAAAGGGCCAAAAGAGATTGTAAATCTTTCAAAAGGCGATTTTGTTTATTCTCTTGTAGATGGACAAATGAAGGCTATGTCTGTTTCTTGGCAAGGCAAGGTCGGCAGGAAACAACTTTATAAAGTAAAAACTAAGAATAGAGAAGTTGTTGCTACTTCTAATCATCCTTTTCTTGTTCGAGAATCATTTAAAATTGAATCTCCTAATATTGGAAAAAGGCGCAGTAAAGAAATTGAATATCGTCTTGTCTATAAGGAACTTAAAGACATTAAAGTTGGCGATGTATTAGTTCAAGCCAGTAGCCTGCCAACTTTTGAGGAAAGCAATCCTTATAATATCTCTATAGAAGAGATGGAACTTTTAGGACTTTATCTCGGAGATGGGTATTGTTCTAAGCCGGTAATGATTGGAGACGGCAAAGGATATAAAAGAGGCGGTAGTTTTATTATAGCGGCAAGTCCAAATGCTTCTTATAGAAATTATTATTTAAACATAGTGCAAAAACTTACTGGATCAGAAGGCCACATCGGGAAAAATTGTGTTGCTTTTGGAAGTTCTTCATATGTCAGGCGCATAGATTATCTTGGCTTTAGCGGTACTGCTCATCAAAAAAGAATACCGGAGTGGGTATTCTCGATGCCAGAAGAATATAAGCTTGCTTTACTTAGAGGTTTGATTGATTCTGATGGCAGTATTGATAAGAATGGCAGAGCTTCTTTTGCACTTTGTAATAAAAACCTTATCAAAGACATATGGAGCCTTTGTTTATCTTGTAGTTTGCAAGTCGGAAGTGTTTGTACAAGAGAAAGAGAAGCAACACTTCCGAATGGCAAAAAATTTAATCAAATATATCATATTTTTATGATTTCATGCGCTTCTGATGTTGCTAAAATAGGAACGCATACGACAGTTTATAAAGAAAGAATACAGGCTAATGTTTTTAAAGATAAAAAGCAACTTCTTTCTGCTACTGGAGGCAATTCGAGTTTTGAAAAAATTACTTCTCTTTTAAATACAAATGAGTTTCATTTTGCTAAAGTAGTTGATATAGAAAAGCAAGATGTTCAAGATGTTTATGACATTGAAGTAAATGGTAGCCACAATTTTATAGCCGAAGGCATTGTTGTTCATAACTCAAACCTCAAGGAAGCGCGTCAAGCATTTTATGAAGGAACAGTTCAATTCTATTTAAATATGCTTTGTTCCGAATTAAACAATTGGTTGTTTAAGCCAGAGGATAAATTAGCTATCCGATATGATATGGATAATGTTCCCGCTCTTGAACCAAGATGGGAAAGTAAATGGAAAAGAGCAGAGAACGCGGACTTCCTTACTATCAACGAAAAAAGAGAATTGACTGGTTATGAGAAGTATGAAGGTGGAGATGTAATTCTTGTTCCGATGGGGATGCAAACTCTTCAAATGGCAACTGAAGAAAAAGAAGAAGAAATAGAAAATATTGAAGATGATGCAAAAAAAGTATCTGTAACTGATGAAGAGTTTGAACTTCTAATGGGTTTAAGAGAGAAATGGAATGAGTAAAGTAGAAGTTTTTGAAGACTTAAATATAAATGATTTCCTGAAAGCCGGAAGAGCTAAAATTGGTTCTAATGATGGCTATACAGAGATAGAAGAAGATGGCACTCTTCGCTTTGATGGGGCTGCTGTTGTTTGGGATGATATTAGAATAGTTCCTGGTGTTTTTGATTTTCCTGGCATTGCTGATCCGGTTCTTGATAACTGGCAACCAGGGGGGGCAGGAGCAACATATAAAGTATGGGTATTTGCTCAAAATGACGAAGTACATACTACTGTTCAACTTCCACACAAATATAAAGAAGGCTCAGATATTTATGCTCATGTTCATTGGACACCAAGAACAAGAGGAAATGAAGAAATTGGAAAAACAGTTGCTTGGAAAATAGATGTTTCTTGGTCAAACAATGGAGAAGTATTTCCTTCATCTACAACGTATGATTTAACCGATACTTGTACAGGTACAGATAATTTACACGAAAAGACTTCTGATGTTTTACTTAGTGGCGTAGATAAAAGAATATCTTCGATGCTTGAAATTAGATTATATAGAGATGCAACCGATGATTGGGCAGGAGTATTAGCGGCGCAACTTCCAGCATTTCTTGAATTAGATTTTCATTTTCAAATTGATACAGCAGGAAGCAGAGAAAGTCATAGTAAATAAATGTTTAATGTTTCAGATGATAATGCAGCAAAATATCAAAAGTATTTACTGCGATTAATGGGTAAATTTGAAAGAGGCATGATTCAAAGAATTTATCCAGTTCTTCAATCGACGTATGAAGAAGCATCTAAACTTGTAGAACATGGACAATCTGATTTTTCTATCGTTATAGAAAAACATAGACAAGCAATGCAGAAACAATTACAGAAAGAATATGACAACCTATTAGCTTATTTTGGTACGTTTACTTTTGATCAATTTAAGAAAGCATACCAAAAAGAAATAACAGTTTTAGAGACAAAAGGAATGGAAGATATTTATTGGCAAAATATAAAACAGTGGTCTCAAATAAGTGTTTTATATAAGTCCAGAGAGATATCGAAAACAACGAACAAACTGATACAGTCCTTAATACGAAATGGAATGAGGGCTGGCTTATCTAATGCTGAGATAGTAAACGAGTTGATGGATAAAAGAAAGACTTTTAACAAGGTAAGAGCTACAAGGATAGTAAGAACAGAAACACACTCGGCGGCAAACAAATCAATAGATGAAGCGGTAAGAAGCACCGGCTATGTTCACGATAGAGTTTGGCGGGCAACATTAGATGATAGAGTTAGAGGGGCAAATCCAAAAGATAGATTTAATCATAAAATAGCAAATGGCCAAAAGAGAGATTTAAACACTCCTTTTGATGTATCTGGAGACAAGTTGATGTTTCCAGGTGATCCAAAAGGTAGAGCTGGAAATATTGTGAATTGTCGTTGCGTCACCAGCTATCATACTAAAAGAGCATAGTATTGTGCAAAATGAAGAAGATAAAGATAAAGAGAAAAAGAAATCATGCGACACTTGCGCTTATGTAGGTGTTGCATTTTGTGATAAATGTAAAGATTTCAGTCTTTGGTATCCAGGGGATAACAACAGCGATGAGGAGAAAAAAAGATGAAAAAAGATTCTAATAATTACTTCGGCAAAGGTAACACTCCTCCGCCTTATAGTATTTTGGGTTTGCCTTTGGAAATTAAATCCGATGATGTTTCGGATGAAGGCAAATTCAAAGGATGGGGAAGTACTTTTGGCGGGAAACCAGATAGTTATGGTGATGTAGTTGTAAAAGGAGCATTCAAAGAAACATTAGAAAATGGAGGGAGAAACGGGACTGGAATTGCTATGCTTTATCAACACAATTCCTATGAGCCAATTGGCGTTTGGACCGTAATGGAAGAAAGAGATAAAGGGCTTTGGGTAGAAGGCGAATTAGATTTAAATGTTCAAAGAGCAAAAGAAACACATTCTCTTCTTCGCAAAGGTGCTATGCGCGGCTTGTCTATTGGCTATGATCTTCCAAGACTACCTGATGGAACAAGAGATCCAGGTGCTTGTGAATTTATCGAACAAGTAAATGGTCAATACATTAGAGTATTAAAGAAGATTAATTTATGGGAAGTTTCCCCTGTTACTTTCCCTGCAAATATCCAAGCCACTATTACTTCGGTAAAGGATTTTGAGGGGTGTAAAACCGAGCGAGATTGGGAAAAAGCCTTGAGGGAATTAGGGCTTTCAAAGTCTGCCGCTCAGTATATAGTAAAGTTAATCAAGCCGTCTTTGAGGGAGTCAGGGGCGCAAGATGAAAGCCAAGATGAGCTTGGCGCAATGCTTGCAGAGCTGCGGAATAGAAGTAAACGCGCCTGCGATTTCTAACTAACTTATTTTATTTAAGGAGTAAACAAAATGACTTGGGAAGTAAAAGACGGTTCCACCGAAAGAGAAGATGCAATTAAGAAAAGCCAAAACCCGGAAGTTGTGAAGCAGGTTTTTGCCGAGATTGATCGGCAGAACGATGGTCTTAAAAAGAACTATGAGACTTTGCGAACTGATTATACCGAGCTGAAGCATTTGGTCGGCGAAGTAGAAAAGTCCATCAAGGGTGTCGATCCTTTGCTTAAAGAGCAAGTAAAGAAATTTGAGGAAGCCATTGTCAATCGTCAAGCTGAAATGGACACCTTGAAAGCTGCTCAAGAAACTGCTTCTAAAGAACAGCAGAAACGTATGGATGCCTTGGAGCTTACTTTGCGCCGTCCTAATGGTTCTGGCGATATGTCTCCTGAAGATGTTCGCAAGCTGGAGAAGTCCGCTCTGGATTGGCAGATTAATGTTATGTCCATGCGCGAAGATGGTGCGAAGTGGCATAAAGTCAAAGGTGTAAAAGTCGATGTTGAACTTTTCAAGAAGTATCAACAGGGCTTGGAAGCCTTTATGCGCTCTAATAATGATTTGCCTGAGCGTACTATGGATGCAGAACTTTACAAAGCATTGACTGTTGGTTCTGATCCTGATGGTGGTTATACTGTGACCCCTGCTATGGGCAATCGTATCATTACTCGTGTTTTTGAAGCCGATCCTATTCGTCAACTTTGTGCATTGGAAAGCATTACTACTGGCGCTATTGAGTGGATGGTTGACTTCGGTCAAGCTGGTTTTGGGTGGGAAGGCGAGACTTCTTCTGGTGCGGAAACTGGTACGCCTGATTTGAAGAAGAAAAGAATCCCTGTGCATGTTTGTTATGCCAAGCCTCGCGCCTCTCAAACTCTGCTGGAAGATAGCGGTATCAATATTGAGAATTGGCTTGCCGATCACGTTGCGAAGAGATTTGCTCGTGGTGAGGGCGCTTCCTTTGTTACTGGTGATGGTGTTGGCAAGCCTCGCGGTTTCTTGACTTATGACAATGTTACTACTGCTGGCACTCCTGAATGGGGAAAAGTAGAGCAGATTAATATGGGTCATGCGACTGCTTTGACTGCTGATGGCTTTATCAACGTCAAATACTCCATGACCGAGTATTATCTTGGTCGCGGTACTTGGTTGATGAATCGTACTACTGTTGCCGATGCCTTGCAGTTGAAAGACGGTCAGGGTCGTTACATTTGGCAGCCTGGTATGGAAATGGGTCAGCCCGGTCAGATTCTTGGCCTTCCCGTTCGCATGAGTACTACTATGCCGGTTGTTGCTGCTAATGCTCTTTCGGTTGCTCTTGCTGATTGGCAGGAATTCTATATGATCGTGGATCGTCTTGGAATTACTATTCAGCGCGATCCATACACTGCTAAGCCCATGATCGAATTCTACACGAGAAAAAGAGTGGGTGCGGACGTAGTAAACTTTGAAGCTGGTAGAATTGGCGTTATTGCTGCTTAATTAAATTTGCTTCGGTTCTTTCTTCAAATTGAGCCGAAGCAATAACTTAACGGAGGTAAAATAAATGTTGAGAGATAGTGTATCGAATTTCAAGTTTTTCCAAGCGGTTTCCCCGCAGGATCTTGCTGCAACCGACATTACTGGTTTTGACATCGACACTCAAGGGTATGAGTCCTTGACTTTCATTATCAATGTTGGTCAACTGAGTCATGTCAATAGCGTTTCTTATGTTCAGTTTGTTATGCAACATGCGGATGCTTCTACTGCTGGCGGTGCTGGTACTTATGCTGCCGTATCTATTACCGAAGTAATCGGTCTTGCTTCTACTATCACTGCTCTTTCTGGTGGTATTGTGAAGTCTCTTGGCCAACTTAACAGCGGGCTTGCTGCTTCTTTGGGTAGTGCCGTTCATGCTGTTGGCTATCGCGGTACCAGACGTTATGTGCGGCTTAATGTGGATTGCGTCGGTGCTGTTTGTTCTGCTGCCGCTGTATCCGCTGCCGCGATTGAGATTACTGCGATGCTTGGCTATCCTGGGGATTGGCCCGTTGTTGATAATGTAGAGCAAGCAGTTGATACTAACAATGTGTAGTAATTAGGTGTTCGGCTGATAGGCAGTCTCCTCCTTGAAGCCGATTAACGAGTGGGGAGTAAAATCCCCACTCAATACAAAACAATAAGAAAAGGTAAAAAAATATGCCTCTTTTCCCTACTAAAGATGTTTCCTATAATAATCAAGATATCGGTATGTATCAAGGAGCAGACTTTGCTTTTTGGGATGATGCAGTAATGGGGGCAAGAGCGATGAGAAATTTTCTTCGTTCTTTGCTTACTGTAACTGATCAGGCAATTAGCGATTCTGTTCTTGCTAATAGTCTTTTCTCTCCTGCTTATGGGGTGCATTGGTATTCTGCTCCGACTGGTCAATCTCTTTGTTCTATGTATCTTCCTATCCCAAGCGAAGGTATGGTTCTTGTTTTGGACGGCACAAACCTTGTTACAGACGCAAATGTTTTTGTTTCTCTTGTCACTGGTGTTACTTTGCAAAGACCTTCTGGCTCTGCTATTTCAAGTATTAACATGAGCGCCGCTGCATTCGCTAAATTGCTTTGTACTACAGATGGAACTTGGTCTGTAATTGAAGCGAATGCAAGTGCTACTTTGCAGGTTGCGTCTTAATTTTAATTAGAGGTGGATAATGTTAGTAAGGATGACCAAAACAACAAAAGGCTCGCCAAATGGCATCAAAGTTATGGAGTATAAAGCGGGCGAGCAATATAATTTGCCGGAAAATCTTTATCATGTTTTCAAGAAGATTGGCGCTTGTCAAGATGTAGAAGTAAAAGCAGTATCTAATGCACCGCAAAATAAAATGGCGCAAGTTCCAGAAAACAAAGTAGAAAAAGTTGAAGAGATTCCTGAGATTGAACAGGAAGATATTCAAGAAGTAGAAGACAAACAATCTTACAAACGCCGGAGACGGTAAATGCCACTTATCGAGAAGCCCTTGCCGGGTCATGCAAATATGGTTTTTAAAGTTGTAATATCTCCAGAGTCCGAACCTATTACGGCTGAAGAAGTACGTTCTCTGGGTAGAATTGAGACGGACGCTGAAGATACACTTATCGAAACTATGATTACTGCTGTTAGAGAAATAGCAGAGTCATGGCTTGGCAGGGCTATTCTCGAACAAACGATAGAAGCATCGTTTGATTACTGGCCTGATAATCCAGTAAAGCTTCCAAGGCCACCACTTATATCTGTTGATTCTATTGTAACAGTAGACGAAGAGAATCAAGAAACGCTTTATAGTGTAGATAATTACTTTTTCAGAACAAGTTCAAATCAGAAAGGTGAAGTAATTATTAAAAATGGAGCGGCAGCTCCAACAAATACAGATAGATATTATGGTGGTTTTAAAATTACATATACTGCTGGATATGGAGATCAAGTAGATGATGTGCCACAAGGTATAAAGCACGGTTTAATGGAATGGGTATTACATGCAATAGAAAATAGAACTATAAGCAGAGAACCACCTGAAATGGCTATGCCTTTACTTGGAGCATATAGGATAAGAAACATATGAGAGAAACACTTCAAATAGTTGATGCTTGTGAATTAAATTTATCCTACAAAGAATCTCTTCAATCAGCAAAAGAACTTCTTAAACGAAACGGTTATTTTGTTGAAAGAGTATTGTTGGATATAAACACAGGCATTGCTTGGGCGCATGTAGGTAAACAATAATGTATGCCTTCGGAAAGAAAAAACATACTTACTTTTGGGATTTGAAAAATTCTCCTAAATGGCTTGCTCGAAATCTCGATAAGAGGATTCGTTTGTTCAATGCCGCTCAAGCAGAATCAGATGAAGGTGGCTTTGACCATACATATAACTTTTTAAAAGAGATATGGGCAGGATGCACGACATTATCTCACAATGCTTATATGCGATGGAGCAGTACAGAAAACACCGGCAACATATCTCATGAAATAGTAATTAGAAAAAATGCCGTAGATGATTTACATTCTGAATTTACTTCTGCTTTTGGAACAGTATTTGATAATATAGCAGATATAAATCCAATCAAAAGCAATATGTTTATCATGCTTTTATCTACTTCAAGCACAGGTAAATTTTTCAGAGCAAGAAGAGTTATGGATAAAGATGAAAATGGAGAATATTTATCTATACTGTGCGAAGAGATAGAAGAGTTTGGAACTGGCGCTCCTAATCAAGATGAAGATGGAGTATTGTAAATGCCAAAATACATATCTGTAAAAGTTGAGCCAGATGACAAGATAATAAGTATTAAATTAAATAAGTTTAATCAAAAAGCACTTGATGCTGTTCATTATAGATTAGTTTGGGGAGCAAATAGAATTAGAAATCGCATGATTAACTTGATGCGACACACTCCAAAAACAGGGAAGAAATATAGAAGAGGAAAGAAGTGGCATATAGCATCAAGCCCTGGTAATGCTCCTGCTGTTGATCGCGGTCAATTGATTAGAAGTATAGTAATGGATGAAGGCATTGACTATGTGGAAGTAGGAGTTAAAAGCGGTGCTCCTTATGCAGCAGCGTTAGAAGAAGGAACAAGCAAAGCTGGCAGAGGAAGAAAAACCAAAATACTTCCAAGGCCATTTTTAAAGCCTTCTGTAGCGGCAGAGATGCCAAGAATAGAATCAAGAATATATTACGATTTAAATAGATTGGGTTTATAAATGAGACTTGGCGAACTTGTCATAAGATTAAGAGAAACAACTCAGCTTTTCCAAGGAAGAGTTGGCGGTACTGCTGAATATGCAATAGCGCAAGACAATACTCTTAACAACGAAATGGCTTTTGTTCTTCCTGTAACTGATGTTGCAGATGAAAATAAAAATGATACTTCTATTCAGCAAATTATAACAGAACAATTTGCTGTTATAGTAGCAATAAAAAATGATACAAACTTTAAAGATAAAACTGGTTTTACTGCATATAATCGATTGCATGAAATTAGAAAAGATATGTTTAGGGCTTATTTAGGATATGACACTGGATTACTTTTTGAAGAAGATGATGAAAATACTACAGAAACATTGATCTATTATCGTGGTGGTCAACTCTTAGATATAGATAGAGGATATTTATGGTATCAATTCACATTTGAATATAAGGTTGGGATAACTACTCAAACAGTATTCGATCCTGTGACTGGTTATCTTGACAGAATATATGCTCAATGGGTTTTAGCAGAGAGTGATAATTTGCCGGTTACGGAAGACTTGCCAGTAGAATCATTCGCTCCTGATATGGAGCAGATGATTGATTTGCAAGTGCTTAGAGAATCATAAACAGCGAAACGGAGAAAAAGAATGGAAAAGTTTTTGAAACCAAAGGAAGGATTGATAGTACGCGATCCAGTTACAATGACTCCTCTATCTAAAGATGGAGAATGGAAACCTTGGATCGGTCCACAAGGGAGATATTGGAGACGAAGAATAAACTGTGGAGATTGTTTTGACAGTACTCCGCAAAATCAGAGAAAGAGAAAGGAGTAAACTAAACCATGACAATTTCCTTCAATAATATTCCAGATGCCGTCAGAACTCCGAATGTGTACACCGAGATTGATAATAGTAGAGCACTCGGCAATCGTCTTGTTCAGAATCCTCATAAAGCTTTGATTGTTGCACAGAGAACTACTGAAGGTTCTGTTGAGCCTTTGGTATTGACTGCTATTACAAACAATAATCTTGCAGATGGTTACTTTGGCCCTGGAAGTCAACTTGCTCGCATGTGTGCAGTATTTAAAAGTAATAACCCAAATACTGAATTGTGGGCTGTTGCTTTGAGCGATGAAGCGGCTGGTATAAAAGCATCTTGTGTTATCAGAACTTCTGTTGCTTTGTCTGCTACTGGTGGTAGTTGTTCTGGTGGTGGTACTTATTTCCTACTTGTTAATGGTGTTAAATGCTATACTGCTATGACAAGCGGTTGGAGTACTGCTGATGCCAATAGTGCTATCATAGCTAAAATCAATGCTGATTCTACTTTGCCTGTGGTCGCCTCTACTATTGCTACTTCTGCTGTTTGTATCACTGCTGTGAATAAAGGCGAAGCTGGCAATTATATTGATGTAAGGGCTAATTACTATATGGGGCAAAGCGATCCTGCTTGCTTTGTGGATTCCGCTCAGATTACAGCAATGGCTGGCGGTACTACTAACTCTGATCTTGGCGATGCTTGGGCTGTTATTGATAATGAAAGATTCAATTACATTATTCAGCCTTATGTTGATGCTGCCAACCTAACAGAAATAGAAACGGAACTTGAAGATAGATTTGGGCCAATGATTAATCTTCAAGGCCACGGTTTTGCTGCATTGCGTGGTACTGCTGCTTCTTGTACTACCTTAGGCAACACTCGTAATTCTCCGCATAATACTATTATGGGTTGTTACGATAGCCCAACTGATCCAGCAGAATGGGCCGCTTCTCTTGGAGCTGTTGCTGCTTGGAATTTGAATAACGATCCAGCAAGACCATTGCAATTCTTAAAGTTGAAAGGTGTGCTTGCGCCGCCTGTTGCAAATAGGTTCACCAGAAGTGAAAGAGACACTTTGCTTTACGACGGCATTGCTACTTATTATGTTGATCCAGGCGGTTATGTACTGATTGAACGATGTATTACTACCTATCAACTTAATGCAGTAGGAATTGCAGACCCGAGCTATCTGGATATTCAGACGCTTGCAACGCTTGGAGAAATTAGGGATCAATTCCTTATTCGCATGACCAATAGATTTATTATTCCAAGATATAAGCTTGCGGATGATGGCTATCCAGTACAGCCTGGGGCTTATATCGTAACACCTGCGACTGTAAGGCAAGAATGTATCTCTCTTTTTACTGCCTTACGGGATGATGGCTTGGTAGAGAATCTGGATGACTTCATAGAGAATTTGATTGTCGAAAGAAATCAAACAGATGTTAATCGTGTAGATGTTTTGCTCCCCCCGGATCTTGTGAACCAGTTCCGTGTACTTGCCAGCACAATTCGTTTTATATTGTAAAATCAATAGGTTAGCTAATGTATATTGTTTATCGAATGTACTGCGAAGCAAATAAGAAAAGCTATATTGGTATTACTGATAGCTTCAAAAGAAGAATGGCTGTTCATTGGAATACTTTTACAAACACTGTTCTTTCAAGAACTATTAAGAAATATGGTAAAGAAAGCTTCAAAGTATATAAGATAGACAATGCAGAAGATTGTATTGAGGCTTGCGATAAAGAGAAATTATATATCGCAAGCCTCAATACTAAAGTTCCAAACGGCATGAATATGACCGATGGCGGAGAAGGAATTTTTGGATTAAAACATTCTGATAAAACTCGTAGGCAGATGTCTGATTCTCATAAAGGAAAAGCTATCGGTGATAAAAACCCAATGTATGGCAAACCCGGATCAATGCTTGGTAAAAAATGGACGGAAGAACAAAGAAGAAAATTATCTGAATCTTGTAAAGGCAGAATACCATGGAATAAAGGAAAGAAAGGTGTGCAGAAGGGGTGGAATAAAGGTTTAAAAGGAATACCAAGTCCAAAAAAAGGGAAACCTGGCAAGAAATGGACAGAAGAAACAAGAAAAAAAATGGAAATATCAAGAGTTGGTTGTTCTTTGGGTTGTAAGAATGCATCAGCAAAATTTGTTGAATTAGATATAATTGAAATAAGAAAAATATATGATTCTGGCAAAATGAATCAGCGTGAATTGGCTAAAAAATTTAATGTAACAGAACCAAATATACATTGTATTGTCAGGCGAAAAACTTGGACGCATATATAATAAAGGAGAGAAGTAAATGAGAATCACAGGTCGAGTGGAAATTTTACTGAATGGAGAAATGCTTTTGAATAAGGCTGGCGCTGTTGCTCGTGGTCTTGGCATTAGCGGTGAGCCTAACTTTGAGCTAAGTGCAATAGTCGGAGATACTGGCCTTCATGGCTATATTGAAAATCCGATTATGGCAGAATGTGAAGTAAAGATAACAGATACAGATGATAAAATGCTTTCTGATCTTGCAAGAATTAGAGAAAACGGCACTCTTATCTTTCGCTCTGCTCGTGGTGGTAAAGCTTATATTATGGATAGAGCAACTTGTATTCGTAATTTTGAATTGACTGGTGGCGAAGGAGAGACAACCATTAAATTTCAAGGTCCGTATTGGACTGAAACCGTTGAATCTGCTCTATAGTTTTAAGTAAAGAATTTCTAAGGAGACAATGATGGATAGTATTAAAGTGTTACTTAAAAGTCCAGTAACAGTAAATGAGATAATATATACAGAACTTACAATAGGAAAGTTTAGAGCAAAGCATTTTCAATATCTTCCAGAAGAGGCTCTTGCTTTAGAGTATGATGATCCTAAAGCAATGGATAAAAAGCAAATGCTTAAACTTGCCATAGGAATGATGCCTTTAATTGCCGCTATGGCAAATGTTCCTAAAGAAGTTGTTGAAGAGTTAGAGATGCCCGATCTTATGGGGGTGATAGAAAAAGTTGGCCCTTTCTTAGCAGCGTCCCTATCACAAGAGACTGGAAGCAAATGATATGGGTGATAGCGGACGCATATCATTTTGCTCCAGTCTCTATATGGGAAATGAGCATAGAAGATTTACACTTTTGGATAGATGGTTCCAACTGGCTAAACAAGAAAAGGGGCAGTAATTAATGAAGAATTTTGATCTATCTTTTATAATGAAGTTAGTGGATCGCTTCTCCAGTCCATTGAAGCAGTCTATGCATAACTTCAATAAATTCATGGATCAAGTTAAGAAGTCCGATACTGTCATGATGAAGTTTAGCGACAACATGAAAGACATCGGGCAGAAAGCTTCTCTTTATCTTACTGCTCCTATAGTTCTTGCTGGTGGTATGGCTGTAAAGACAGCTATCAGTTTTGAATCTGCTTGGACTGGTGTTGTTAAAACTGTGGATGCTTCCAAAGAAGAGCTTGACTCGATGAAGAAAAGCTTGGAAGCACTTGCAAGGGTTACGCCAATTCCGCAAGAAGATATAATGAGAATTGCAGAAGCTGCTGGCCAGTTAAATATTAAAACACAGTTTATCCCAGGCTTTACAAGAGCAATGGCGGCGTTAGCGGCTACTACTAACTTAACAGTAGAAAGCGGCTCTGACGCTCTTGCTCGTTTTGCTAATGTCATGCAAATGCCCCAAGATCAATTTGAGAGACTTGCTTCTACTCTTGCAAGATTAGATGTTAATGCTCAAACTTCTGCTTCTGAAATTATGAACATGGCAACTTATTTTGCTGGTTCTGCTGCTCTTATTAAAATGACAGAATCGCAAACGCTTGGCCTTGCTGCTGCTTTAAGTTCTTTAGGTATTAGAGCCGAACTTGGCGGCGGTGCCATGAGTAGATTTATCATGGAGTTAGGCAAAGAAATTGGCACTGGCAGTAAACGTATGCGAGCTTTTGCAAAGATATCTAATTCGTCTGTTAAAGATTTTGAGAAGTTATGGAAGAAAGACGCACTTGAAGCAATACTAAAATTTGCAAAAGGATTGGATGGTCTTAATAAAAGCGGCAAGAATGTTTCTGCAATATTAGATGCTATGAAGTTTGACGGCGTAAGATTGGCTGAAACATTGCTTAAAATGGCAGAGGGTGGGGATTTAGTCAGAGAAATTATAACAACAGGCAACAAAGAATGGGAGAAGCAAGGAGAACTTGTAAAGCAAACAGGTTTAAGATATGGGACTACTGAATCCAAATTACAAATTTTTATAAATAGAGTAAAACAACTTTCTGCTGCTTTTGGAGATGAGCTACTTCCAAAACTTAATGAAGTAATGGATGGGCTTGAGCCGTTCATTGAACAGCTAAAATCAATGGATTCTCAAACAAAAACTTCTACTATAAAGATGGCTGCACTTGCTGCTGCTATTGGCCCATTATTAGTTGGTCTTGCTATTGTAACTAAATCTCTTGCAATCATTGCTGCTTCTCCTGCTTTTGCTTTGATAGTTGCTTCCTTTGCTGGAATTGCACTACAGATTAAAAATACTAATGATGAAATAGATAGATTTACTTTGAAGATAAAATCATTCAAAGAATTTTTAAACTTTATGAAAACAATTAAAGGTGCTAACTTCTTTTCTTCTCCTGTTACTATGGCAACTACTGCATATAGAGCATCTAAAAAATTGTCTGAATCGCTTTGGCCAAACGAACCAGGTTTAAAATCTTCTCATTCTATTGATGGTGCATTAGCTCAATCTCATTCAAAAGCAGATGTAACAATTAGAGTGCAAGCAGAACAAGGAACGAATGCTCAAGTAGAAGATGTCAAGAAGAGTAGTGATTTTGGCCTAAAAATTTTAAGTGATTATATGCTTGGAAATCAACTTGGATATGGATATTAATTATGACTTGGCGAGCTAACTTACAATTTGCATCTTTTAGAGGTGTTCCTTTTCATGTTCTTTCGCATGAAGCCTCTATCGGAAGAAGGAATGTAGTTCATCAATATCCATTCAAGGATGATCCGTATATAGAAGATTTAGGATTGGATACAGATGAATTTACTATTGAAGGCTACGTAATAGCAAATGAAGAAAATGATTATGATTATTTTTCACAAAGAAATAATCTAATAACTGCTTTAAAACAAGCAGGGCCAGGAGCATTAAAACATCCTTATCTTGGAGAGAAATATGTTTCTCTTGTAGGCAAAGCAAGAATAAGAGAAATGTTTAATGAAGGCGGCATTGCTCGCTTTACTATGACTTTCATGGTAACGAGCGATGCAATCTTTCCAAAGGAATCAATTGATACTTCTGGAGCAGTAGATAAAGCATCGGAGAAGTTGATAGATACTGCGCTGGATTCTTTCTATGAGCAATATGATATGGAAGATGCTCCAGCTTTCAGTCTTGCGGGGATGATAGATGATTTTGATTCTTATGTTTCTTTTGCAAAAAATAAAGTAAGTGCAATGCGTAATGCTTCTGGTTCTTCTTTAAGTTATGTTAAATCGACTTTTGACGATGCAAGAGAAGTAATGCTTGAAGTAGTTAGATACCCATGTCAAGTAGGTGCTTTGGTTTTTGATTGTGTTGATAGTATTTTAGAAGTAGCTAATATAGTAGGAAGTGGCTATCTTGGCCAAATACTCGGTCAATGTAGTGGGCAAATTATAAGCAGTAGATTGTCTTCGATAGGGGATAAAGTAAACGAAACCCTTGGGCAATCAATGGTGCTTTCTATGCTTGGCATAGTTGGCGTTAATGATGTAACAGGATTTGGAACAGCTTTCAATGCTTCCTCTGGTGGTGGTTCTCTTACAACTATCAACGTCTCTACGCACTCAACTGCAAGACAAGCAGCAAATAGATTAGCTTTTATTAATATGACTAAGGCAATGTATTTGGCTGGCTCTGTTCGTGCTGCTATTCGTTCTGAATATAGAAGTCTTTCGGATGTAGAAAAGATTAAGGCGCAGATTATAAATTCTATTGATTATATGATTGAAAAACTTGGAGACGAATCAGCAAGCGATCCATATAAGAATTATGGCATCTATGTTGATAACAGAAATATTTATTCTGATATAGAAAATTTAAGAAGCGAATTTGCAAAAGCTATAAAGCAAAAGTTTATAAATCTTCCGTATGAAGTTGAAGAGGAAATATCTCCAGAAGGAACAACAATACTGCATTTAGCTTATGGCAAGTATTTAGATATCAGTAGAGATGAAGAAGTTTTCAAGCGCAACCAGCCAACACTTAAACATCCTGGCTTTGTACTTGATAATGTAAGGATGTTGTCTGAATGAGTGAAATTATACTAAAAGTAAATGGTAAAGAATTTTCTGGATGGAAAGAACTTGAGATCAATCAATCTCTGGACCAGCTTGCTTCTTCTTTTGCTTTTTCTTATACAGAAAAATATCCAAATCAATTTGATTCTTTTGATTTTACCATGGGCGAAGAAGCAGTTGTAGAAATCAATGGAACAAGATTAATAACTGGATATGTAGAAGAAATAGATAAGAATTATGATAGCTCTAATCATGTTCTGCAAATAAGAGGTAGAGATAAATTAGGTGATCTTGTTGATTGCTCTTATTATCAAGAAGGTAAAAGCGGGGAGTGGCTTAATCAAACAGTAGAAACATTAGTAAAGAATTTGGTTGCTCCTTTTGGCATATCTGTTGTTGTAGATGAAACAGTAAGAAGTACAGCGAACGAAAGACATTCTTTTAAAATCAAAGAAGGAGATACTGTTGCTGATTCTCTTTCAAGATTAATGCGCTTATATGCTTTTCTTCCTGTTAGCTATGGCGATGGTAAATTGACAATGACTCGCGCAGCATCAAATAGAAAAGCGGTCAATGCAATTGAAAGCGGAAAGAATGTTCTTGCTGGCAATTCTTATCAAAGCAATACGGAAAGATTTAGTAAGTATATAGTAAAAGGCTCTAATACCGGCGATCCTTTCCATGAATTAGAAACTTATATAGGCCCAAGTAGATATGCAGTGGACCCTATTATATCCAGAAGTAGACCGATAGTAATTATTCATGAAGATAAATCAGATAAAGCTAATTGCCAGAACAGAGCAGATTGGGAATCAATGGTTAGGGCTGGAAAGTCCAGATCATATAAGTATGTTATAAACGATTGGCTTCAAAAAGACGGAACGCCTTGGCCTTTAAATGCCACCTATTCGGTTGTTGATAGTATCAACAAAGTAAATGGTTCTTTTCTTTCTTCTTCTATTATTTTTCGTTTGGGTGGTTGGGGAAAGATAACAGAAATTACTCTTGTAGATGAGAAGACATATAAGTTGATTAGAATGCCAGAAAAGATAACTGGCTCAAATGACGACGTAGACATATTAGGAATGATAGGCGCATGATTGAACCAATTTCCAGATTGCTTGCTCCGATAAAGAGACAAATCTATATGCTTATAGGTAGGGCCATTGTCTCTTATATCGATAATTCAAAAAGTACTCAACTCTTACAATTAAGATTACTTGCAGATGAAATATCGAGCAATGTTGAAAGATTTGAGGAATATGGATTCACTACTTATCCATTGGTAAATTCTGAAGCATTGGCATCTTTCGTAAACGGCAATCGTAATCACGGAATTATACTTTGTGTTCATGATAGAAGATATAGGCCAACTGATTTAGCTTCTGGAGAAGTGGCTATTTATACTCACGAGGATTTATCATCTCCTAACCATAGAATACACTTAAAATCCGGCAATGAAATAGAAACCAAGTGTCAAGATAAGGTAGATATTATCGGCGGAAATAAAACGGAAACCATTACAGGTAATAAGCAAGTAACTATAACAGGCAACCAGGGAAAGAACGCTGCCAATGATACAGAAACAATAACAACAAGCAAGCAAATTGTTGCCGCTGTTATTATTCTGAATGCTCCTTCTGTAACTCTTGGTGGCGCTTCTGGCACAGGGAAAACATTAGCTACAAGTGATATTGTATCTATCTTTAATAATCATACACATAATGAAACTGGCTCTGTAACAAATGCTCCAAATACTACTTTAGCCGCCGCCAATATGACTGCTAATGTAAAGGGTGTATAAATGGCTGATGAAATCAAACTTTCTTGGGATGAGATTTTTCTTGAAGCAGATATGTCTTATCTTAATGGAGACTTAGAGTCAGAAGCTGGATTTGCTTCTGCTGCTTTAATATCTCTTTTTACAGATAGAAGGGCATTAGATGATGATGAATTACCGGATTCAAATAGTCTTGATAAGCGCGGCTGGTGGGGGGATTTAGCTTCTCCAGAAGTTGATAATGATAGAATAGGTTCAAGGCTTTGGCTTTTAGAAAGATCAAAAACAATTCCTTCTATAGTTGTTAGTGCAAAGCAGTATGCAGAAGAATGTCTTCAGTGGATGATAGATGATAAAATAGCCTATAAGATAGAAGTAGAATCAGAAAGACAAGAGCCTGTTGGAAGTGACAGACTTGCTTTAAGTGTTAAGATATACTTAATAAGCGGAACAACAATAGCAATCTCTTTTAATAACGAATTAATAGTTCTATCTTCTAACTCTGCAAGAACTTTAATTGGAGTATATGGAGATAGTTGGCAAGGTACTGTTGCTACATGGCAAGATGGTCCTATAACGTGGTAGGGTTTTGAGGAGAATTTGATATGCCTTTTACAAGACCAACTCTAACTGAATTGGTAGATAGAATCCAAAGCGATATAGAGACTCATGTCACTAATGGGCAGTCTTTGCTTCGTAGAAGTGTTTTAAAAGTTTTGGCAAGAGTATATGCTGGCGTTGTTCATCTGTTATATAGTTATCTTGGATTCCAAGCAGAACAATTATTTGCTACTACTGCTGATGTTGAAGGTTTAGAAGCAATAGCGGATGAATATGGCATAAATAGAGTTGCTGCAAGTAAAGCTACGGGCTTACTGACTTTAACTGGAAGTGTTGGATTGATAATTCTTGCGGCTACAGAATTTCAATCTTCTGATGGGGTTACTTATGTTTCGGATGAAGATGAGATTTTTGTTGGAACAAGTTTATCTATAGAAATAACAGCGAGCGAAGGTGGCGATAGTGGCAATCAAGATGCTGGCGCAATTCTATCTTTTGTTTCTCCTATTGCTGAAGTATCTTCTCAAGCAACAGTAGCTACTGGTGGCTTGACTGGCGGAGCGGATGAAGAAACAGACGATGATTTAAGGGAAAGAGTTCTTTTAAGGAAGCAATATCCTCCTTATGGTGGTTGCTCTTATGACTATTGGCGGTGGATGTTAGAGTATGCAGGGGTAACAAGAGCATGGGTTTTTCCAGCCTATAATGGCGCTGGTACTGTTGGTTGTGCTTTTGTTATGGATGATTCTACTCCTTATATTCCAAATGCTGCAACTGTTGCGCTTGTAAGAGCATATCTTGTAGAGCATACAGATCCAGCAACAGATAGAACTGTTGGGATACCAGTTACAGCCGAGCCTGGTTTGTTCATGATTACTATTACAGAATTAACTATTAATATGACGATAAACATTTATCCAAATACAGCAGCGGTTCAAACCTTGGTTGAAGCAGAGATACAAGATTTAATCGACAGGCAAGGTGGGCTTGGCTCGACAATATATTTATCAGATATACAAGCTGCATTAGGAAGAGTGTCCGACCTTGAATACTTTTCTCTTGTACTGCCTGTTGCTGATGTTACTACACTTACCAATCAAATACATGCTCTTGGCACAATTACTTTTGGAGACTATTAATGGCATATTCAGTTTCCGAATATTTAAAAATGTTTCTAAGCTTGTTCCCTCGTGGTAGAGCATGGTCCAGAGATGTAAATAGTGTTCTCTATAAACTATCAAATGCTCACGCCGAAGAACTTACAAGAATAGATATAAGAAGTGGCGATCTTCTTATAGAAAGAGACACAAGAAAAACTTATGATCTTCTTACAGATCATGAAAGAGATTTAGGTTTGCCGGATGAATGTTCTTCTGTTAGTAGTACAATTACAGAAAGAAGATCAACTGCTTTCGCTAAATTTGTTTCAGAAGGGGGGTTAAATAAACAAGCCTATATTGATCTTGCAGAAGATTTAGGCTTTACCATTACTATTACAGAATTTAAGCCATTCTGGTGCGGGTTAGGTGTTTCAGGAGAAGGGTGTGGAAATCAATCTAATATATTTTATTGGCAAGTAAACACTTATATAAATCCAGATGATTGGATTTACTTTACAAGTGGTAGCAGTCAGTGTGGAGATATGTTATCTGTTGTTGCTGGAACAGTAGAGCAACAATGTGTTTTAAATAAACACAAGCCAGCGCATACGATTATTATTTTTGAATACTTTGGTCCAGAATACTCAGCAGCATTTAGTGGTGCTTTTAATTCTCTGCCATCAAGTGATCAAGCTTGGTTGCAAGGAGCATTTGATAGAAGTTTTGATAATTCTTTCACTGCATATTATGGCGGTGGTGAATTTGATAAACCAGCATTTGATGAAGCATTCTACAAACCATTATAGAAAGGAAAACTAACAATGGCCGATACGCAACGCACGAGAGCAGCAATTTTAGCTTTGTTCGCAGACAATGTAACAGGGCAGATTAGTGCTCAAGATTTAAGAGATTTTGTTGTAACTCTAATGAACTCTGAATTTGCTTATGAAGGCGATTTCTGGAGCCAGCCAGCTACTGCTCAACTTACGGCAGAAGGCGGCAGAGGATGGAAGATTTATAGTCAAGTAGTAGACAGCAATATTAGCTTTGGCAATATTCTTTATATGACTATCTCTGGTACTTGGAAAAATGCTGATGTTATTTCCAACCCAAAGAATTGCTTGCTTGCTGCTGCAATGAGCAACATTACAAGTGGTGATAGCGGTATTCTGCTTAGAAGAGGATTGATCTTTAAAAGCGCATACAGCGGCATATTCAGTGGTTTTCTCGGTCAGCCAGTCTATTTAGCTTCTGTTGCCGGTGGTAGTATTTCTGTTACAATTACTACAAGCGTAAAGATCATTGGTGTTGTAGAAAATGAAGCAAATGGTATCTATCGCTTTGAGCCTGATTGGAGTGTTGTCGGTTCTTAATAGTTTTTTAAAAGGAGACAATATATGCATAGAACAGAAGGAACAAATCATAATTTAGGAATGTTTACCAACGGCCCTCCTGCAACTTGCGTCGAAGAAGATTGGCTAAATGCTGTTCAAGAAGAAATAGCAAAAGTAATAGAAGATTCAGGATTAGCATTGAAAACAGCGACAACTGAAACAAGAGATCAACTATCAGCAGCAATTACAGCTTTGATAGATGCAAGGTTATCTTACCATAGTTTGATTTAAAGTGGAGACAATATATGCATAGAACAGAAGGTGAAAATAATAGTGGAGGAATGTTTATTGATGGTCCTCCAGGCACAAGAGTTGAAGAAGATTGGCTTAATTCTGTTCAAGAAGAAATAATCAAAGTAATAGAAGAAGGAGGGGAAACTCTTAAAGTAGCAACTACAGACACAAGAGATCAATTGTATACAGCTATTTCAAACTTGATTGATGATGAAGCGGCAATTAGAGCTTCTTCTGGTTTAAGGACTATATCTGTATTGACTTCTGGCGTTGCTGCTACATATAGCGTTCCTTCTGGTTGTACTCGTTTAATGGTAACGGTCATTGGCGCAGGTGGTGGCGCCGGTGGAATTGATGGCCAAGGAGCAAGTACTTCTGCTGCAAGTGCTGCTGGCGGTGGTGGTGGATGGTGTCGTAAATTGATAACAAGTCCAGCAAGTTCATACACTTATACAATTGGCGCTGGCGGCGCTGGCGGTGCTTCTGGAGACAATGCAGGGTCAGCAGGTGGTAGCACTTCTTTTGCTGGTGGTAGTATTTCTCTATCTGCTACTGGAGGCGGGTTAGGACTTGGTCATACTGGTTTTGCTGGTAATCAAGTTGGGAATGGTACTGCTGCTTCTCCAGGGGCTGGCTCTGGTGGCGACATTAACGGAAGAGGTCTTCCGTCTCATGGGCGATCTATTGTTGGTGGATATATAGCTGGTATTCCTGTATCTGGATGTTGTCCTGTTATTGGTGGTGGTAAATTGCCAAAGCTTGACGACAATGGAGAAAACGCAACAGCATACGGAGAAGGCGGCGGTGCTGCATTTTCAAGAGATGCTTCTGATAATTATTCTGGTGGCAATGGTTTTCAAGGAGTAATTATTGTTGAGGAGTATTATAACTAATGCTTAAAGTAGCAGTATTAGACAAAAACAATATAGTAACAAACATAGGAATAATTAATAGTATTAATGAGCGTCCAAACAATGCTGTTGTCATTCAAGATAGACAAGCTTGCAATATTGGATGGAGATATAATGGTAGTTCTTTTTCTTCTGTCAATTCACAATCTGAAATTCCTATTGGGAAAAGAAGAGAGAATGCTTGGAAGCGCTTAGAATTTAATATGCATTCTTATATTTTTGTTGCTTGTGATTTTCCACAGCCTACTCAAATTACTTTACAGGCAATTTTTGTTGATCCAGATAGTAACAACCAACAGCGAGCAGCTTGTAAATCTATTTTTGATTGGATTAAAAATACTGTTTTGTTGTATTATTATACTAAAAAAATAGAGATAATGACATCTGAAAATCCAGAAAGTGTAACTTGGAATTTCCCTGCAAATTGCAATTCGTCCGCACCAAAGATCACGTTAGCACAAATACTGCGAATGGGTATGTAATTAATATGGACCTATACTACAAATATCAAAGCCAATTTGGCCACGCAGATTTAATAGAGTTTGCTCCAGACACTTTAGTTGGTTTTGCAATTAGAATGTTTACTGGGAAAAATGTTAGCCATACTGCCGGTGTTGCTTTGATGCAGCTTGTAGGAGATAACGAAGAAAGAAGATATATTTGGGAAGCAGATAAGAACGGTTTTCATTTATCTTATCTTTCTGATGTTGTTAGTGGATATAATGGTACTGTTTATTGGCTTCAATTAAAAGAAGAATACAAAGACTATAGATTAAAGATAGTGCAACAAGCAAAGAAACTTGAAGGCAAACATTATGATTATATAAACCTAATTCGTAATGCAAGAAGACCAGTAAAACTTGATGATAAAGATATCTTCTGCTCTGAAGGCTGGCATATTTCGATTGTTAGAACTGGATTAATTACAGAAGAACTTACAGGCGGATATGCTTTACGCCCTGGAGAATTTGATAGAATAGGAATATATAATTCTCCTATATGTATACACAATAAGGAGTAATTATGGAATGGAAAGAAATTTTATATTGGTTTTCTGATGTAAGTATTATGTCGATATTAGATATAATCAGAAAAGACTTTTTGATAATGGTTTTTATGTTTGGTGGTGCCGTTGTTTATCTTATCAAGAAATTTACTACTTGGACTCCGTGGACGAGCGATGACGATATAGCAGATAAGATAGGGAAATACTTTGGTCTTAATAAAAAAGAAGAAGATAAAAAGGAATGAAAAATATATTAGTTTGTTTTATGTGTAGATAAAATAGTGCTTGCATTAATAATAAGTACGCAAGCACTATTTAGCTATGATTTTGCTATTATCTTTTAGTTCCAGATGCTCCGTGGCTTTGCATCCAGCGAACCAAATGAAAGTGAAAGTTACGATGTACATCATTAACAGCAGCAGACCATACTTGCGGAGATATACTTCCGCGAAGTCTACTATCATTAGCCATGCGTTCACTTTCATATCTTAGTATATCTAAAATTTCAGTGAACCGTTCTTCTTCGATTATAATCGCTCTCATTATTTCACCTTTCTTTATGACTCGTTCTTGTCGTTTGGTCTTGTAAGTAACTGCCGAAAGCACATAAAAAATCCCCTAATTTGCGCTATCCACATCCATGAAGGGTTGCCTCTGATTATGTGCTTTTTCGCAGATTTGGCGAATTGAATCATCCCCATTATGTTTATTTTAATATGACTATTCTTGATATTGTTGAACACCCAAAAGTACATACATTCTCCCTATCATTATGTACCTTAATATTGTTTTTTCAATCATTCTATTGGTTTTAATCGCATTTAATTTTATCAAAATCTTCTATTGCGGATTTAATTGCTTCTTCAAGATTCCTATTGCATTCAAATACTGCTATATTGTCCGAGCATCTACAACCTTTAATAGCCACAGACCATCTACAATTATCTCTATCTATATCGTGCGAAACTGATATTCTATATGCTTTTTCATAGTTAAAAATCTTTAGTAATGATTCTGCCGATACTGGTTCGTCCGAATCGGCACAAGCCACACCAATAAAACAAAACATCAACATAAACAATAAAGTACTTTTAATCTTTTTCATGTTTTTTTATTTCCTTTCTTTCTCTTTAGAAAGTCTTGTTTCCAAAAGCAATTCTCAAATATTCTAATTATTCTATGCCTTGCTGCTTCCATTTCTAATTCTGTTGTAAATCTACTGTTGGCAAGATACCATAAATCCCCGAATAGAATTTCAAGTACTTCATGAAAAGCAATCTTCTCTATCTCTGTTTCTTCTGGTGTCGCATTCCAATCCTTTTGTAATGTAATGCAGCAAGTTTTAGACTCCATATCGCTTGTTGCAAATGCTCTTGCATCTTCTTCTGTTTGGCAATGTTCTATGCATAATTCTATATCAAACATGCCAAATCTCTCTATCCAATATTCTGCTTCTTTCTTAAATCGCACAAAATCTTGTGCTGTTGTTTTGTAATTATTTTCATAGTTCTTTTCTATCATTCGGATATTCCTTTTATTGCTTTTGCTTTTGCTTTTGCTTCAATCGCTAAATCTTCTTTATCACAGACAAGAGCGGCAGAAGATAACTTTAGCCATACTTCATAATCGGCAGGATACTTTTTAAGATATTCTTTATAGTGAACAATTGCTTCGCCGTGTTTTTTTAGATTGCAAAGTAAATCCGCAATTATAGGAAGAAACGAATCAAATTCTTCTGCACCATTCATTGCTTCTAAAATGGTATCAATTCCGTATATAATTTTAGATGTATCTTCTTTTGTTTCTCCGTCGCATACAAGTACTTGCCCAAGTTCAAATTTATATCTTTTCTTTTCTGGATATTCTTTAACGAGTTGATTGTAAATAGGAATTGATTTTTCATATTCCTTGATTTGGAAATGTACCGTAGCAAGCCCCCACCTTGCTACTTCGTTTGTTGGAGATTTATCAACTGCTTTTTCGAGCATCTCTTTTGCTTTTGTGAAGTCTTTTTCTTTTCTACCTATCTCTTGTGCGTCAAACATTAATTGGATAGATTCAATTGTATCGCTATTATCTGGAAGTTCTTTTGCTTTTTTAATTGCTTCATTAAATAGGCGATATGCTTTTAATAAAACATCAGTCGCATTTTCATCTATAAGTTTAAATTTACTTGCTTCAAGCATAGGTCTTGCGAAATTACCAACAGCAAAGTATTGTTCCGCATCTTCTATATTTGGCTCTGGTTCTTTCTGTTTTGGAATAAGTAAAGATAAATCTCTTGCTTCGGATACTTTTGTTAATTGTTGTAGTGTCTCTTTATAGGATTGCTTCAATTGTTTACAGGCATCAAATGCCGCTTGCAATATAATTCTATTTCTTTCAATTCTAATTTTAGCATCTTCTAATGAAGTAAGAATATGATCTTGATTACCATCAACTTTCATTGCTGCATGGTTAATCTTTCTTGTTGCGCCATACAAAGCGAGAATAACAAGAGGCAATCTAACAGCTATATTATGTGCGTTATCACTATAGAGTTTATTGCTTGAAAGAAGTTTATTGAATTTGTCTGTTTGATCTTTCTTCAATTTTTTTAAAGTTAGTGCTTTCAGTTTTGAATTTGTATCAAGTGCTTTCTTTGCATTTACTTGACATTCGTTCAAAAGAGATATTTCTTTTTCAAGAAGAGGTATTGATTCATCTACAAGTTCTAATGCATTACTACAATTAGAAAGCAATGGTTTAAGTTTATCTCTTTTATCTTCAATTTTATCTTTACAATATGTTTCCAATGCTCTCTTCAAAGACATTCTTTTTGCGCCTTGAATATTAGCACCACCTTCAGTCGCATTGATTACATGAGAATCCATTCCTTTAATGAATCGTTCAAACGAAGTAATGAAAGAAGCAAGGCCAACATTCGTTATAACTTCACCACCAAAATATCCAGCGACAGGAATAGGTGGCCCCATAGAAATATCTTGTACTTTGTTCAAATGACAACGTGGGTCTTGCACTTCCCATTTAATATCGCCTTGCTCGCTTCGTTTTAAAATACCCCTGCTATCTGCTTGTTGGAAATGAGATTGCTCGGAATCATATGCTAAATCTTGGCCGATCATAATCAAAGGAGAACAACCCAAGAGAATACTTAGGCCGTAGCACATATGAGCAACTGAACCGCCTTGCAAAGTCCATCCTTTATCAGAAAGGATTTTGTGTATTCTATTCTTATGATCTGGATGCATATCTATTTGCGGCGAGCAAGCGACAAACATAGGCCCTTGCCATCTTTTAAGTAATGGGGCAAAAGACCTATTCAAAGCAACAAGTGGAATATTGCTTTCCATCAATCCTTCATAATGCGTTAGATTGACTTCGCCATAATCAACAGAGCAAATGAAATCTGGATTGATACCATAAGCAAGCAACGGCCTTAATGCTTGTCCTACTGCAATAATGATTGCATTTTCTTGAGCCTCGATTAACAGATGAAGATTTTTAGAAAGAGAAGGGCCAGTAGAAACAAGAATGGCGGGAAGTCCTTTGTACAGCCCTTCAAGTTCTCTAACGCCTCTTCTATGGATAACGTATGGCAAATTGCTTATATCGTTATCGGCAATTTGTTTCCCTGCATTAGCAACCGTTCCGATATTGCATCTTGTTTGATTCAGAATAGATAATGCTTCAAAAGAAATTTGCTGATATGCATGATTGTCTATTGTATAACCTTCAATACAAGTTGCCCAATCGTCAATAACGTACTTCTCATTAATCAACTCCAACATATAAGATAGATCATCGATAGTTGGAGCAATCATCAACTTTTCTTCTTTTATTGCTTTTGAAATATCTATTCTTTGTAGAGCCGCTTTCAATAGTCCTGGTTCGGATTCTACTACAATAATAATATGTTTATCTTCTGCTTTGTTTAATGCTTCTTGCAGAAAATAACCAAGGCCAATGCCGATAATCATTGTCGCATTGGAACTATTGAAAGAAAAATCTTTTAGTCTTGCATCCGCTTCTTTTTTCCATCCTTCAATTGGATACAGAGATTTTCTTTTTGTTCCTTTAACAATTAGAAGATTGTCTGTATTGTCTTCACTCTTGATTAGTTCTACCCATTCTGGAAGATTTGCTTTTTCTATCTTTTCAATAAACTCTGGAATAAGATGGTGCTTTAATGCTTCGATATTTCTATTGAACAAAATTTATTCTCCTTTTCATAAATCAGAATCCCTACTCAACATGAGAACTATGAGAAGTGAGCATGTATCTTGTAGGGATTTTCAGCGGGTACCTCGCCTATCTGATATTGTTATTTCGATGCTGTATATTTTGCTGCAAAATCTCTCATTTCAACATAAGATAATTCGCTATATTTCATTGCCGCTTCTCTAAATACTTCTGGAGTATAGAAAACAGGCGGCGGCATTGGAAATTCAGAATCGCTTACAACAACATTATATTTTTCATCAAGACGATAATAAACAATTCCCAATTCTTCATTTTCTTCATTGTTTTGTTTGTTTAACTTTACAACTTGAACATGCCATGCAGCAATAGCATCTCCAACAGCAAGATAAATGGTATCGTCCAGCTTATTATTTCTTTCGAGAATAGAAAGAATAGATAATGCTTTGTCTACACAAGCGCCATAAGCAACAATTTTTACTCCAGCTTTATTACTTTCTGCTGTCCATCCAGTAGCCCCATCCGGCATAGTAAAAGTTGCTGTTCCATCTGGCGCAATACTTACATTAGTATATTGATTTTCTGTTGCTCCTGAATAATTAGAATATGAATATTTTCTTACAAGTCTTTTTGCATTATAATAATTATAAATACCGGTTGTTATTAGCGTAGCAATTAAAGCTATAACCAAACACTTAATACTGTGTTTTAAATCACTACATTCTTCTTCTTTCTCTGCAAGATGTTTTCTCAATATGACAAAAGACATAGGATTCATAATATTCATCCTCTCGCTTGCCTGTTTTTATAGTTATTGATAAACTTCTTTTCTACCTCTGTAAGATCAGAAGGCATATAGTAACCTTTATAAAAAGAAATATAATATGGATGATTGTGTTTTACAGAAGGATTGTCGTTTTTAAAAGAACTTCTTGTAAACAATGCTTGTCTTGCTCTTTCAAAAGCAATTTTCCTTCCTGTCAATTTGCAAGGATTATCTCCGTAAGAACAAACAGAAATACCCCTTGCATATTCATCGCCATCAATTAGAAAGCATTCAGTAATCATCGGCTTGTTATCTTCTGTTCTCTCGTACAGATAATAATCTTTCATCATTGATTTTTCTCCTTTTAGTTTGTTGGATTATCTGGCCATCCTTATAAGATCTTTCAACGCTTGGTATTCTGGATTAAATAAATCTGGAACTTCGGAAATAGTAGCAATGCCAGAAGCAATCAATCCAATTAATGAAGCAATACAAAGAATGGAGAAAAAATAGACATATTTGTTCCCCTCATCCCAATCAAATAATTTGTATTTATCTCCAATAAACAAAAATGCGATTGTTATTAGTGTAAGAATAATAAAGAAACCAAATAAAATCAAAGCAGAATATGCTTCAACAATTTGTTGTTTAACCAACCATGGCCAAACTTGTTCTACAGTAACTCCGATTTTTTCGGCAATTTTATCAAGATAATTTGTAACAAGTTCTACATATTCTTTTTCCATGTCATTCTCTCCTTCTTCGTTTTGGTTTTTCTTCCGTTGTTTCCGTTGTTTCTTCTATGGCATCTTCTGTAACTTCTATCTTTTCATTATCATCTTTTGCTTTGAATGAAGGCAGGATTACATTGTTGTTTACCAAATATGAATCTCTTTCGTATTGCGTTTCTTTGCAGAAAGATAAATATCTTTCACATTGATTTTTGCAAATAGTTTTAGATTGACAACATCCTAAATCAACCCACAATCCTCCTGTTAAATTCTTTTTATGTTGACATTCTTCTGGTGGGTTAAGAAGAAACCCTCCCCAGTTAGTTATTCTTTTAACAACTTTTCTTATTGGTTGTAAGCCGTCTCTTCGCTTTTTCATTTGTTACTCCCACATGTGCCGATAAAAACATACACTTGAGAAACTTGAATAGTTGATATAAAATCTTCTTTCTCTTTCGCTGAAATCATCCCATCTTTTTGTTTTGTTTAAACTATCCCAATTTTCTCTTCTGCTTAAATCACTCCAAAAACAATCTTTTTCAAAGGCTTCAGAGCCTAAATACCAATGTTTGAATAAATGATTTATTCTCATTTGTTACCTCCACATATTCTTATATTTGATTTTATCTTCCCAATTTTCTATCAACTTCCATACGACATGATTTTCTTTGTAATATTGTTTTTTTAATGGTGTTTTAAAATCTGCTTTCAGAAATTCAAATCCATAATAAGGATTGAAATGCCATCTATATACTTTGCCTTTATCTGCTGTTGCCCACCCTAAAAAATAGGCATGTGAACATTCTTCGCAGTAATTGCATGGATAAGAATTACAATGCAGACTTGAGCATATCGTTGGTGTTATCATATTCTTTCTTCCCAATCTTCTGTGTATTCATACTTTTCACAACTCCACATAGTAGTCCAAGACCAATGCTCGAAAAAGCAATGATAATGATCTGGAAAGTCTCTCCACTTAGGATCAATACCGAGACAATCTGCTTTAACTTGCTGGAATAAACATTGTCTACATGCTGGCATTTGTCTATCCTCTTGCTTTACACTTAGGACATATCGGAGCGATGTTTAAAGTAAGATACTTTCATATATCAATTATAATAAGAATAGAGCTAAAAATAAAGCCAAGGGCAAAGATACATACTTGCCCTTGGCTTTATTCTCTGCAACGTCAGAACAGCTTCTAATTGAGTTTAAACGCATATTCGGTTTCTTTTAAAATACCGCATTGTTGGACTCGAACCAACTCCTTTCTCATATGCTGTTCAAGCATGATCACCATTGGCCGTCGTGCTGTCTTACTGCATCATGTTGACTATTCTTCCCAGAACTAAATGCGGCATATTTGTTACTTCAACCTTGCTTCTAGTTCCGCCACTTCTGCATCTACACTTTGCCGAATCTCTCTCCTGGACAATAGAGAAGCTTGCCGCGCTTTTGCCGCCTTCAACCTTCGGAGCAATTCATCTTTAGTGCGTCTGCTGATTTCAGAAACAATAGCAGAACTTTGAACCAAAACCCAATCAGGCGCATCGACTTTCAACTCTTCGTAGCCATCAGACAGTACTTTCAATTGTGCTTTGCCAAGAATCAATTCTTCCAAAGACAAGTTTTCCAAACAAGTAGTTTCGCTAATAATCAAGTTTCTCATTTTTGCTTTTCTCCTTTTTTGAGTTCTTTTATGGTAGATACCATTTTGCAGAAATCAAATAAGTATTTACGATCATTAAGAACTAAAACAACATTAGTTTTCTTTTCTATTGAAAGAATCATACACTCTTCTTCACAAACATTTTGACTGCTTCCAGGAATCGCACTAACTACAATTTCTCTTATATGAATTGTATTAAGTTTTCTTTCTTTTCTTTCTGCATACATTTTACCTTCCCTCCTTTTTAAATACATCTTTAAGAGTCAACAAGGGAATCTGCATGATCTCATCCACCAAACTATACTTACTTGTTCGCATGGTCTTAATCAAATTGGGAAGTGAATAATAATCTACATTATTCCCAAGCTCAAACTTTTGCAATTGAATATCTGCACTCTCGCAGTAAGAAGACATTCTATCATTTTCGCCAGGAACATGAAACATATAAACAGTTGGCTCAATACCAATATCTCTTCTATAATCATCATAAGCATTGTGAAAATAAGGAGAGCGATTATCACCGCCATCAGTACAGACAGCAATTCCGTTTACCACAATTCCTTTTTCTTTAATTAGCTCCAAGCCACAACCAATAGAAGTGCTGCCAGTTGCAGTCAATCGTTTTGTATCATTCTTAATTTGCTCCAATGTCTTTCCTGTAACATCAAAATAAATCGGAGTATCATTAAAAAAAACAAGATGAACATTACCCTTAACTTGTCTTGCAATCAAAGCAGCAACATTTCTTGCAACTTCAATAGAAGTCTGCATAGAGCCAGAGCGATCCCCGAGCACAAGCCAATCACCATCAATACTACTATTGTCCAACTTATCTTCTTGCGCTTTGTGAAGTTTAGCGGAAAGCTTCTTATCTGTCTTTGCTACCGCTTCAGCAGCTTTCGTTATCTTCATCGAAGGTGTTTTCTTATCTTTCTGCATCCTTACTATACCATTATCATAAGCAGCTTTCAATGCAGGGTTTTCAAATACTCCCATTTTTTGAAGCATGTTTGTATTTGTAATAAGTTCTGCTCCTGTCATGCGTTCAATCAGAGCAAGAATAACATCGGACTTTCCCTTAATACCACCAAGAGCACCAACAGCAATAAGATATGGTATCTTATGATTAAGAATTGCACCAGCGGCTTCTTGCGCTTTCATGTTTTTTAAATCTTTGACAACTTGAAAAACACTATTCTTTGGATATTTCTTTTCAAATAGAATCTCTTGTGCTCGTTTATTTGGCTTGACATGATAGATAGCATAAAGACTTTTCATGGATTCTCTATGCTGCAATACAGTTCTATCCCACCAACCAATAGACTTTTCTCTTTCTCTGATAAACATTCTAACAGCTTGCTTTAACCAAGTACCGCCACCCTCTTGACATAGCGGCAATTCTCTATGGTATCTACAAGCCCTCAAGAAGTCTTTAGGGGAAAGCTTGCAGAGATGAGCGGCGGCATTTTCATATAGTTCATCATCTTTGCTGCTGCGTAAAGATAGAATAGGAAAAGCCACTTTACTATCTCTTACTTCGCCCTTCAGTTCATTCCACGCAATGATATGTGCAAACAGTTCTGGCTCATGCTTTACTGCTTTCAAACCGATATCATTGTAAATAGAGAGATTGCCATGACCGACGCGCAGGAGTTGATTCACAATTTGATTTTGCGATGCTGCGATCTTTTCCATTTTATTTTTCCTTTTGGTTGTTAGATTTTTTACAATAGAACAAATTATAGTGCTTTGTCGCTCTAACAGCAATTCTTAATCTTTTTGCTGCTTTTCTTTTATGTTTATTCATGATTTATTCTTTCCGTTTAAAGTGGCGCGCCTGGCAGGGCTCGAACCTGCGACCTAATGATTAGAAGTCATTTGCTCGTATCCAACTGAGCTACAGGCGCATAAATTTTTTCTAAAAAAATAGGCTTGAGAATCAGAATACTATTGTTTCTCAAGCCTATTAAAATTTGAGTGCGGATGCATTGTTCCTTCGATGTCCTTCGATAAAGGATTAGCACTCATATTCCTAAACTCATCAGCCGTTTTTAGCCATCCTCATATATTACTTTTGAGCATAATGATTTGCCTATGAGGACTGAAGGTATAAAACAAATCATATGTGACGTCTCAAAAGAAATCTAACTGGTCGCCGAAGAAGGACTCGAACCTTGCATGAATGTTCCCAAAACACTCGTGTTACCACTACACTACTTCGGCGTAAAACTAAAAAAAGGGGAAAGTCGAAAAAGTTTTATACTACTTTTGATACAGGACTTGAACCTGCTACCGATTGCTTGGAATGCAATTGCTCTACCAAATTGAGCTAATCATGTAAACTTTTAAGCGGTATCCCCTTTTGTGTTCAAATTAGCAAGAAGTCGTATAAGCTATGTTGATTATACAGATTGATTTAGAGTCAATTGCGTATACCATTCCGCCTTATTCTCCGAAGAAAATAGAAGGAGTCGAACCTTCAAGTATCATGTAAGCTTAATGCGGTGCTTGCTAAACTTTTTAAAAATGGCGAGAAGTTATATAAGCTCTCTATTGTTTACTCCAGAAACATGTAAGCTTAAGATGATACCCGCCATAAGAACTTTTAAATCAGTAAGTCGAATAAGCTTTTTACTTTGGTTGCAATTGTTGGATTTGAACCAACTACTTATTCTTTATGAGAGAATCGCTCTACCAAATTGAGCTAAGTTGCGTGTAGGCTTAATCTGTAACTGATTTAATTTTCAAAGATCAATTGTTATTCTGAAATACTATAATAGAAAAGTTTTAAAAAATAAAGAGTAGATAAAATTTTTGTTTGCATGGCTGCCAGGATTCGAACCTGGACAACCGATTTGCGTAGCTTCTGCCCTACGCTCGTACGCTGCTGCGCGAGTAAATCCTCGATTGATCCGCACAGTTCGTCAGCAGATCCTTCTCGGCCAAAGTGCGGTGCGTTTCCGTGGGTTATTCAGCGTCATTTTGGAAGATTGTTCATGCAATCTTTTGTCTACCCAAATGTCCTTTCGCCAACTTTCCGCCACAGCCAGCAAACTATTAATTTTCAAAGACCATCTTAAACTTGATTCTGACTTATTATAATAGAGACTTTTAGAAAAATAAAGCCAAGCTAAAATTAATTTCCAGTATAGCTTTTCGGCATAGGTATCTTATCCGAATTTGCCAACTTAGAACTTGCTTCCTGTATTTGCTTATCACAATCAACAATTTTCTTCATTATATCTTTGGCCTTTTCCGGTACAGAATCAAAAGCAAGCCTTACCAAATCCATCCATCGTTTATTATTTTTCCCTCTAATTTCTTCTATCTTATTGATTAATTCTTGATCGCTTTGTTTTTCAGAAGATATGCCAAAAACTTTTTCAAAAGGATCTATATTTTTCTGTTCTTTCAACAATCCATATTCATAAACATCTACAAATTCACCATTAAGAAACATTGCTTCCTTAAAGATACCCTCTTTTTTAAACCCGAGTTTTTCAAATACTTTTTGCATACCGATATTTGTTGCTGCTGTGCCACTCCAGATTCGATTCAATCCAAGTTTTTTAAATCCATGCTCGCATATCTCTTTAACCGCAAAAGTCGCAACTCCTTTACCATAATAATCTGGTTCACCAATTACAATGGCAATTTCAGCAGACCTATTAATTAGATCAATTCTTTGAAGTGAAACATTACCGATATGCTTAGGTCCTTTAACTAAGATACTCCAAATTATTCTTGATTCGTCATATTGCAATGTTTCTTTTATGTCTGTATCTGGAGAGTACGGGAAAAGTCCATGACTGTTTTTTGAAACTACTTCTGGACGATTAAACCAAAACTTATAATCAGAATTAATATTTTTGTTGTCGTATACTTCACAGAATGGAGCAAGATGAATAGTTCCTGCTTTTTCACTATAGGTTGTTGCTAAGACATTATAATTCATTAACCATTCTCCTTTAACATCTCTTCTATTTTATTCCAATATAAATGTTCAACTGGTATTCCAAATTCATCCGCATTTACTTTTTCAATATGAATACCAAATGATTCTGTCCAGCCAGGAGCGCAAACAATAATCATCTTATCCGCCCACTCTACAAGGATTGGCAAATCTTGAGCAAGCCAAAAGTTATGATCTAAATGACTGACTCCTTTTAATACTTTTGAAATCGGGTGGCTGTGAGATAAAGGAGAAAATACTACATGACCCGCTTTCATTAAAATGCCAGCAATCTTATCTGCTATATCAACGCGATATTCACAAACAGAATAATCCTTATGAGAATAAGGGCAAGCCAAATAGATTTTCATTTTTAAATCCTTTTCAGTTTAATTGCTTCATGTTTGTTTAGTTTGTCAATAAATACATCTACCATATCTGGATGGCATACAACCAAATTAGCGCTTACAAAATAATAAAATTCAGAAGATGGAACTTGTTTAGTATATTTCTTTCTATACTTCTTAATCCATCTTGCATTACTTTTCTTTTTAGGATGTTTAGTTTGAATAACTTCTAAAAGATTATTGTTTGTTTTTATTCTTATATTTGTTGGAAGAGGGTTAATCACCATTTAACAATCCTTTAATTACTTCAATATTGTCTGTATACAAAGGATTTCTATCGTCGCTGTATAGGCAATCCTTTAAAGAAGTTATCCACAAAGAAATTCCTTGCGGCGCTATAATATACTTATCTTCTTTCTCATTTGTTCTGAATATCTCTTCTTGATTGATTAACATTTCATGCGCTTTTTCCCCAGGTCTTCTTCCTACAATTTTCCAATTACTTTCATCTGTTCCTGTCGTCGCTTTTATAAATACTTCTAACGAACAAGAAATCATCTTTGGAATATAAGTATACCCAGGCATACAGCTATCAAGACAATCTAAAACAAACTTTGCAACTTTAGGAAGCGGAATCCAAAAGCGAGTCATTTCAGGATCAGTAATTGGTATTTTCTTTCCTTTATCAAGAAGTTTAATCATGTCTAAAATACTACCTCTTGAACCAATTACATTTCCATATCTAACAACAGCAAAATTAGTTCCCCACCCACCGCTATAAATGCTACCTCTTGACCATAATTTTTCAGCGCACATTTTGCTTGCGCCATATAGATTGATACTCTCCACCGCCTTATCGGTGCTAATAAACATTGCGCTTTTTACATTGGCAGCAATGCAAGCCATCATAACATTTTCTGTCCCATATACATTTGTCTTGATATATTCTAATGGATTATCTTCTGCTATCGGTACATGTTTCAATGCAGCAGTATGAATAACATGAGTAACACCTTTCAATGCTTCCGCTAATCTTCGATAGTCTCTAACGTCTCCTATAATAAAAGCAATAGGAGGCATGTCTTTTCCTTCTAATTGTTTCTTTAAATTATACTGCTTTAATTCGTCCCTACTATAAATCCGTATCCCTTTAATGTTTTTATTTCCTTCAAGTTGATTGAGAATTGCTTTTCCTAATGAACCAGTACCACCAGTTATTAGATATTCGCGTTTATATTCTATTTTCATTTAGCCTCTTTCGTTCTATCGTCTGCTGAAACAACAGTATCTATAATACAGTATTTACAGAAACGGCCTTGATTAAAGTATTTACCGTTGCCAGTAATAATCTTTATAGATAGTTGTTTGTTAGTTATTGGGTCTTTATAAATTATAAATGTAAGATCTGGATGACTGAAATTTTTATTGGTAATCTCCATGCCGCATATATCGCAAAATGTTTTAACCATAGTTATACTTTCTGATAACTTTGTTGAAGCATCCTGAATATCTTTGCTTTAATAGAAGCAGAAGAGCGACCAAGAGTTTTAGATGTTTCTTGAATAAAATGATTTAATCCACTACGCAAACATGCTTCTTCTACTACCGCCCACTTTATCTTCTCACTTAAATTCATTGCTTCTTTCTTATCGTCTTCAACATAGCTTACAGTTTGTTTTCCTGTAATGCGTTCCGTAATTGCTGCTTGAACATATCCTTTAGAAGCAAGATGTTTATTAGCAAGCTTCTCTTCAATCTTTTCTTCTACCCATTGCTGAATAGACTTAGGTCTTGATTTATTATAAAACTTTTTTTCTACTTCATTATATTCTTCTACAAGAGGATAAGTATCAAATGGTCCTTTAAAAGACATAAACTTTTCATCCCAAACAATCCATCCGGCTTTATATCTATGGATGTTGCCAATCTTTTCTATCGGTTCTTCATTTGCAATTTGAGAATAAATTTCAGTATTCACTTTTACTTCTCCTTTCGCACTTTGATTGATGGTCTTTTGCAATCTTTTTCATCTGCTCTTAAATCAATATCTTTTCTATCTTCTCTCGACATAAAATTATCAATCCAGTTTTGCTCTACATCTGCTTTCTTCATTGCATTTGCAATATCGATTGTTTTAAATGCTGTTTCTGGATACCAGCAATGGCCATGCCTTGATTCATTACCTTTCAAATCTACAAGATCAAAATGCATTTCAATTACTTTTGCCCCAGCATTAATAGCCGCAAGAATAGAGCCGATGTTTCTTGTATGGTCTGAATACCCAATCGCTCCACATACATGAGAAAAAGACTGAATGATTCCTTTTAGAATATCTATTCTTGCATCTTCTGCCGGATAAGAACTAATGCAATGGAAAATACAATCTTCATCATTAGGTTTCATCTCTTTTGTAATAGAATAGATTTCAGAACGAGTACACATACCAGTAGAGACAAAAACAGGAAGATTTGTTTCTTTGCATTTACTAATCAATTCAGAGTTCATACATTCATAACTTGATACTTTTAGAAAGTCTACATACTTCGATACTACTTCAATATCTTCTACATTAAAAACAGAACAGCCAAAACCAATCTTATGTAAATTGCAAAGTTGTTTTGTGTGAGCAAGAACTTCTTCTGTAATTTCTCCTCTCTTCGCCATTGCTATCCTATCTGGAAATTCTTTTGACCATAATTTTTCTGCTTTATAGTATTGTAATTTGATAGCATCAAAGCCACAAATTCTTGCCGCTTCTACAAGCAAAGAAAGTCTATCTGGATCTTGATTATGATTGCTGCCTAATTCAGCTACAAAATAAACGTCGTTATTTTGAGAATAAGGAAATGCTTTCATAGTTTAATCCTTGTTTTATCAGTAGTATTTTCCAAAGTAATAGAAATTTTTCTATCTCCTATTTTAGTAATTACTACAACATAAATAGGAGCTAAGTACCCAGGTTCCGTAACAGGAAGTTTTTCATGGAAAGCATGATATTCAATAGTATTGCCAAAGTCTGTAAATTCTGCTTTATAAATTATAAGACCAGAAGAAAATAACTTCTTTGCAACTTCATAACTATTTTCAAGACAATATTTTGTGATAGCAAATTTACAACATCTATTATTTATAACAGGATTGCTCATATCTTTCACCTATTAGTTAAAGTTGAATTTGATTTTTAGAATGTTGGTAATATACTCTTTGATCTTTACTTTGATATAGTTCTCCAAAGGAAGATAATCGTCCATGTCTTCTATGTATCTATCGCTATAATTATCATCTTCTGAGTTCCAAATTTCTTCCCCGAGAAACTTTATTGCGACACCTTCGCCATCTGAATGAATTTCCAATAATCCACTTCTATCCATTACAAATTTATTCTCTGAGTTCTCTTCATAGATTTCAAGATTGATATTCTCCACAGTATTAAATGCTTCTTCAAGTAGTTTCCAACTCATACTAATTCACTCCTATATTCCCAAACTTTATTGAATGCTTTTCCGATATCTATCATGTCATTTGTTGTACTGTTTGGAGCATGAGCGATTGTCAAAAATAGCTTCTCTTTATATAGAGATTCTACAACTGGTCTATGAATTGCTTCTTGATCTTTTCTCCAAGGCATTTGATAGATAGGCTTAATATAGCCGCATCCAATTTGAACACCTTCGCCATCTCTCCCATCTCTTGGAGTTAATTCCGCTTTAACCACTTCAATAAACTTATCTCTATGTAGGCTATTTGCTTTGCTTTTATCCCACAAATAAGCAGCAACATAATATGAATGAGTACATCCGCATCTAATTTTTGCAGGAGTAATTGCAGGAATTTGACTTAACATAATATTAAGATTCATAACGTTTTCGCGTCTTGTTTCAATGTTATAATCTAACTTTTTCAATTGCTCTCTTGCTACTGCTGCTTGAAATTCTGTCATGCGAAGATTAAGACCAATCATATTATAATGAATAGATTCCTCGCCAGAATCATAAATGTCATTCATTACTGATTCTGCATGATTCATAATCAGCCTGCATCTATTTTCTAAATTTCCACTGTTTGTAACAATCATCCCACCTTCGCCGCAAGTCATATGCTTGCCAAAGTTCAAAGAGAAAACACTTATATCCGCAATTGTTCCTGAATATCTATCGAAGTATTTTGAGCCTGGTGCCTGAGCACAATCTGAAATAAGATATATTTCTTTTTTGTACTTCTCTTCTGCTTCCCTAATAATAGATTTCAAATTAGAATAGTCACAAGGTTGGCCGAAAATATCTACTGCAATAATTGCTTTTGTTTTCTCTGTAATTAATGATACAACACTTTTAGGATCGATACAAAAATAATCCTCTTCTACATCTGCAAAGACAGGAGTTGCTCCAAACCATAGGGGAACAGTAGCAGAACAAGTCATACTATAAGGAGTTACAATAACTTCATCTCCTTGTTTCAAGCCGATTGCGGCGCAAGCAATAAACAAACCAGACGTAGCACTATTACAAGCAATAGCTTGTCCGTTGACATTAAATTTATAAGACCAAGACAATTCAAGCCCTTGAATTTCTGGTCCACCCATAGAATGAGGACCTTTGTTTGCTCTATATCCAGATGGTCTCCCAAAATTAAAAACTCGCTTTAGTGCTTCTTTTTCATTTTCATTATATGTATTTTGGCTCGGAAAATTTGTAGTTCTGATTTTTCGCCCACCAAAAATAGCAAGTTCAGACATAGTTTTAATCCTTTCTTTTTAATATTTTGAATAAGCAAAATTATTTTCTTGCCCTTTTTTGTTTTTGACTCTGTTGCACATTTTTCTTATAATATATTCTGATTTATTCAATTCTTTTGCAGCAGCATTTGCGCTTGAAAATTCTTTACCATCAATTATCCATATTAAAGATTTTCTTGTGTTTCTTCCATTTGTTTTATGTGTTACAAATCTACAGTTGCCTGGTTCGTAATTCCCATTATTGTCTTCTCTATCTATCTCTAACCCTTTCTTCCAACCATTAGACATACACCAGTCATAGAATGTTTTAACGTCATCTTTCCATTCATCACATATCTTAATGCCGCGTCCACCATAATATTTATAATCTTTACTTTTAACATTTGTACATCTTTCTTTGATATGCTTCCATGTTTTGTATAACAAATGATATCTTAACCCATGTATAGTATTTCTTTTGATTATCTCTTCTTTAAATAAACAACCACAACTTTTAGTATTTCCACTTTTGATATTTTCTCCAATGGCTATAAAATCATTTCCGCAGTCGCACTTACATTTCCATAAAAGTTTACCCATTTTATTCTTTCCAGTGAGTTGAATTACAATAAATCTCCCATATCTTTTGTTGGTAATATCAATCACAATTTTTCCTTTCTATCTTTATCAATCAATAGTTTATCAATCACATTATGAACTCTTAAAGCATTACTCATGTTGCAAATAGAAGAGTATTCTTCTTTCATAAGTACTTTATAAACGTGTTGATATAAATTCCGTAAAGAGAACTTTAAATCAGTTTCAAAGAAACAACTTGATACTCTTTCTTGAATTGATGGAAGAGAATAATAATCTCCATACGTTTCTTCTTTTTTACAAAGAGTAGTTGATATATTCAAAAAATGATTATCAAAAATCCATCTTCTCTTTCCTGTCAAAAGATGCATTTCAAAACAATCAAACTTCCTACCGTCAACAGGAACAATAAAGATATTATCACACTTAGAATACTTCAATCTAACTGCATATGTAGGGTCTGAAGAGTTATAATCAAGAATTGGTTTTGTATCTACAATCTCTCCTTCTATAAATGTTCCTGCTACCCAATTTAAAATGTCGATTGCATGGCTCGCATCCCTTACAAACCCCCTTGTATAGTAAAAGACAATACTTTGAATATCATTTTCTTTCTGGATATGTTCTATTGCATATCTTATATATTGAGAAAATCTTCTTCCATAATTGACGATAACTTGAATATTAGATTCTCTACAAAGCCAATCTATTCTTGTTGCTTCATAGATATTTTGTCCTGCTGGCTTTTCAAGGATGATAACTTTAGGTAGGGTATTTGGTCCTGCATGTTGTCTTGATATTTCTTCTATCATTGCTAAGTGCGTAGAAGTAGGAGAAGCAATAACAATAACATCTGCTATCGTTTCATGAAAGCCAAGAGCGATTTTGCAATTCCATTTATCTGCTGCTCGTTCTGCTTTTACTTCATCTACATCTCTTACCCATGTAAGTTCAAAATTAGGATCAGAATAAACAGCATGGGCATGAGTCAATGGAAATTCTGTATTTGGAGAATCTAAATGATCCAGTTTTAAACCACCGATTGACCCTGCACCTATTAGACCAACGGTAAATTTATTCATTTTTATTCTCCTGGTTGTTTTGACTGCAACTTTCTGTTGACAAGTATTTGTGGATTGTCAAGTATGAAATCTACAATTTCATCTACTGTAATTGTTTCCCATCTATTTTGAGAAACAAAATGCTCTATGAGAGTTTTGATAACTTCAAAATCTTCTTTATAGTCTAACGTCAATCTCAATCCTGGCCAATTATAAATTCCTTCTGCTGCAAGATTTTTAAATACAGTAAATTTTGGAGCTAATCTAATTAAGTTCCATCCTGTATGTTGACGAAAACTTCCATTAACTCTTTTGTTTATTTCTTTCAATACTTCTGTATTGTATATTTGAATATCGCTACCATCAAACCATGATCTTGGATTTATATTGCTTACATGCACATCATATAAAATATGAGTTATATAGCGTTTATAAATTTCATGCAACTTATCTATTTGAAGTGGGTCTAAAAGTGGACAGTCTGAAGTAACATCAACAATAGTATCAATGTTGTAAAACGTAGTGCAACAAATTACTCTTTGCATTACGTCTTCTTCACTACCAACAAAAAAATCAATTCCATTATCTCTACAATAATAAATTATCTCTTGACTGTTTACAGTCGTTGCTACAATAATTTTATCTAAACACTTTGCTTGCTTAACTCTATCTATCATCCATTGAAGTATCGGCTTGCCTAAAACTTCCATCATTACTTTGCCGGGAAGTCTACTGCTGCCCATCCTCGCTTGGATTATTGCTGCTGTTGTCAATTTACAATCTCCTTGTAGAAGTTTTGTAAAGCATTATTTCAATAATTAAATCTTTATCTTCATTAGATAAAGTTACTTGTCTTGCATTTATTCCGTACTCTTTAAACTTGTCTTTCCAAAAACTATCTCTTTTCTTATCGTTGCTTTCGTATTCTAATTCAAAAATAACTTCTCTAATTCCTACAGAAGCAATATTTTTTAAACAAATAATGCACGGTTCGAGAGTACAATATAAAATTGAACCAAACGGAATTTCACTTGACTGCATTGCCATTTGATTGATAGCGTTTTGTTCTGCATGAATAGATCTACACTCTTGGTATTTTATCGATCCGCTATCATCTGGAAGTGTCAATCTTCTAAGGCAATACTTATCTCCATCATCAGTGCATTGTGGTTGACCAGGAAGACTTCCGTTGTATCCTGTTGCTAATATCCTATGGTTAAATACAATAACTGCTCCTGTTGGTCTACTATTACAACCAGAACGAGAAGCAGCAAGTTTAGCCATAGCCAAAAAGTATTTATCCCAGGATAGTCTCATTATTGTACTAACTCCAAATTAGAATAGTTGACCAATACTGGTTTTTCTCTTTCTGAAAAAACAACAAGAGCTGCTTTAAAATATTCTTTTGGAAAAAAGATATTGCCAACTTCATCTTCCCATTCGATAAAGCCATTTGAAAGTGTTCTATATCCAATAAACAAACCAATTCTTTCTTCGATTGGTTTTTCTTCCCATGATTTATATTTCTTTAATGGTTTGCCTGGTTTTGCTTCTCTGCGCTGCCACATTCTTTGTAAAGTACTTTTTACAATTACTTTATCGCCAAGTTTAAAATTGCTTGATCCAATAATTTTTACCATTTATTCTTTCCTTAAATATTCTTTCACTATATCAATTTGAAAACCATAACAGTGAAGTCCTTGACTATAAAAAGTAAGCGGCCCTGGCTCAACTCCTAATTCATTTGCAATGTATTCGTTAAGCAAAGTAAAGCCGCCCATGTTTTCTGGAAAGCCGCAATTACCAGTTATTGAGATTAAGTTGTTTCTTCGCATAACAAAATTAGTATTTTTATTATTTACACACCAAACAAAACCACTATAATTTTGTTTTTTCAAACCATTGTTATCAAAATGTTGCCTTTGAATCATAGACTCTTTTCTTTTTGAAAGATAAATTGCTCCATCGCCTTCATTTATGATAGAGTGATATCCTAATGAATAAGATAACTTTTGGAACCATTGAAGTCTATCTTTTTTAATTGAATAAAATATTTTGTTTGTATCGCTTCTGATAGATCCGTCTGCCATAATCATGGTGTCAAACAAAGCTTTTCTGTCTTCATAAACCAAATCCAATAATTTTTCTATAGGTTCTCTTTTTGGAATTAGATTAAAAATCCATTTAGAATATTCTACAGGTATATAGAAAACATAACTTTCAACATTAATACCATTTGGATATTCCTTGTTGGCAATTTTATATTTTGTTGTTTCAACAAATCTTTCTGAAAAATTGATGTTTAATTTGTTTAAAATATCTCTAATTTCTTTATGATATTTCTTTTTTGTTTGATATATTTCTATCGCATTGCAATCCTGTTTATAAGAAGCATCTGTCAAAACCCATCCGAGTAACGATGCCTTGTCAGATCCTATAGACCAAGATCCTCCAAAATACGGAGCTGCTAATGGTATAAAAGATCCATCTTTTGGTTGGATTTTTTCCGCTTGAGTATATTGATATTCTTGTATGATTCTTTTGCGTCCTGAATGCGTTACATATTTATGTAAAACTCTATGATTAGCGGTAACAAGTTGATCAACTCTTTCCGTTTTTAAATGGTACATTGTTTCATTAACAACTGGATACTTAACTATGTTTGAAATATCGCAATATTCCAGTTGCCATTTATCTAAATTTAATGAACAAACAGTATCTTTATTTTGGTTTATTGTATTTATATTTTTCCATCCGTTGTTTGTTAATACTTCTGAATCATCACTTATGCAATACAAGTCCCATGATCGATAAATGATACCAAGACAAACTTTATTCTCTTTCACTTTGATATCTATACCCCTAAGGCACGGAGAAGTCCTACGTTCCGTTTCATTTTTATATGGCTTGTCATATCCAAAGTTAGTATCTGGATCGCCTACAGTAATAAAAGGATGGTTATTACCGTATCCTTTTTCTTTTAAATGCCGAATGCTCCATTCAAGTTGAGACTCGTATTTATTAGAATAAACATTTCGCACCTTGCCATTGATCCAAGTAGCGTATCTATACTCTTCATTAGTAGATAGATTAGGGTCCATAAGATAGTTGGCAAAGTATTGCTCTATCTTTTCATCTGTAGTTGTTGGTGATACTCCTTGAGGCATAATCGGCGCAAGCGGTCTTGTATGTGGAAATTGAATAATACCAGCAGCAACAGGAAGTTCAAGTCTGTAATCTCCTTTCATACTGCCTTCTGTAATTTCATATTTAATTCCGTATTTCCAACAACAAGAAAGAAGCATGAAATATGCTTCGTCTAAAGTATTTGCATTGACAAATCCTGGCATAAATTTATCCATTAACTATTCCTCTTCTTTTTCATTTCTTCATATCCTTCTTTGAAAAACCATCCTATGATAAGTCCGCAAATAAACATTATCAAAAGTTCTTCTGTCATTTTTGTTTATCCTTTTTCTGTGAAGGAGTTTACCATTGCTTTGTCTAATTGGTTGCAAAGTCTATCAAGACATAAACGGCAAATAAAAACACGACTTTTGAATATATCAAACTCTCTAACATTTGGAATTTCTACAACTTGCGGAACATAACTACTACAGAAAGAACACGAAGCATTTACATTTTCAAATACGTTTGGCTCTGGTCTTGGATTTGAAATTACTTTTGCTTTACTTAGATCAATTTTATTCAAGTTATATTCTCCTTTTAGTTTTGCTTTTCTGGTCGTTACGCGGCCTGCCGCGAATGTTCAGCGAGCCTCAAAAGTTCGTCCCTGAAAGCGATGGGTGTTGCGTTCGCTTCCTTCTTGCCTAAGGTCGGCTTGTTGCGATCTTTTCCACGCTGATCGTGGAAACCAATCTGATATGCGCCCATAGGGCGCGCCCATCTGAGTTCAAACGGCGCTACCTTGCCGACGTAATAAAGCCATGTTGCCTTGTTCGCTTTGTGACCATAAGCCGACTGCCAGACCTCGCAAGTCCAACCGATACCATCAACAGACTTCACCCACGCGCCTTTTTTTGGCTTCGTTAAACCGAAGAAATTCCAAGCATATGTTTGTGCAGGGTGCTCCAATACACCGCCGTTGATTCTTACGGCGGCAAGCGCTGCATAAAAACAGCCACCATCTAACCACGGCACGTTGTGCTTGCCTCCCCATCGAGTGAAATTCACCTTAGCCATCTTCCCCCACTTCTGGCATGGTGGATGCGCAACAACAGGATTGAATCCTACATATTTTCTTGCGTCTCTGCCCACGTCCCAAGGATCGACAAAATTGAGTCCGAAATAGACGCCATTTTTCTCCACAAACAAAGCTGAAATCATAGGCCAGTCCTCCATATCATTACTATACCTTTAATTTCTCCTTCTACCTACGAAGCAAAGTTCGCAGGTAGGTAGAGCATTATAGGCACATCAGCCGGTCGCTCTGAATCTTCATATATGAAGATTATAGTTTGCGAAGAAGAGCGGAGCCCGATCAAGGGCCAGTGTCACCTTGCGGCTCCATATGTATTCTATACTATTAATCTTACCCCTCCTATTTAATGGATTTTGAAATCGTTTGGTTGGCTTTTACCAACCGCGTTTCATAAAGCACCTCCATCGTTTGTCAATGAGCGATTAATCATATGGTATACAGCTTATTATAATAAGATTTTTTGAAAAAATAAAAGACGATTGGCTATTTTTTGACGTAGCTTTTATCAAGCTTTTTATCTATATGGAAAACTTTATCTCCTGCCTCACACAATATATCATTTTGTGTAACGATAATAATTTGCAAGCTAAGTTTTTCGCTTATCTCTTTTACCATTTTAGCCGCTCGTTTATGCAGATTGCCAGCAGCAGAATTAAGATGGCGAAATGGTTCATCGAATAAAAAGCAATTCATTTTCTTTGGTTCTTCTAAAGACCATAGGGTTGGCCGAAGCGCAAAAGATGCCACATCTACAATACCAAAACCAGTCCCATACATCGGTCTTCTTTCTTTGCCATCTTTAACAAACAAAGGAGATGCTTCTGTTCTGCCTCTTTTAATATCGAATCTGAGTTTTAATTCATATGCATCTTCTCGAAAGATGGCTGTCATAGCAAGAGAAGCTAATTCGTTCAATCTAAATTCTAACAAAGATTGAGTTTGAAGTGCTATCAACTGGATTATAGTTTGTGCTTTTTGACAGTTTATCAAATGCTCTTTGTTTTTCTCTATTGATATCTTATAACTTTTTACTTGCTCTAATATAGCATCTCTTTTTCCTTTTGCTCTATCTAATTTAGACCTTAGCCTTGAAGTTGAATCGTATCCCATGAATACTTCCTCTCAAGAGATTGAACACCATTTTCAAATTTGACTTCAAGTTTTTTTAACGATGCTTCTTTTTCGTCTATTAGTTTAGATAATTGTTCTACTGTTTTTATCTTATCTCTTTTTTCAAGGTCTTGCATAATAGCAGATAAAGCACCTTCTGCTCTGGACTTTGCAGTATCGGCTTTATCAACTACAGATTTCATCTTAAGAAGTTTTTCTGCTAATTTGTTATCCATTATTATTTCCTTTATTTAAAAACAATATCTACAATCTTCTGTTGTATTTCATGTCTTGCTCTGGATTCTGCAATATACAAAGTAGCATCTGCTATATTTCCTTCTGCCGAGATAACTCCTTTAATCATTTTAATGGCATCGACAATAGGTTTTATATCTTCTTCTTTTAATCCCTTTTCAATTGCTACTGTTACAGAATGATATTTATTACTCATTGTTGCATCCACCTCCATATAATATTTTTTACATTATCTTCTGTCTTATTCGCATTTGTATGCTCTTGCATATTCTTTCTAAAATTTAATTTAATGGAGTAATCCATTTTCATCGAATCGATATAAGTATCTATTC